AAGTTTTAGTGAGGTCCTTGACTACCATGCAAAGTGGTACGCCAAAGAGCTTAGTATTGAGGAGATTACCGACGAACTCAGCCAACTCTACTATGACACCTACAAAGGCCGTGGGTACGTAGAAGAGGAAGAAGATGCCCAAGAGGTACTGGCGGCGGAGTTTGAAGAGGAAGACGACGAACCTGTGGGGGTGGCGGTATGATTGATACTACCCGACAGTCTGGAATTATCCCCGACGAACAAGTCCAAAAAGCCTCTGTGGCTATCATCGGTGCGGGGGCCATTGGTTCCCATACCGCTGAGGCTCTCTGTAAGATGGGAATTAGGAAAATTCGCATCTATGACTTCGATGATGTTGAGGCTCACAACGTAGCCAATCAAGGCTATTTCGTGACCGAAATTGGGTATAAGAAATGTGAAGCCCTACAGAGTCGTTTATCTGAAGGGACGGGTGCGGAAATCATTTCCGAGACTCGAAGGTTCGAAGCCGGTGAAAAGTTCAAAGAGGACTACGTTATCTCAGCAGTAGATAACATGTCTTCTCGTTCTGACATCTGGTCTAGTTTCCTGATGAGTACTGGATCTAAGTATTTCCTAGATGGTCGTATGGGTGCGCGTGAAGGGTCAGTGTTCTTTGTGGACAAGGCCAAAGCAGAAACTGTAGCACGTTACGACCGAAGCCTGTTCCCTGACGAAGAAGCGGTTCAACTACCGTGCACGGAGAAAAGCACCATTTTCTGCGCATACGGGATTTCAAGTATTATCGGTGCTCTTGTTGCCAAAAGTCTTATTGGTGATGAGATAAATTACTCGGTGGATGTAGATTTCTCCAACTTCCACCTAAATAGAAACAGCTAGCTAGCAAATTTATAGAGGAGATAGTTATGGCTACCAACAACAACAACGACGGAAAGAAGTCTTCCAACAAGTCCAAATGGACACTCCCAGGCATGGGACAAGCAATGCTCAACTTGGTTGAGCCTGCACGAGCCCCAGATGTCATTACAATTCACTACAACAACACTGTTACCCGCATGTGTCGAATCATCGACAAGGACTCGGGCGAAATCTTTTACACGGGTGTTCCGGAAACAACCACCGGTCACAAGTGTAAGTTTGGTTTCACTCTTGGGTGTGACGGGTACTTCGACGGCTCTGCGGCAATGAACTTCATTGCTGCGGGCGGCTGGAAGCGTGGAACTCGAAAGCCTACGGGTGCTGAAAAGGCCCAGGCTCGTGAGCAGTTCGTCACGTCGTTCCTAAGTGCTGCTATCCAGCACCGCGATCCTTCTTCCCGACCTCATAACTTTGAGGAACTGAAGAACGTGGTGTCGGAGACAAGTGGTCTGAAGGTTGAAGAGGGTGAAATGAGTGAGTCTGAGCTACGAACCCTGAGTCTTATGGCTGTCCCCTTCCACATTGTGGAGGTGGCACTTAAGCGAGGGCTACGCTTGGTCACAAACGTTCCTGAGTATATTGCTAACCTTGTCCAGCCTGCCTACGCAAAATGCGAGGAAGGGTCTTGGAACAAGGAAAGTTCTCAGGTAGCCATTACATCTGCTCTTTCCACTAGCCACACGCAGCTTATGCGTGAGGCAGGTCTTCGGTTCAAGAAAGTCCGTACTTACACAGTCGCTGCGGCGTCTGGTGAGAAGGGCAACAAGACCAAGGGCCAACCTACAGTGGAGCGTGGCTAAGTAACGGTGGGGGTGTAGTACGGTCCAGTAGGGCTGTGCTGCACCTCCACTTCCCACACTTTTTTATTGGTTATGTAACAGATTTAAATCTGCTATTAACAGAAACATACCTGTCATATAAAATGTAGGTTTTACGGCTACTTACAGAGGATATGTGGTATAAGGCTTGTGACAGAAAGATAGTTGCTACGGCTCTATACTTCTAATCTAACCGGAGGAGCGATGGTGTTAGAACTAATCAACGTACGGGTCAAACCTCATGTAAAGGTTTCCTGCCATCCGACTTCCACAACTAACAAATGGTCTAGAAACGATTTCATTGATCCTGAAGACGATGAAGTCTGGGATGAGTCAGATCTTACTCCTACTGAAAGAGGCCACATCTACTTGTGGAAAGAAGATGCTGAGGCATGGGTACATATCTTCATGCCTTACAGAATAATGGACGCAGAAACAGCTGGTCTGGTCAAAGGATTTAAGACCTACAGAAGCACTGCTCCATTTGTAACTGGTAAACAATACGCTTTAGATAAGTTCGCGAAGAACCCAAAGAGTTGTTTACAGACATTCAAATTCACCAGAGATCTTTTCTCTACCTTCAAAAGTAGAGTAGAAGCTCTAGGTGGTATTCTTGAGAAAGATGAAATTGATGTAGATGCTTTTGTAAAAAGCATTCAGGCAGCTAGAACAAAAGCTTCTGAGATTGCAGAATCTATATCAACATTCAGAGAAACGTTCTGTTCTCCAAGTGGAACAGTTCTGGATACGAAGGAATCAAAGGACCAAGCTTTAACAGCTTTCGCCTCTTCCAGAGAATCCATTATAGCCTTGTCTGAAGAAAAAGTATTGCTAGCGAAAACTTTAGATAGGCTAAGTAAAGAAGTTGGTAACGAGACAGCGTACGTAGAAGCAAATGAATGGTTCCAGATGTTGAACAGTTCTATTGTATCGCTCAGAGGAACTGACTTCGTAAGACTTGAAAGAGAAGTGATACACAAGCACAGAGTTGATACAGGAGACTTAACAGATACTGCTAAGCCACCTACAATGATGTCCCTTGTGTCAGAGATAGAAACTCTGAAGCGTTACTATCCAAGTCTTCAAAAACTTGTTGTCATCGGTGAGAACGTATCCTTTGAGCTTCCTGGCTTAAAGATTACTTTGATGTCCGATGGATCTATTAAAGCCTCAGGCGACCCTGCAATCCTAAAGCCTTACATTGAGGGAGCTACCTCAGTGCAGGCACAGGGCAGGAGAAGACGTGCGATCTATACAAAAGAAGAGAAATGAGGATGGGTGGCAGATAATAATCTGCGCCTACTGCCGAGCAGAAAACATCCACTAAATGCCCGTTATTCCTACAGTTTTGTGCACAGATAAATTACTGTTATTGGCAGTAACTAATCTGTCATTCTGGAGGGGTAGGGAAAAAGAGTGGGCGTTGATATTACTAAGTTGCAATATTAATATTAGAGGACTAATACTATATGCGCTCGGCTTACTGCGATAATAGTGTTGCAATTATTTGCGGTAATATTACCCACTGAACTATTAAATGAAAAAATTCATTCGAAGGAGAAAACATGCAGCGTCAATTGAAGCTGAAGAAATTCAACTTTGACGATATCGAGAGAAACGCAGACGGCTTTCAGAATTGTCGTAAGGCAGATGCGTTTGAGGTCGAGGAGTTAAAGGAGTCCATCAAGCGAGACGGGCTGCTTAATCCACCTATTGTCAGAGTCTACAACGACGAGGAGGGCACTGAACGTGTTGTACTTCTTGCTGGTTACCGTAGGTACCAAGCCATCTCTGAAGAGCGTTCTTCGCTCAAAGAGGCTGGTGAGGACACCAGTAAGTTTTATGACCAAATCCAGTGTACGGTTTTTACCGGAGGTCTCGATGAGGCCCTTGCTCTAAACCTGAGCGAGAATATGCAGAGAAGCTCTCTTAACCATGCAGATCAGTGTGAGGCAATCGCCAAGCTCTGTGACCGTGTTGGTAACCAAGAGACTGTAGCTTCTATGCTCTCAATCTCACAGCCACAGGTGTCGGTTATGACCGCCACGTATCGTGGTCTTTGTAAGGAGGCTTTTGAGGCTCTCCGACACGGGAACATCCGACTCAACCAAGCCAAGAAGTTGGCTAAGGTTGTGAAGGGTGACGGAACTCCAGATGTCAGACGACAGACGGAGATTCTAGAGCAGATCCTTACGACTGAGGATCGAACAGTTCCGGATGGTTCTCAGCGTAAACGCGCAAAGACCTATCGCTCCAAGCGAGAGGTTGAGGAACTCCGAACTAAGCTCGCACAGGCTGATGATGACAACATCGATGCAGACCATCGACGTTCCATCGCTCAGTTGATTCGTTGGTACTTCTGCGAACTCGATACAGACGACATGTTGTATCGCGTTGATGAAGCCGAAGGCGTGGAGGTCGTTGAAGAGGCCCCCGCACCACGGAAGAAGAAGCGGAAGAAAATCCGAGTAGGCGAGTAATTAAATGAGGTCGGTTGAAGAACTCGACCTCCTGATAAGAGCTGCCTACCCGGCCATCTTTGTAGTTTCATACGAAGAAGGTCGGGTAGAGCAGTCTCTCTCAGGAATAGTCGAGAAGCGCAACAGCATCACTGGAAGTAACTCCAAACTCCATGTTTGGTCTATAACTGAAGGTTGCCGTTGTGGAGATCATGTACTATCTGAACTCGACGGCCCCCTGGATATCTTGGACTACATTCAAGACTACAGGGAATCCGGCGTGTTCCTATTAAGAGACTTCGCAAATTTTCTTAACACTGGGCCAGAATATTTAGTTCAAAGGAAACTCAGAGACACGCTGACCAATCTAGGTGCTGGCGTGACTATTGTTATTGTTGACTCTGAATTAGAAATCCCACCCAGGCTAGAGAAGCTTATTGCGGTCATTGATTTTGACCTACCAAGCTTGCGAGAACTAAGCGGTACCGCGAACCTTCTAATGGCAGACTGCGCAGCAACTGCCTCTCTTCCAGAAGAAGCTCGGAACCATATGGTTGAGATTGGGTCAAAAGCAGCCCTTGGGCTAACCTTGGCAGAAGCCGAGAATGTTTTTGCTAAGTCTCTAGCACACGCAAGCATGTTAGATCCCCAGATCGTTATCGAAGAGAAAAAGCATATCATCCGTAAAAGCGGTGTATTGCAGTTCTACGATGTTGATAGGGGTATGAGTACCGTTGGTGGGCTCGACAACCTCAAAAGCTGGTTAGACCAGAGAGGTGAGTCCTTTAGCCAAGAAGCACGAGAGTACGGACTTCCCAATCCCAGAGGTGTCTTAATTGTAGGCATCCCAGGAACTGGTAAGAGTCTTATCTCAAAGTGTATTGGACATTCTTGGGGCATGCCTGTCTTAAGAATGGATGTTGGTTCTCTGTTTGGCTCTTTAGTGGGTCAGTCAGAGGCAAACATGCGTAAAGCGCTCAAGACCGCTGAGGCTCTTGCTCCTTGTGTCCTTTGGATTGACGAGCTTGAGAAAAGCCTCGGAAGTCCAAGTGGCGTGTCTGACAGTGGTACCACAGCTAGAGTTTTTGGTTCTTTCTTGAGTTGGATGCAGGAAAAGACTTCCCCGGTGTTTGTTGTTGCTACAGCTAATGATGTATCAGCACTTCCACCAGAGATGTTACGTAAAGGACGCTTTGACGAATTATTTTTCGTTGACCTGCCCGATGCTAGTGACCGTGCAAACATCTTATGTATTCACCTAGATAGATATAATCGAAGTATTTTGATTAATACCGAAACACCATTTGGAGACAATGTAGAGTCTTGGAATGAGTTAATAGAGGCTACAGACGGCTTTTCTGGCGCAGAGTTAGAACAGGTTGTTATTGACGCAATGTATAAAGCTTTCCCTGAAGGCCGAGAACCTACTGAGGTAGACTACATCGAGTCAGCAAACAACACTGTTCCATTGTCTGCGACCATGGAAACAAAGATTGATAGTCTTCGTAAATGGGCTTCTGGAAGAGCTATTTCTGCAAACAACGAGAACACTGACCGGCAATCTAAGCCAAAGGCTAAGAGGGTCAGGAGGAGAGTCATGAATTGAAGAAGTATCGCACTGGGGTATGCCAGTTAGACGAGGCTTTGCTGGGTGGATTCCCTTGCGGAGTTTCTGAGGTCGTGGGTGGAGATGCCTGCGGCAAGACAACGATCTGCCTTAGTGTGATGCGCGAAGCTTCAATTGATGGTTTACCAACCGCTCTCGTCTACACAGAAGGCTTACCCGACAAAACTTACTTTGGTACTGCGGGGCCAGACAGCTGTGTTGTCGCTACTCCTAGGTTCGGGGAGGCTGCTATTGAAGCAGCCTTCTCGTTCCTCAGGGGTGGTGCAAAGGTGGTTGTTATTGATAGCCTCACTAACTTGGGAACTTACACTGAAAGGGATTACCCGGTTGGTGCTAGAGAACCCTACGGTCTTAAGAAGATGGCCTATCATGGGTTGTCTGTTTTAAGAGAAGAGGCGCACGACCGAGAGGCATTAGTGCTGGTCACAAGCCAGCTTAGAGTTCCTATTGGGGCACTTGTCCCAACGCCCGGGTCTTCATTTGAAGGCACCATTAATAATATATGTGAAACCAGAATCATGAATAGGCGAGCGCAGATTCGAACCGAATACGGAGAGCTTGCGTACGCCAAAATAGAATTTTCGATCTTTAGGTCTTTAGGTGCCCCACCGGGAAGTAAGGCATACGGATTTATATTTAACCAAAAAGGTTTTGATCGTAACTTTGAACTGCTTAGGGCCCTAATCGCCAACGACACATTGCGTCAATCTGGTGCCTATTTCACAGACCCGGATGGAAATAATCTAGGCCCTGGGTACTATGAAGCAGCCGAACAAGTTGGACAAAACTTTAATAACTACTGGAGAAGACTCTATGGAAGTCAAAGTAATAGTGAATCCTGATGGTTCAACCGTGATTGAGGTTGATGGCATTAAGGGGTCAGGATGTACCGAGTACACCGACGCTGTCGTTAAGGCGCTCGGAGGAAAAGTTACTTCTGACACCAAGAAGCCTGAGTACCACGAGCAAGCGGACGACAATGTTAAGGCGGGTTCCTAATTGAGGATATCGTCGATAACCAAGAATAGTTATGCCAATGGCCCAGGAAGAAGAAATGTTCTTCATGTCCAAGGATGTGGTCTGGCTTGTCCTGGTTGCTTCAACAAGCATACCTGGGCAAAGAAGGGCGGAAGAGAAACAACAGTCTCAGAGGTAGCCACAGAGCTTCTGGCGGACACCCCGGACGGTATTACTATCTCCGGTGGTGAGCCAATGGAGCAGTGGGAAGATGTCCAAAACTTAATCAAAGAGATGCTGGTCGTAAGGCCTACATTATCAGTGATAATATTTACTGGTTGGACAAAAAATCGTCTCGAAAAGTCTGGCTATCTGGACGATATGAGAGATTCATATTACCTTAATGAGACGCTTGTCTCTATGCTTGTTTCTGGTCCCTATGTTGAAAAGTTGGCGTGCTCAGACCGCCCCCTTATCTCTTCATCAAACCAGGAAATTATATATGTGAACCCTGCCTACGAGCAGGTTGATTTGAATACTATCCCAAGGGTTGAAGTTTCTTGCGGACCAGACGGAACAATACAGATATCTGGCCTGCCTGACTCCAGCACTTTGGGCGCAATCAAGGAGGGCTAAATGTCCGCGTTAATCACTTGTGAGACCTGCATGAAAGATAAAAAGGCGGTCATCACAGCCCTAGAGAAACTAGGTATTCCGAGAGAGGAAATTCAGGTAGCCAACCCCGGTGAGACACTTGAGCTAATTGGCTACGGTAGGCAGCGGGCTCAGGTAGAGATCCTCATTAAGAAGTCTTACTACTCTGGGTATGGAGACGTAGGTTTCGCCAAAGGAGAGAACGGAGGATATACAGTTTATGTAGACGATCTTGACGATGGCGGTAGGCTTGGGGCCAAGGTAGGACAGAAGTTCTCCGAAGGAGTCAACCAGTGGTATGCCGCTGTGGTTGCTCAGAAGGCTTTGAAGAAGCAAGGTCTCGTGACTAAAGTTAAGAAAGACGGTAATAAGATTGTAGTCGTTGCAAAAGGGTAGCCTTGCAATGACGTGTGTGGGGGGATAAACCTCCCGCACATTTTTAGCTAGGAGGTAAATATGTTTTGGTTAAAAGCTTGGGATTGGTTGAAAACCTCTGCCGTAGAAGCATGGGAAGCAATTAAGAAGCTGCCACATTGGGCACTCGTTTCTTTTTTCACACTAATCGCAATCGCTTGGTGGGCTGTTCAGAAGTACATCTCGGGACAGAGGAAACTCAAGGTACGAACAGAGCAAGTCAAGATTGAGAAGCAGTTTGCCAAAGCAATAGAAGAAGCTGCGGATAAGCGTGAGTCTGATCGTGTTAAGATTCGAGAAGAATTCGAGAAGGAAAAAGAGAAGCTGGAGGAAGTCGATAAAGAGATCGACGAGGCAGCTAAAAAGGGTCCTGTGGGGATCGCAAAGGCTTGGGCGGAATACTTAGAAGGTAAGGGCAAATGAAGCACATCATAACAATCTACTTGTCTGTGGCACTGACCTTCCTGTCTATGCCAGACATGGCCTTCGCTGAGGAGTGTAAGGTTCCTGTGGCTTTAACAAGTCCCTGTAGCGGCGTACTACTCCCGCCCAACGCAGCAGAAGAAGGTCTTCGATGCCTTAGGGTTGAAGTGCCTAAGCTCAAGCTGGAACTGAAGTACAACAAGGACCTGTTTACCAGCCAAAAGAACTACTACGACCTAGTGTTGGCTGCGGAAAAGCAACGATCCATCGACCTATCAAAACAGATCGATGTCCTTATGGCGAAACCATCACCTAGCAAATCTGTTTTCGAGAGCCCGGTCTTTTGGACGGTCGTTGGTGTTGTTATCGGAGCAGGAGCCACAATCGGTATCGCATACTCCCTCCCCAGAAATTGACCAACAAAACGGACAATAGATATCTCCATCTGTCTGATGGAAATACCTAGCGCAGTGCGGGCACTGTCTCGCTATCCTCAATGCCTACTAACTACTTCGAAGCTACAGGTGTTGCTACGGAGGGGGCTTTAGGGGCTTTAGGGGCGGTGGGAGTCTTAATTCTTCCGACAATCTTCGTTGGTTTATGGAACGTGATCGTTTCCACCTTTTTAGATGGGTGCTTCCATCGGGTCACATTACCCTTTCGGGCTTGTCTAGCATCCCACCATTTAGCAACCATCGCCCTAGAAGACTTGTTCCAAGTAGAACGCTTTCTCGGGTCTCCGCCTTGAGCTTTAATGTACTTTGCTCGTTGCCCATAAGAGGACTTTGAAGGGTCAAACCCGTACTGAGCTAGCTTCTCAATGAGCGCGTCGGTTAAGGTCTTTTTAGCAGCGTATTTTTCTAATGCGTTCATTAGTGCCCCCTCATTATCTAGTAATGTCGTACGTGGCTTTTCCACCCACACCAGCGGCAAGACCCTTACCAAAGCGACCACGCGCATTCATTGCCGCGCTATGATAGCTTTTGGGAACTTTTTGGCCGATGAGGGTCCTTGCTCCCGTAGCCCTGTTGGTGGGCGCGAGGAGCGTGCCCCCAGTGAGGCTAGTGCTACGATTACCATATCTTAGCCCAGCGAGAGTGCCCCTTACGGTGTTCCCCGCGCTGCGGAAAGCCGACTGGAGCCGTGTCGGAGCGGTGGCTGTTGGACGAGCCCATGATTGGGGCTGGCGTTCCTGCCGGTACGTGTTTCTAGAAGTCCCACCTAGGTTAGTCGAAGGTCGCCCCCCGCCCACTCCCAAGCGGCTCTTTGACGCCCGACCAGCGGCTCTCGCGCCATGAAGCCCTTTGTACGCGCCTTTAATGGCCCTCGCCGCCAAGCCCGGTGCGAATGCTTCTTTAGTCAAACCGGCAATAAGTCTCTGCTTTGCAGCATATTTCTCTAGTGCATTCATTTTTTCACCTACTTGAGATTCTTGCTAAGGAGCCCACTAAATTTTTCTTTGGCATAACCGTATAGTTTGCCAATAGCGTGTGTGCTTCCTAGAAAGTAAGAAATAGGCGCTACTACAGCTGTAGTCCACATAATTGCATCGAACATAATTACCTCTTATTTACCTGCGGGGTTAAAACTACTGATGATGGTTGATGTCTGCTTATACAGAGCTACGTTCAGTATAGCGCCAACCAGTCCAACAGAAGCTCCCCAAGGCCAATGGATAAATAAGGTACCTGCGTAGGCACCAACGGCAAGAGGTATTACTCTAAATACTAATTGCCAATACCAAGGGTCTTTAGAATTAATGTCAGGCCCAATGTACTTTCTACATGGGATCTTTACTACTTGGGTGATCCCATAGGATATTACCCCACACAGAAACAGCACCACAATGAGAGTGGCGTACTCTGGCATTGCGGCTACTGCCTCTGTGGTTTCAAGGGCTTTATCCATTAGAGAGTTGATCCATCACCACCGGAGAATCCACCAGTCGTATCTTCCAACACATTGTTGAGAAGCTTAAGCTGCGTCATCTTAACCGGCTGCATTCTTTCATACTGAATGCCGACAGATTCTTGAACAATCAAACCTTGTGCGTCAACAGCAATAGAGTGCTGTGGCACGTAGCACTGATCTAAGTAAACCGACGCGACAGTGTTCTTTGCATTGTCCTTGAAGACAAGCAGAAGACCCATCGGCTGGCTGAATAAATCAGATGCGAGGTTAAGGAACATATTACCGTATCCTGGCGGAATCTTCACAGAGTGAAGACTAGAGCTAAGCTCACCTGGACCACCAACAGCGAAAGGAGTCACACCCTGCGAGGTGGGTGCGTTCGTTAAACTGTCGATTTGATAAGCGCCGGGAGACACATCGTTAGACGTGTTGTAGTACGCATACAAGGCTCGAAGGAGAGAGGGCCCATGGTACACAACTCGACCAAGAGACAACTGTCCGACACTTCGTCCAGAAATAAAGTAGCTTCTATCCGACCCGATCTCAAAAATTCGGCTGATAGCCTTGTTCTGAGAGAGTGCAACATTCTGCGTCAACCCAATTGGGTATACCAGCATGTCACCTCCGCCGAGGCTTGAGAAAAAAGGCGGACCCGCACAAATGAGAATAAACTGCCCGTTGAGGAAGTTACCTTCTCGCAGACCACCTTGTACATGAGTTTTATACGGTGACCAATCTTCTAATCCAGGCATGTTTTATCCTCCTACAGGGTGTGTACCTATATTACTCGTAAAATACGACGGTAATGTCTTCAGAGCCATCAGTTGTTAAGCCCATTCCACCTGAGATATCGATGCTACAAATAGCGCCATCACCATCTGGAGTGTACGTGACAGCAACGCCGACAGTAGAAACTTCTGCTCCGGTACCCGTAACTTTTGCCTTAGCAATATGCGTACGGGGAAGGAAGGGAAGTCTACAGACAAGGCCAGCATCCTTACCAGCAACAACGGTTTCTGCATCGTAGACGTAGTTCACAACAGCAGAGTTCGAGCCGGTGGCAGTTGCAGCCGCAGCCTGAAGAGCAGCAACGTTGAACCCATCGCCAGCATCGCTGAGGCCGTCTGTCGTAGCGATATCAGCCGCAGGGAGACCCTGGGCTTCATCACCGTTCGCGTCAACACAAATGACGGTTGCGTCATTAGCACCGATACCGATAAGGCGGACAAGCTCACTTCCGTTAGTCTGCGCGTCAGTAAGGGCAACGCCCATCACGCCTGTAAGACCATCGTCAACAGCAGTGCCTGCACCAGCCATAGCTGCCTGTAAGTTAGCCATCGTGGCAGCAGGATCAGCACCGATAAGGACGGCGATGTTACCCACTAGCGCGAGGGAGCCCATAGCAGCCAAGAACTCGTAGGTATCGTTGCCAATGGTGATGGTGTCAGCCGCTGTAGGGTTAACATCAAAGTGCAGAGTCGCCCGCGTTTGGGCACCCGTCATCTCAGCTACGCTAAAAGCATTGTCAATGTCGTTATATAGGTCGTCCAACGCATCACCGACAGTCCCATCACGGAACTGCTTACCAGCGGGGCGTCTTTCGCTTCCAAAAGAATTACTAGCCATTTTTTATCTCCTTCAAAGTTGTCTAGATGACAATTGTAATCTTGATTCTGTTAGCTGGGTAGAAAGGAATAAGTCCTACCTCGGCAACAATCTCATCGGGGCTTGTCTCCGACTGAGTGAGGCTGTCGAGTGAGGCTTCCGCAACAACGGATCCTGATACACTAGCTAACGCTGCTTGCATTGATAGAGAAATAGTCTCTAGCAATTGAATTGTAATATTGTTTTTACCGATGTACCGCTTAACCTGCGTTCTAAGAAGCTTAGCGACAAAGTCGATAGCTTTAAGAATCGAAAGCTCTCTGGTCTTCAGAGAAGTAACATCCGTAGTAAGCTGATGTCTTGAGACACAAGGTCCTCCTGGGACATCTTGAATAACCCAATAAATTCCGCCAGCCGCAGCAGTTGCCATCTGATTTTCACTGAAGAAGTCGCTAGAGCCGACAGGTCTGGTGTAACCAACCATTGGTAGGTTTGTGAAGGGCTGAGAAGGATTCTGCTGCCCAATCATTCCTGCAACACCTGCGCAGAGGTAATAACCAGGAACAAGAACTTCCATACCACCAACTGTAGTTCCAACTTGCTCAGGCTGCATCATCACCATTCTGCGGTTCTGGAAGCCTGTCACGCCACCAGCGATTTCCGCCAAGGTTTCACATGCCTTGAGCTTCCCAGCCGTACCACTCATATCGATAGCTGGCTGGCGAATCTTAATGGAACAAAGCTCACCGTCAGCTTCCCATGTGGAAAGGTTGCCCACAGCAGGAAGTCCGATTCGGTAGTAGCTGTCGTCGTTTCCGCTAGTATCGGGACCAAACTCACCCGGGAAGAAAACATCGCTAGTCTCAACCGTTACGGACAACCCTGAGGGCGTCCCTACGACGAGGTAGCGGAAGGCATCTCCTTCTCGGTCAAGGTAAATACCGTCAGAAGGTAGGTAGGAAGATCCGTTTCCTCCACCAAGTACACTTCCTCCAGCGTTGGTTTTCCCGTCGATGGCCATAGGAATGTTAAGCGTGGAGTTTTCATCCATCACGGTAATTTCGTACTTACCGCCACCAACATCTTGAAGACCAAACGTTTCAGAGGCAACCAGTGTAGAAACCTCTTCCGAGGGAAGCTGTGGACAAGCAAGGAACATACGCTCTGACTTGTTTACAGGCTCCGACATACTTGAGACGTGAAGGCTTAAGAGCTTAAAGACTTCCCCATCGTGCGTCATGGGAGCAATCGCATACACCTCATGAAGCTGCAAGAAGTCTAGGCATTCTGCGTACCCTTCAAGAGTCCCTGCCGGTGCATCAGCACTAACATCACCAATACCCATTCCTGAGATAGTAATATCCGTGGTGTTAAGGAACGCCATGTAAAGACCGAAGGCGAGAGGGTTATCGGGCTGAATTGGTCCGATAAGACTGTCAACCTCAGCGATGCTTCCGAAGACCAGAAGTCCAGGATTCGCTGTGTCCGCAGTAACGTCCTTACGCAAAGCCTTGACCTGCGCGTAGATTGGTGCGCTGCTACCAGCAACCGCAATACCCGCAGCGTTTCGGTTTACTCCAGGCTTGATTGAGTACATCTGGGTCAGGTCGTTGAACTCTGCCTCAGGCTCAGGACGGATGTTAGTGGGGGTGTCATCACCAGTACCCGAAACAAGGTTCTGTGCTGTGACGTACCACTTATCCAGAGAAGCAAGCTTCGAAAGTGCGAACTCAGAAATAACAATCTGAGAACCAGCATACACAGCGTGTGCGGGGTCTGGGTGAATGTTCCAGGCTTCAAGGCCCGTAACGCGTCCAAGAACCGAGCCGTTGCTGTAAAGCATGTCAGCAGTCATAACCTGATTGCTTCGACCGTGGTACAGACGCGAGCTATAGCTTCGCTCTTCTGCGCCCATGGCATGTCGCCATACACGGCTATAACTGATAATAGCCCAGCTTGCGCCCGTGAAGGCGAAAGTGACAGGTAGAACGTCTGCAAGCACTGCTTCGTCAGACTGCCCAGCAGTAACGATACCAATGTGACCCTCAGACCACTCAAGCAACGACTGGTTATCACCACGCGATGCTTGTCCAACAGCATTTCCAACATCAGTAGAACCACCGAGGATATACTCCGTCAGGGCACTGGGGTTGGACGTGTCGGGCGTGTTAATGGGGCAACAACCAGCAAGCGAAGTTAGACTAATGCTCGTAACGAGGATGCTGTTTCCGTTACCGCCGTCTGTCAAAGTGATGGTGGCATCAGCAGTAATACCGTCTACATCGAAAGGTACAGCGGGATTGGCGTTGGTCAAAAGACCCTCAAGAAGAGCATCAGTGTTAGATGCTCCAGACCCACCAAGTTGGATTGTCTCTCCAGCAGCGTGTGCAGCCTTGGTTCTTGTGATGCAGAGTGTTCCGTTTGCTTCGTGTGCAACACACTCTCCACCAATAACCATGCTGACAGCGATCTTAGCGTTGATGTCGGATACCAACTCAGCAAGAGTCCCAATAGGGGCACCCATAGTTCCGCCAGAGTTGCAGTCGAGGGCGAGGTCCTCAAAACTGTTACCGCTATCAAGGGAAACAGAGAGAACAAGGCCGTCGTTCCAACCAGCGGCGGCAGCAGCCGCAACAACAGCGTCATTGTCACAATGTGTCCGGATGGTACCCAAAGCCAGACCACTGGTCTGAATGCTTAAGGAGCCAACCTGGAGCGCTGTTTCGCCTACCGTGGAAGCGAGTAGGTTGAAGTCGTTACCGACGCCACCCATTACACCCCATCGACGGGCTGCGTTATTTGTGTCCGTAACACCGGTCAAGGTAGCAGTAACTGCTTGTGTGACAGTCTCGGTCGCGCTTTTGTGACCAGCAAACAATCTTTGTAGGACAAGGTCGCTGGACGCGGAAAGTTCTAGGGTAGAGTCATGTCCGTTTGTAGAGGTAGTGCTGATTTGAAGGTGGTTAACAACCTCTCCAAGATGGTTAGCACTTGCTACAGACTGGCAAGAAGCACCTACTGGATCCAGCGCGGTATCAATAGCTGTCACAATCGAACCGCCCGCAGGGATCTGAATGTCGAGAGGAATCCCCCCGTCAACAGACACACTAAGCGTTTCACCAGTAAGACCAAGTTGGCCACCTGTAACTGCTCCTGTGATGTTCGTGGAACCAGCAACAAAAGCTTGTCGCTCTGTCCCGGCAGCATCGCGAGAGAAGTCTACGGGGTCAGACCCACCATGCAGATTAAAGCTCGCCGCTCCCACCGTCCAAGGACCACCATTGGTAATCCCTCGACAAGGAAAACCGCCGTTAACAGCGAACCCGGGACCCATCTCAATAATGAGGTCACTAGAGATCGAGTCCGCAAACGCTGGCTCCTCTAGAGCCGCAGCTAGGTCGTCAAAGGTAGAGGCGTTATTGATCTCAATAGTCAGAGTTGCGGTACCCGCATTCCAAGAAGCCGAGTTCGCTCCGCCATCCGTAAATGCAACAGTAACGTCGTTTCCGTCAGCGCCGATAAGGTTACCAAGATCAGCGGGGTTACCAGAACCAATATAGTTCTGGAATCCTAGAGCGGTAACCTTAAGGTAGTTCTCACCGCTAGCATCTGGCCAAGACGTATCCGACTGGACACCAAACTGCGCAGCAAACTGGTGTGCGAGTGGGATGGTGATGCTCGCCGCAACACCCGTGCTGCAAAGACGATTAGTCTTAGAGCCAGTACCCGGCTTGCCCCACAGAGTGGTCTTACCGTTAGCAACTGCACCCTGAAGACTATTAGTGGTTGCAGCACCGTTGATACCAGAATCTGCCAAGGTGTAGGCGTTCCAGTTGACGGCGCTATTATCAGATAATTCGTAAAGGGAATTAGCGAAAAATCTGTACAGAGCAATATCGTCACCCTGCCAAACACACTCTTCCGGACTTGTCATCGGAGAAGGGAGGCTGGTGTACGGAATGTTGTACGCGATATTAGTGTAGTTCGTCTGACCGGTGAAGGCAGTGCCTTGTAGGTCATTCATCGCGATAATATCATCTCCGCCAGCCCCGTAAGCGGAAGATGCGTCACCGTTAGGATGTGGTCGCAAAGTAATAGAAGCAGTTGGCCCCTTCGCGTTGGTTCGGAAAACCAAGCGACTTGGCTGAGCAACACCATCAACTACGCCGGGAGTGAATTCGGCAGTAGCTCCAGTAAGCTGCTTGTTGATCGTATTCTGAATAAGCGCAAAGCTCATAGCGAAGTTACCATTTACCGCTGCGGGCATGCTGATAACCTGATCATCTCCATTATTAATGGAAATAATGAACTCTCTGCCCCGAAGGTTAACGGGCTCAGTGAGCGCTGCGGTACTCTGAATACGCGCTGCAATAGATACTGAAGCTTGTGGGTTTAACGCGCCATCTTCGTCGATGGGGTTAACCATCTGGAAGCAAGGCCCGATAATACAAGGCACCAGTGAAGGTGTTAAGACGGTGGGCGATTGGACTACAATCTCTTGTGAAATCTCTACGCCTGGACGTGGAAGCGTTGCCATATTGTTCACTCCTGTTGGGGCTCTATTCCAAACCCATATGTAGATTAACAGCTCTCATTAATGAGTAGAAGTCCTTCTCATCAGAGGTTATTACATCCTGTATATAGAAAGGAATAATTACTTGAATCATCTTCCACTCAGGCGAAGATGACCCTGGTACAAGAGCACCCTGCTGGCTCTCTTGCGTCAAGGTTACATTATTACTAATAGCGTGTATCCGACCAAGGCGCATAATTGATTCCTTAAATACAGGAATCATCCGAAAAATAAAATACGCTATGTTTTGTGCCTCTAAACCTTCTCTCGCGATAACGCTAAGAGTCATAGAGGTACCGATAATATCGGAATACGTAGTTCTCGGTGAAGCAAGGTCATGCTGGATTGACTGACCCATAGAAGTGCCTGCCCAAGTGGCGGGTCCTCTAGCAGTAGCGATAATCGGACGAATGTTCGTCTTCTCAATCTTGTCTGGGTTCTGGTCAGTAATCACAATCTCAGTTTCATCCATATTTGAATTCCACTGATAATAACCGCTCGGGCGAGTTCTAAAAAGGCCCTGAAGCCAAATAAGCCAAGCGCGTGTTGCTTGATGGATAGAATCATCAGGAACAGCGAACGGAGATGGGTCCGGATTGATGGGGAGTACTGTAGATGTCATGCGGTCACCGGACCTTTAGCAAAAACATTATTCAGTACATTGGAGAGCTTATCTCCCTCGATTGTTTGCGGATTCGTGTAGTTCCTCTCCGGGCTAGCAATCAGGTCTCGAATATCTTCCTCAGATAGATTTAGAGGGATTCGGTACTCGATGTCTCCCGTGGGAACTCTGTGAACCGCTACTTGCTGTCGAACCAACGCTCTTGATTTCTTAACCTTAGAGATAGACGCAGCTACACGCCAACGGATGTTCTCGGCCTCTACGACCAAGTCTCCTTCTGATATCTCTGGGTAATTACCAATAAGCATTGTTGTGTTCTCGTTTTGTACGTCCCCGAAGTTTGCGTGGATTGTTTGTTCGTTTGGCGAAACAATCATTGCATACGTTCTTACGGGAGCATGATAACCCCCAACCCAGCTAGTGTCATAGCACGTAGCGCAACCAGAACGAACACGCCTTTGTGCGACATCGTCATAACACAATCTGCATCGTTGACCAGATTGCTTTCGGGGGAAAACCCAGACCTGTCTTCCAGAGAACTCTTTCAGCTTTAAATTGTTCAGTCTGGCCATTTCCATGGCAGCGAGATCAGGTAAAGCAGCAAGCTTAACTCCGCCTACTTCTGGGAATACCGCTTGGTCCGAGCCACCTCTTTCTTGGACCCTAATCCTATAATAAATTTTATTATAGAAATTTTTCTGTCCTCGCACAGTGTTGTCGCGAACATGGTAGCGGTCAATGAAGGGAACTGTGAGATCGTGATACGGCCCAAATTCGTTATCTGATTTCTCAACAACGAATTCATAAGCGTCTACGGCTTCAAAGCTAGGCTCGATATCCCAGTAGATATCTAGGTAGCCTAGGTCGAAGCTTCTTACGCGTATGTTTGTGACCTGTAACAATCTTACTTCCGCTTCTTCTTATCTAGTACGGCCTTAAGTCCTGCTGCGCCACCAACGGCTGCGCCACCAATAGCTAAAGACTTTTTATTCTTACGAGCCATATTGCCGAGCCGCTTTGCAGCGGATTGGGTTCCCTTGATCGCACTCTTGCTAGCAGAACGCTTAGCAACAGCTTTCGCGCCAATACCCAGTGCAGCCAGCCCAGCTAATCCAGCAAACCCTTTGGCCTGGGATTGCGCTTTACTCTGAGCTTTCTCTGCCCGGGCCTTGGCTTTAGGGTTCTTTGCATTTTTTACACGTGCGCCACTGAAATCTTGCTTATAGTTCTTGGCTCTGTGCCCGAAACCCTTGGCCTTAGCCTTCAATGCTTCGACAAGAGTTTTCTTAGCTGCGTATTTTTCTAATGCGTTCATACTTACGCCCCCGGTCTTCTCTGCACCGCCCCCCATCTTGGCCGCAAGCGAGGCTACTTGATCAGGGGTGTAATCTGGGTATGCAGCCTTGATAGCTTCCTTAAGCCCCATGCCTTTAGCTAGAAAGGCACGAACCTTGGCTATATTTGCGTATTTTTCTAATGCGTTCATCGTACAATCACCTGTGGTTCTTTTCTTTGCTTGCTGCCTTTAAGAAGGGCGAGTGTACCCAGTCCTCCCGCCCCAGCAAGAAGCATCATTTTCTGGTTATGAGCCTTAGCGGCGGCTCTAGACTTGGAGGCAGCGCGTAACCCAGCAGTTGCTGCGGTACCCATTCCTAAGACGGCTTCTGGGGAGGTGAGGCCAAGGCCTTCAAGTCCTTTGTAAACGCTGGAAGGGGAAACCTTCCCGTCAGGTCCTTTGATAGCGCCCCAGATTTCTTGCCCAGTTTTCTTTGCGCCTGTCGCAGTTTCCGCTTTGCGAGTAAACTCAAAGCTCTTCATGAAGTCTGCTTGTTTCTTCTCAGCGGCAGCTAAACCCTTATCCCAAGCTTTAGCGGCTTGAGGGTTGGTGGGCCTAGGTCCAACTGTGGACTTATAATCATCGACGTATTTCGAGGCGCGTGTTCTCGCCTTAGCTAAATTTGGGTCCATGAAGTTTTGGACACCTCTTTTGGCACCCTGATATTTCTTGCTAATATTACTTCCCCACCTAGAGAAGGTAGGCATTGAGCCTGAAGCCTTTCGCTTTAGCGCGTCTCGTAAAAGACCTAAGCGGCTAATCTCAGGCTTAAGGGCCTCTTTCGCTCCTGCGCCAGCAGCGCCTGCTCTTGCCGCTGCTTCACCACCACCCTTAAGGGCGCTTTTAACTCCTCGGGCGGCTGCGGTAAAAAAATAGGCTCTCTTCTCAATGAGGGCTGCGGTGAGTAATTCTTTCTCTTCCGGGCTAGCCATCTTTTTCTTTAAAGCAGGAAGCTTTTTGATTTGTTTCTCTGGAAGCTTATCTTGCTTTGGGAGCTTCTTGTACTTAGAGGCAACTGCTCCACCAGATACTTTAGGCGCAATGGCTTGTCCCGCTGTCGCGGTCGCCTTGGGCGCTTTAACCGGAGGCTTGACCGAGAGCTTAGGCGTAGGCCCTGACTTCACTCCTTTAAGGAGCTTTTGCACATCTTCTCTGGCAACAGCCCTAAGCTTCTTTCCTCGATTGTGTCGGACAGAAACCTTGGCGGACTCTTTCTTAAGTCCAGTGAAAAACTCTGCGGCGGCAGAGTGCTTTTCATCTGTGTCTTTCTCTTGTTGCAGTAGCTTTTCAAACTGGTCCATCAAAGCCTCCTACAAGCTCGCGCTATATGCGGAGTCATACATCATAACGCCGACAGTCATGTCAATATTACCAGCGGAACCGTTCGTACAGCGGAGAATGATTCCTCCGGGAATAGGAACTAATAGGTCAAGGATGTTTAGCTGATCGTCAAGAAGATCATAGGTTATTTCATTCGGGGCACCAGAACTCACACCCTGCCTAACAATGGTCTTAAACTCTTCACCAGCCTGGGGCACGGTAGCATTGGCCTCGTTAGTTCCTGGCACATTGGCCCCAAGGGTCCAGACGACTGTGCCAGCCGTATTTGGGATGGAAATAGCAAACTTCGTGTAGTGCTCTGACCCAGGGATAGCAACGTCGAGCGCTGTGCCGTTTGCTACCGTGTAGTTCAGAAGCTCTCTTCGTTTATTAGGAATAGTAGCCATCGTTATCTCCTATGTATCCAGGTCCGAAAATAGGCCATTAATATAGGCGTACTCGGACGGGACGCCGGAACCATTTAACGCGTTACCTAGATTAATAGCTTGCTTTAAGCGAAACTTTTTTTGCTCATAGTCCTGCTTAAACAAATTCATCCAGTTCATTAGTTGTGGGCCCTTATCTGAAACACTTACTTGAATACCTTGTCCGTCTGAATAGGACATATGGTTCCTTGTTTGCAACAGCCCCACAGAAGTAATGATGTTAATAATGGATCCATTTATTAACAGAGATATTGAAGGAAAAGCTGCCAATGTAAAAGTGCCTAATAATGGAGGTGTCATATTGAAATCGTCAATACACTCCATTATCGCAAAAGCGATCTCTCTGTCGGAGGTCTCTCTACCTTCGATCAGTCGATTTAATTCGGGGAAGTCTCGAAGCTTTGACCGGATCAACGCAATCGTATGCACAAGCTCCTTGGGAAGGCCTTTCTTTACAGAAGCCTCCGGAGACAGTGCGTTGCTGTTTGGATCTTTCGGGTCATTCGCCACGACTACTCACCTTTTCCCTTAGTAGCTTTCGTGATTTTATCAAGAAGAGCAGCCTTGGTGTCAGTGGCAGAGAACTCGATATTTAGTTTTTTAGCAAAAGCGGTAAGTTGCTTTTTAGACAAAGACTTTAACTTTGGTTGGGGGGCTGCGCCTTCCCAAGCCTCGTTGATATCTTTTGTCTTTGGGTCGTCTGCCTTGTAGTGACCATCGTTCGTTCGAGCACGTTTAGGAGACTTACTTGCCTTCCTAGCAGCCCGAACAGCTTCTGGGTCATTTTGATGAACAGAGAACCAGTCACAATCAATCAGGTGCTGCAAGCCACTAAGCGTCTTTTCGGAGACCTCTAGAGTTTCTCCAACCTTAAGAAGCTTCCCAGCCACGCGGCATGGTTGTTTTTCACAGCGAATAAACATTAGTCATCCTTCTTTTTGCGTCTGCGGGATGCCCGCTTCGACGGGGCCTTTTCAGGCTCCTCTGAGGATTCTTTTTTAGAAGTTGCCTTTTTCTTTAGCTCTGGCTTCTTCTCTACCTCAGGCTCTTCAGCCTTTTCCTCTTCCGGTTCGGTAGAAGCCATATCCAAAATAACCGCACCAACTTCCGATTCATCCGGGCCGTCTGTGGAGATCTCCACTACGCCAGAGGCCTCAGGAGAACCTTCGTCTGGAGAAGGTGCGGGCGGCTCTGGGGAAGGCGCATGAAGCTGAGGTTGTTGTACCTCAAAAGCTTCTGCTGCTACATCGCCAATAGCCAGCAAACTAATCAACTTTTGATCAACGTAGGTGTCGATCTGGGACTTATTAGCGGCATATGTATCATCACTAATAACAATTGATTTCCCAATCCGAAGTCTTCTCTGGCCAATTCGCATACGAGCAGATGCTCTCCGCACCGTAGGATTGTTGTGTCCCCGCTTATTCGGGTCCCTGCGCGATTGTGCAAGGTTCTTAATCTTAAAAGGCATCTGGGTCTCCCATATACAAAAATCGAAAATAAATGAGGTGAAGACACCCCCCAGGAAACCCAGGGGGTGCCCCACCAAGCAGCTAGAACTGCGTGACAGCCGGGAAGGTCTGGCCCTCTTGGACCAAGTTATTCCGTGCGCCAAGATCAGCTTCCGCAACAGGAAGTCGTGCAGCACGCGTCACCGCGTTAGTAGCACCACCAGCAGCCATGGTCTCGACACTACCGGCGTAAAGCTCAAGCTTACGCACACCAGCGACGTTACCCACGTACATACCAATGTCTTCCCACGCCTCGAACGAGATTCGGTTACGCTCTTTGTCAGCGTAGAACTTAGTCTTGTTCAGGATGCAGAAACCACCCAAGTACTCCGGAGAGCAGAACGCGTAGATGTTACCGGGTCGAAGGATGTCAGTCTTCAAGGTACGGATGAACTTACGTCCAATAACCGTCTTGTACTTGTATCCATCAACCGTGGTCTCACCCACAATCTTGTCACCCATGTCAGCATGGGCCCAAGAGTTCAGGTCCTCGAAGTCAGTGTCAGTCATGAGGAACTGATCACAACGAAGACGGGAACCACGACCACCGCCACCCGTGAACGTCTGGAACAACTTAATGAAGTCGTCCTTCTGAACGGGGAAGATGAGGTTCTCGTCAGCACCAGCAGGAGCGGCACCAGCAGCGCTGCCTTGGAGGCAGTCAATACCTTTAACCTTACCAACCTCAGGCACACCGTTGTTGTTGACGTTGAACGCCGAGAACACGGTAGCACCAGTGTTGGCATAGTCTGCACCGAACCCAAGGCCCTGTGCATCCTGCTGCAACGACTGACAGGCCGACTCCATGTGAGTCAAGAACACGCGGTCCTCAATCTCCTGGATGTCGTTAACGATGTTACGCTTGATGATCTCCGTGATAGGCATCACGTAGGCCATAAGCTCCTGCTCAGTCTGCTCATATCGCTGCGAACCAACCGTATGGAACGGCACCTCAAAGCGCGGACCAGTGTAGTATCGGACCGTGGGCTGTGCCCGGAACGACATACTCATAGCACGGCTCTGTGGCTCCACTTCAACGATCTTCACGAGAGTATCGTGGTTCACGCTGACCTGGAGGTCAGAACGACTAACAGTCTTCGGGGGAAGGACTTTGCGAGCAAAGCTCTCCTCACGCAGACGGTCTCTAATGAAATCACCGCCAAGGGCAGCAATCTTTTCTTTTCCAGCCTCAGTATCGAGTTTGCTTACAAACAACTCGTTGAGGACTTCGCTAGGTACACTAGACATAATAATATCCTCCTATTAGTTGGCGATAAGCCGAGGCTTGTCGTAAAGGTATACCGTGATCGGACGATCAGCGGCAGGGACGCGGTTATCAGAAGCAGTCACGTAACCAACAGCCCAACCAGCCTGTCCCTCAGCGAGAGGGGCCAAAACCAGACGGCCTGTTGATGCGGGAGCCGTGCTACCAGCAGCATTGACACTCAAGTCTTGAGTGTTGTCTGCTACAGTAACCTGAATCCCAACGGGGAAGTTAGTTGCTGCGTCAAGCGCTGCACCGGTATCTCCAGCTTCGTACAAACTGCACTGAACCTCGATACCGCCATGCGCCAACGTGGCAACTCGGCTATCCCCAAGTGCCTGTCGGTCAGAGCGCTGGGCAGAGCCCCACACCATGACAAGACTTGCACCATTAAGGTGGTGACCGGCATTAAGTCCACCGACGTTAGCGCCACTAAAGTCGTTAGCGCCTCCGGCAGGGCTTGTGCCTTGCAATGTAATAAATTCTCCGTCTTCAGGAGCAACAGCGAGTCCAGAACAATCCACATCTCTGGTTTGTACCTTCAAAGTAGATGAAGTTGGGCTCACGTTCCTACGTCGGACAGCACTAAATGATCCTGCGGCCATTTTAGTTCTCCTTAGTTGTTAACGTTTACTCATTGCTTCCGAGAAGAAAACTCTCGAAAGCGCTCGTCGCGTCATTGCCTTCCGGCATATCGGAAATAGACGCAAATGACAGATCGGGTGGGGATAGGGCTAGCGCCTCTTTAACCACGTTCAGATCCTTCTTCGAAGCCAGCAATGCTGCCACCTTCGTCTTTAAAGGAACTCCGCGATCAGAGAAACCACGAGCATCCATCATGGCCACAACCTCTTCCGCCTCCTCCCGCTTACGATACTCTTCAAGAGCAGCAGCAAGCTTTGTGTTTTCTTCCACTAGAGTCCGCAGAGTCTGCGGAACTTGCTTCAGAACTTCCTGGGCTGAGTTTTTATTGATTGTGCTCATAATTATGCCTCCTTACCAATCTTAGCCATCAACCGCTTTTTCAAGTTGTCAGTGGCCTGTTGTCGAGCCATGGGCCCTTCACTACCGTGAACATCGCCGGTCTCTGCGCCTGCTGAGGCACTCTCGTCAAATTGTCCATCAGAGCTTAATGCTGCATTCAGCACATCAGCGAGACTGTGGCCAGCCGAAGCTGCCTTTACCGCCGCCTCACCGTCAGCTTCATTTGAAGCTTCCTCTTCTGGTTCGTCGGTAGCGGAAGAACCGACGTTAAAGATTTGATCCTCAGACACAGGGGTCTCAGAATCACCGCTATAAAAATTCTCGTTATCTTCAGAGCCCTCATCAGATGAAGAGGTGCTTTCAGGCTTAAGCTCTTTAAGCTTACCTAAGACATTCTGAAGAAGCGCTTTGTTTGCTTCGTCAGCTTCGTCGGCCTGCTCTTTTTCCTGCTCTGCTTCCTGAACCGCTTCTTGCTTTTCAGCGATTCGGGCGCGGAGACGATCACGTAAAGCTCCAGAAATGTCTGTAACATTATCTGGGACTTCATCGGTCTCTGGGGCTGCTGCGGGTTCCGGCGTTACATCTTTGTCTGAGACAAAGCGACCAGAGACGGGGTCTCGGCTTAACGCCTCTTTGATAATAGCAACACGCTCATTAATGGGCGGCTGTGGCTCCTTGATGGACTCCATATTATCAACAATAAAATCTACGGCTGAGGCTAACTTTTCAACATATACCGGATCGGTAACATTCTGCTCATCACTAGCAGTTTCCACGGACGTGGCCACGGTAGAAGAGTCAGCCCCAGCAAGCTTTTCAATCAGTTTATTTAATGAAGACATTGCTTCCTCCTGTTGAGGAGTGGCCCCGCCCAGTTTCCCAGGCGGGACCCCTCAAACTTACTTCGTGGCCTTACGATCACGCTGCTTAATTATATTAGCAGCTAATAAAGTAAACAAGGCAGCTTCGGCAGGTCGTTTCTTTAAAAAAGACCAGCTTTTCCCCAAAGTCTTACGTCCCTCCTTATTAGCAAGGTGGAATTTAGACTTCAGGGTTTTGATTGCTGCTGAGTTCATTTATTATTAACCGTTAAGTACCGCTGCGATCTCATCAACGTTGTAACCAGCCTCAGCAAGAAGCTCGCCTGCACGCTCAGTCACAGCGGTGTCCAACTGCTCATCATCGATTGCAGCAGAAGACTGCTTGACGCTACCAGTGTCCAAGTACTCAAGGATCTCGTTAGCGCGTTCAACGGACGCGTCCTCGAAAGCCTGTGCGAACTCAGGATCAACCTCAGTGTCACCAGCGGTCTTCATCAAGAAAGCATCGCTTGGACGACCGTAGACGCCAGCGGTCTTCTCAGCATCACCGTGCTGAATAGTGGTAAGCTCGTCGTAGAAAGCGTGTGCCATGGTGCGGCCAAGGAAGTCGGCTTCAGCAAGCTTAACCTGCGTATCCTCGTCCTCAGTGTCAACACCTTCGACACCAGCGGTCTTCTCGACATCACCACCCATGGCTTCGCCAAGGATCTCAAGAATGTCATCATCACTGAACTCATTAAGATCAATGCCTTCGGCGGCAGCAACCTTCTCAAGTTCCTCTAAAAGTGCGGCCTCAGCGGTCTTCTCAACGCCTGAATTGGAGTCGATGTTTCCCTGGGTACCATATGCTTGTGCTAGCAGTTCGTTCATTTTAAATTCTCCTTAGAAATAAGAACGGTTTCTTGTTTTAACTGCGTCCCAGCATCATCTTCGATAAATAATTTCATCTAGATACCCCTGGACTACGAAAACTTGACCGCTAGGTTGTTTAACGACTTGTTAAACGCCCCAGATGATTTGAGGTTCATACCCAAACGGGTAAGTCCCACAAACACCGAAGTGGCCAAGATTGGATGTTTTTCGATAAACCTATCAAGCGGACCATTTGACACACCGAAACGCCGCTTCTTTCTTACGTGCGCTCCGTAAAGATAAGCCATGGGAAGAACACCTACTAACGCCAAAGGCAGTTTAGCTGTTTTTGTTAGTGTTGGTTCCATCATGAATTCATCTTCTAGTCTCTGACCGTTGATGGCCGAAAGCAATCCTATATCATTACTTGTAATATGAGCAACTATAGATCCCATTTTCTCCATTAGTTGCTCGCGATAACCATTGTAGCCTGCCGAGATCTTATTAAGAAGAGCTTTTTCGTCAGGACTAATATCAATATTGTTTACTCCACCTTCTTTTCGCAGCCCGACAATACCCGGACTAGAACCCCCTGTGGAAGAGGGCATGCTTCTAATAATTGTAATACGCTTAGTAATAACCGGTTCAAACATACTACGTTTTGGAATTATGTCCATTAGCATATCCCGAATTGAGCCGCTATGTTGGCTAGGGCCCCCTATACTTATACTCCTATCCACATTCATGGAAGGTGCAAATGTATAACCTGCATTATCCAGTCTATCTGCCAACGGCTTTTTCCCGATCCGGATAAGAATAATTCGCTGATACTCACGAGGCTTCAACACAATTCCGCTTGCAGCAGAAGTCGTTAAGGCCTTCTGTGCAGGGTGCCCAGCCATTCTGTCAAGGATGCTCCTTGCGATGTCTGGTTCATGGGAATTTATTTTTGGCATCACTCTCGCGGACAAACCGGGAACCTCTTTTAAGATTCTAGAGATCTTGTGCTTAGCCGCCATTTTCTCTTTAAGCACTTTTATATTGTACCCGTCACGAATCCCTGATTCTTCTGCTGCTAGTGCAGAGGATCCACCAAGGACAGAAGCAACTTTAGCCATCGCATAGCTGGTTCGGTCTGCGCCGATAATCACGAAGCTTAAATCAAAGAACTTAGGTTTCGGGTTGTAAACAAACACTTTCCTACCGTCAGGAAAGATTTTGCCCATCATTGTTTTGGTGTGGACACAGTAGTCTGCCCGTGTCTTGGACTTATGTCCGCAGATAGAGCAGATGTCATACTTCACGCGGCAACCCATACTAACCGCTGGGTGATCGCCAGAATCTAGCTTTGCTACAAGATCGCCGTGCCCTTCAAGCTCAGCCTTGCTACGGTTGATTTTTAAAACCAACTCAACTCGATGCATTACTGGGTTGTAAACAGCACAAACCACTTTACCTGTAGATTTGGCGATATCTTTGTTCTTGTGGTGCCGGTAGATCCCCGCGTTAAAAAAGGTCTTATACCCAGTGGTGCCATCGCACTCCGTAGGGTGTAATTCTTTTTCCTCAAAGTAATCACCGTTGATATTACTCCCGTAATATTCTCCTGCCCCAAGAGCATTAACAAGAACATAGAGGTGCTCGTCACAAGCACTAATCCCCGTAATAAAACTGCTGATGTCTGGGTGCAGGTTCTCCTGAGATGCAACTTTGACTAGTTCATCGGTGGGGTTGATCGCCTGCACAAAGATGTTCCCATCTTCATCCATACCTGGGAATGTGAGTAACTTTAACATCTTCAGCCACCTCTCGACAGTGTTTCTAGGAGGCGGGTTTCTCCTTTAGTGAGCTTTTCTCCACGCTTAGCTCTGGCAGAGAGTGCGCGAGCCCACATGTGTCTACTGACAGCGGTACCTGCACCACCTGACAGACCTTCCGTTACTGCGCCAGCCGGACCCCCAAACAATAGTCCTAGAGCCGCTCTCCCCATTGCGTGGGTTTTGGGAGTTACATAATACTCAGAAAAACCCTTTACCCCACCAGAACCTTTACGATTTCCAACAAGGAGCTTCTTCTCCTCACCAGTGAAACCGCCTCTTCCAGAGCGCAATTTGCTGTCTAGCGCATTAGCATAAATGTCTCTTTCCATGTTGGCAAACAGACCACTTATCCCACCAGAGAAAGCAGCTGTCCCTGCAATCTGCTTATTCGTTGGCCCCGCTTTTTGGGACTTGATAAGGCGTTGCATCGCCTTAGTTCTTAGTCCTCTGCGAAGCGCCAACATAGTCCCACCGGTAACGGCGGCGGAGCCGAGAGTCTTCCCCAACGGGCTCGTTAAGAACCTTGAGATTGGGTAGTCTTGTTTGGCTTCTGGTTGCGACATATTACCCTGCGTAGCTCAAAAGCTCTGCACCAGAGCCAGCAAATGCATTTCGAAGGATGCTGTCCTTCTTCTTAGAAGCCTGTAGATTCTTGTTAACCTCTACTAACGTCTTAACGTCTACTGGTTGAATGCCTTCATCCTTGAACTGGAGTGATCTCTTAAGGAAAGACCCTGCTACTAAGGGGTCACTTGCCATAGCAGGATTGAACTTATAAAGCGTTCTAAAGATCTTTGAAACATCTTTAGGGTCTTCTTTCCGGAGAACGGGATTTTCTTCCATCATGTTGTTGAAGTATTTCTTCTTCTTCAGAGGACCGCCGATACTGTCGCCAAGAGCCTCTACGCCTTTAAGCCCGCCAGCAATACCAGCAGCGCCAGCACCAAACATAAGAGCTTTGCGCCCAGGCGTGTCTTTTCCGATCAACTTCTGCATCAGAGTTGGTTTCTTCTTCAGGTACTTAGCTGCCAGAACCCCGCCACCAAGAACCGCCCCTTTACTCAGGGCACTTCTAAGTGCTTTCCCTAATTCTTTTGGGTTAACCGTCTCTTTGGCGGTGTTCTTAGCAGTCTCTTTAGCAAAGTCTTTTGCCTTCTGCCAATCAGCCAACTTCTCAAGAAGTGAATCTTTTCTAGTTTGTTCCATGATTAACCCCACGCTCTCCTTTGAAATGGACTCTCCACATTAGGCTCTTTCCATTGCCTAATGACCTCCGGAGAAATATCTGTATTACTTTTTGGCAGCATTGCCGAAGCCGCAGCCCTAGTCTCAGGACTCTTTGCAAGATAGTAAGCTAGCAATGCGCCGCCACCCATAAGAAGGGGGTGTTTCTGCGCAAGGCCAACCAACCCTCCTGGTCGATACTGCCTTTTATAGTACACGGGTCGAATGTGTCCTTCGCCCTTGAACTTGTAGGCCTTACCTTTTTGTACGCCACGCTTAATTTCATCGTACTCAGCGCGGGAGATCTCTTCTAAGCCCTTAGTCCCACTAACTGCTTTTAGCCGCTTGCCATGCATTGGACTAAGTGGGTTTTGCTCTTTTGCGCCAAAAAGAGCCCCTCCCAAAGAGTTGCTAGCCCATCTCCCTGGGGAAGCTGCCACCCATGAAGCGGGACCATAGACAGCGTGATTAACGCCTCGCGCAAGTCTAGAGTTCTTCCCCAGCACCAAGTTATCTTTGTGGCCGTGGTAGATATGCTTGTTAAACGCCGCCGCTAATTCATCTTTGGCTGCTTGTTTTTCAAGCTCGTTCATTACATGGCCCCCGGTCCCGCTGGTCCTACTGGTCCCTGTGCGGGCGCGGGTGCTGGAGTTGCCACTGTTTCCTGGGGAGCAGACCCAGCGCCCATAGCAGGACTAGGTCCGCTAGAAGGAGAAGGGGAACCGCCAGCGGGTTGGCCTGCCATGGGAGTTGGGTCTGCGGGAGGTCCTCCAGGGATCGGCATCCCTCCACCAAAGACTTGTGCGGCTGGTCCAGAAGTATCTGGCCCTCGAAGGATAGAAAGAAGCTCTTGCATAGCCATCTGTGTTTTAGACACTGCTTGTTGAGCCATGATTAACTTCTGAGAAACGCCTTCTAATTCCTGGGTAAGGCCTGTGATCGGGTTACCCATCAGCATACCCATACCCATTTTCTCTAGCTCGCTGCTGTGACCGTACTCAACTAAGTCACCAACATTTTCACTAATAACGTCTAGGAGCCCTTTAGACGGGCTTCCCGACTCCACAGCGTAACCAATAATCCCGGAGCTATTCCCAGCCCTGGACGCTTCTTTGCACAGGTCTTTGAGTGCTGCCAGCTTAATGTGAAAGATGTCCCCAAGAGACTCCATATCCGCCGAAGCATTTTTGTTCTCTCTGTGCGCGTCTAAGAAGTTATTTGTCGCATCTTTAATAGATGGATCGGAGTAAGAAGCGAGTTTTTCGTGTCCCTCGCCTGAGCCGAAAACAGCTTCAATATCAACAGCTTCTTGTCCGGGGATATATCTCATTCGGCTAGGGATAACCTCCCGTTTAGCCGAAGCAGTTTTTTCTTTAGGCGCGTGGATCGTCTGAGAAATCGCTGTTGCGTCGGCCATAGGGAAGGTAATGTTTTTGGCAAACCCAAGCTTAAACATGGCTGCAAAGGTATCGTTATTCGCGTACTCAGAAACACGCTTAATCTGCTCAAGGTTGAGACCGGCCTCTTTAGCTAGTTCAGAGATGGAGTCATTCAACGGCATGTCTTTTTGAATGTAACGCACCGCTGCCTGCTTACCCATGTGTCGAAGCTCCGAGGCAGAGACACCCGAATCCTTTTTATTAAGTAGGTAATTTTCGAATTCGTTCATGTCTATCTTCTCCTGGCCCTGTTTAGCTTGTCTTCGGAGTCGCCAACAGGTGTGATAATATCAGGTCTTGGGTGCTTTATCATAGATGCTAAAAAACAATACGTTAAGGAATGAAGGGTATCATCCGTCGTCCCAGGCGTTCTCTGGATCACAGTGGTCCTTCTAGACTCATTATACTCCGAGAAAATAGATAACATATCACTAGCAAATGGAAACTCTACGTCTTCCCACCGTGGGAAAACAAACTCATCTTCTCTGTTAATTGCGTTGATAACAGCCATCAAGGCCTCCGTACGGTTAACCATAAACCTGTGAAGACTATTATCAAAGTATATCCTCTTAGTATTTACGTACTGATATCTCGCAATCCGCCGTATACCAAACGTCCTGATTAACTTGTCGTTCCTATCGAACCCACCACCGTAGTCTACACCAACAGTGTCTATCTTAAAACGCTCAATATAACCACTAATAATATTCATTAGTCGTTCAGGTTCGGCCTCTTCGCCCTCAAATCTTCGGAACAAAAGGATATGAAATTTATCCTGTAGGTAACAGCCGATAGTCATTACCGTATAAGAGTTTTCCGCTGTGCCCCAGTCGATACCCATATAGGTCTTGGCTCTTCCGATGTACTTCCGGGCATCTTCCATGCTCCTATCTGAGCAAAGTTTCATGAGTGCTTCTCTAGTAATAGGCTTACTACCAGAGTCATAAGGGAGCCCAAGGCACTCATTGTAGAACTGTGCTTTGGTGTACCTTTTTCGTTTGTCTGTGATTTCGTGCCAATTGACCCAAGGGGTAATGACCTGTGGGATCCTGTACCCCTCAAACGGCTCAGAAATAGGGGGGTCTTTCAACCAATTGGCTGATCGCATAGATGCCCATTGAGCCCGCTCGTGTGCTGGATGTATCTGGCCCCCACATTTACTACAGATCAGGTAGTCTTTCCCGATGTTGTCTATACCGATGACATTCCACTTGTTACAGCTATCGCAAGGGATGACCCACTCGTTCTGCGTAGAGAACTGGTTCCAGTAGTAACTGATCGTATTGTCTTGGCTTTTCGGCGTCCCTGAGTACCTAAGCATCTTGATGGGGGAGTGGGACAGTGCTTCTTCGATAACAGGGATGACCTCTGTAAGAATATCCTGGATCTCATCCAAGAGAAGCATATCAGCAGAAATACCACGCACACGGTCAGCATGTAGGAACGCATACCGCATGGTTAGATCTGAGCCAGTCACAAACTTTTTGTACAGAACGTTATTCTTGGTGCTCTCACCCCGAGTAAAAACCTGTAGATGCGGGGACACTTCTATGGGCGTAGAGATACGGTCGCGAGAGAAGGTTTCGGTCTGCTGCTGCGTCGGACTAACAAATAGCGCCCTAAAATGCTGTTGAAGCATTGTATGGGTCAGCATACAATTCCCTAGGGTCGTACTCTTCTCTACCTGACGACCACACTGAAGTAGCAACCTTCTAGCAGGAGTGTCGTATATGGGTAGAAGATACCGTCGTCCTTCGAAGTTGAATTTGTCGAGCCTACCGCCTGTGGCAATATTCACAAAAGAGCTAACAAACTCCGAGGGGAACATCTTAAGCGATGTATTCTCTCCGTTGCTTTCTTCGTGAACCTTTAACATGAATGATGCCACCTTTAAAAAAGTTATAGCCTCGCTCTCCAGAGCTATAGGTAATGACCTATTAGCTTACGAGAAGCATGGGGATACATATACTCTTTCTCTACGGTCTCCCATAATTCCAGAGAAAAAAGTACTGTTAACCGCCTTCCTAAAAAGCGTCCTAGGCGCTAAGGGGAGAGTTAGGATTAACGCAAAATACGGTAAAATCACAATATGGTATGGCAAGAGACGTGCGTAAATCTGGCATAAGAATTGTGACAGGAGGTTACACATGAGCATTCCAGACTCAACAATTGAGATGAAGGTAACGCCCATACCAAAGAAGCTGTTGGAGTTATTTAATGACAACCCAGTAGACCATAAGTTGAACGAGTGGTTAACCGTTCGTTGCTTTATTGGGCTACCTACAAAACCAGAAGCCTTGGCTTTCATCAAGAGACAAGTCAGCAACAACACTAAGTGCCGAATCCCAGAAAAGGTCCGCAAGGCAGCGGGCATGGAAAAGTAAGAGGTCCTCCTCTTATTTTTCTTAGCTATGGGACGCATGATCTACCTCCCCACCCAAGTCCCTGGTGCTTCCGCCCACGTCCGACGACTCTGGCCCAAAGTGGCCGGGTTCCTCGTCGGAGCAGTTTGAAACCCCCTCGGAATCGTCGGCCCGAAGGGATTTACCGGGGGGCCCTTTGCTCCACCACGTATTACCCCAGGCACCGTGGCGGTAGTATTACTAGGACCTTTTAGCGCTCCGACCGCAGCCCTGTTCCTTTGCTGAAGGAGTGTTGATGTCCTTGATTGGGCAAGCATCCTTTCATACTCAGGGGATACAGGTGGCCCAGAGCCCTTTGGTTGCTGTCCGGTGTATCTTGCTTTGGGAACAGCTTTGCCTACACGAGGTGAGCCAGGGCCAAGTCCTCGCAGAGTGTTAACCACATCTGCTTTGCGTAGACCACCCTCGATAGGGATATCCGCAACAGAAGTGTTCGCCCCGGGAACTCTTGCTCGCCAGCCAGCAGCACGCTCTCTTAAGGACCGCTTTAAGGGACTTTTTTCTCTGAGAGCTTTAGCAAGCTGCTCTTTCTTAACGGTTCTAGAGCTATCCGGCCCAGCCTTAGTAACCCTCTTGCCTGTACTTCCCTTGGGGGAGACATAGAAATCAACAATCTTAGGTTTGCCTGAAGGGGTGACCATTATGTTTGTGGGATTGGATCTATCCAGCGCGGCTCCAGTTCTAGACGCTCTGCCAGACATCGCGTCCTTGATAGACTTTCCGCGACGACCCATCATGTAGCTATCGCCCGCCATCCCTTGCGATTTCCATAGCTGTTTTAGATGCTTCTTTGTGGCCCTAGGTAAGCCCCCTGAGCGGACGACTGTATCGTACATGTCTCGCCCAGGCACATACTCCGAGTGGTAGTACCTTCCACCAGTAGGCGTCTTATGGAGCTTATTGCTCACCACCTTAGCGAAGTCCTGGTTTCCTCTAGACATCATATGCCCACCAGATTTCGCAGGTGTTGCTCTGAGCCTTCGAAGAACATTAAACTTTTCAGCCGCTTGCTGCTTGCTGAATATTGCCCCAGAGGGGTCCATCATTTTTCGAACTAGGACTCTGCTAGGCGCATCTTTAGCACCAATAACCAAGTGTGCTGGACCCTCGCTACCAGAACCAAGGAACCTTAGCTGGGAGCCTTGCTTAGAGGTCTTCAGTGCGCCTTTAGAGACTAATCGTGCTGCTAAAGACTCAGCCTTAGCGATGTTCCCAGCATTAACCAACGCCCGAATAGCTTTGAGCGCGGCTGTAGCTGCGACCTTTTCAAGCTCGGAACGGTAGTTGTCTATTAACATCGCTTGGCTCATCTACCCCTCCGTTGGCTCGAAGTCATCGCATAAAAAATCCGCCCTAACCGGAGAATCCCCGTGCTTAGAGCACATACCATCACCCTTCCAACTCCGCCCAGGCCTGTACCCAAAGCTTTGGCAACCGTCACACGCCGCATCACTTCTGTCCGACACTCGGAGATTGGGCGGGCGCGACTGCGCTAACTTCTGGAGTTGTTTTTCTAGAGAAGAATCTAGAAAAGAGTCCAGGGGATTTTTTGGGTCTTTTGGCGTATACATAGCGAGTCTCACCCTTATCATCTACGTACTTGTAGAGATGCTTCTTTGTTTTGTAAGCGCCGTAAAACTGTTCCTGCTGCTTGAACTTTCTACTGGCAACGTTGTCCATCCACTGGTCGGTAGTCTGTGGTGTTTTCTTACCGATTAACTTACCGAAAAATCCCGGACGCTTACTCATTGGTACGGTGCTTTGGTAACGTCTGACCTTCACAACGCGGTTCTCTAAGGAACGATGTTCTTGCCCACCGAGTCTTCTAGCTCTTCCTTCTGCCTGAAGAACTCTTTGTGGGTTGAAGTGCCCATCTAAAGACATGAACGCTGTTGAGTTTTTTAGGTCTAACCCCTCGGCCCCAGCACCGCTAATAACGATGACTCGCTTCTTCCCAGACTTATACGCCTGTACTCCTTCTTGTCTAGAGACAGCGGTTACTTTTCCACCACCTACCTCTGTGCCTTTACCAACAAAAATTGAATGCGGAATGCCACGTTCTTTAAGGCCTGCCGCTAAGACATCAACTCCGCCGCGTACCAAGTTCGAATATAGGACAACCTTATTGTCCTTCCTTTCTACTAGGTGGGCTTCCGTATCGTTTAGTAGCTTGTTCACTTTAGGGGTTCTTCGGGCAGACTCAGCTAACGACACATCACTTCTCCCCGAAGCCAATGAGTTCGCTAATTGCCGTGCCTGAGACACCTGAGAGAAAAGAAGCTTGGCATCCCTAACTGTTATGTTCGGGTCTTTTTTGGTGATGTATTTTTTCACCGGCCCAAGCTTATCTAAGGAAAGTTGGTAGAGGCGATACTGCTCTTTGGACATTGGGACTTCTACAGTCTCAGTGTCCTTTCTGGGCATCGTCTTTCCTTTGAGGTCTTTTGTTTGGACGTAGTCAATTTTGGTGCCGGTTCTGTCTGACAGGTCCCCGACATTTTTCATCCCAACAATTTTCTTTTTGGAGTCGTTAAACCCGCGAGTAAACCCGATTGTTTGGGTGTACCTGCGCTTGAACTGCTTTGGGGACAGGTCTCTACGTCCCTCACTTAGTGTTAGTAAGGTAGCTATCTCTGATGGGTTGTTATTGATTAAGGACGCGGTCAGGCCCATGAAGTTTGTGGCCATTGATCGGGCAATGGCAAGCGCCTTAAACGTCGTAGCAGACTCATTTCGAGTCTTATGGAATTCATCAGCGATAATAGTATCAGCACCGCTTCTTCTCATAAACCCGACAGGGTCTCTTCGAAACATTGAATAGCTGATGACTGTGTAGTCTTTATCGGTCTCTTCTCCGGGACGGATATACCCAGACTTTTTAGCTTTCTCTGAAGAAGACCCTACTGCCTGCCAAGAACTGCTTGTGAACTTTTCGATGCCATTTTTAGCAAAGTTGTCACGCAAGCCAGAGGGCACAATCACGATTGCTTTTTTAGCTTTACCTTCGTGCTTGAGTTTCTCAAACCCGTAGATACTTGTGACTGTTTTACCAGTGCCCATCTCGTGGGCTAGGATCATCTTCCCCTTGTTCGCAAACAAGCGATCAATCGCTGCTGCTTGATGCGCGTAGGGCTTAAACCACTCTTTCATTGAAGGTATACCGGTGCCGTGCGCAGGCTTATCTCCTGCTGCTTCAGCCGCCTTCTTGATTAAGTAGTCGCCAAGAGTCATCCCTGCACGCCCCTGTGCTCCGCGTCAGACTGGATTTTTTGAGAAGCCTTGCTGGCCACTCTGGATAAAGCAGCGCCGCCACCAAAAGCTGCCAGTCCGAGCCCAAAGCTCTTTGCTGAGCTTCTTTTGAAGAGCTTGTTCAAGAGTTTTTTATCAATGCTTTTAGGGGATTTTTTCAAAAGCTCTTTAAGCTTCTCAATGCTTATGGGTTTAGCTTCTTTCTTTGCCTGCTTGATAAGCAGTGCATGTGCGAGCTTTTCATACCAAGAGCTACTCTGAACCTCGGACCAAGCTTCGTTGACCTTCTTCATCTTCTCAGGGTCACCGCCCCGGTCTGGGTGATGCTTGAAGGCTGTTGCCCTAAAATGCTTCTTTGCCTCTTTTTTGGTCTTAACGTTCTTTGGAATATTAAGTGTTGATAGATTATCCTTAATAGTGCTTCGCCCTGGGCTCGTGTACTGCCTACGACCACCACCGCCAGCATTTCGCCATGTCTGTTCCCAGCTTTCGTCAGCAGCCTTTCGAAATCGCTTCGTGAACCTTGCCATGTCTACACCAAGGCCAGCGTAACCACCGAGGGACGACCCAACACCAGCGCCAGTCTCTCCCGCGATCCTCCGGTCTAGATCCATACGAGTTCGATACTTCTTTGAAAGAAGCATCTTCATCTTGTGGACCGCTTTCTTTCCTACTGGGAGCTTACGTAACTTCCTGTCGAAAAGTTTCTTACCAAGATGCTTGCCCCCGAAATGCCCCGCAGTGCTGCCTGTAATGGTGCCAGCGTAATCTTTGGCTAATTGGCCAAGTTCTTTCGCAGCAGATGCTTTCGCTACTTTTTCATACATAGTTTTTACTCCCGCCCCATCTTAGAGAGGCCAGCTAAAGCGCCAGCACCCAGCATGGGGGCTGCGGCAGCTTGAGAAAAGGTTAGCCTTGCAGGGGAAACCATCTGATTAATTCGTTTTTGTGCCCCACCTCGCATGGCCCCTCGCCCTGCTTCAGCAAGCCTTCTAGCCGCACCACCGGTCATTCGGCCAAAATCCCTAGACGCTGGCGAAACAAAAACATCCATGGCGTGTTCGCCAAGTCTTTGCTTCATCGTCTTTTTCATGCCAGGAAGGAAGGCTTCTCGGATGCCTTGGGCAGCGGATTGTAGGCCCTTTTTCTGTACGTACTTAGACCTGACTGCGAGTCCTTTGATACCGCCGATCAGACCATGCGACCCTAACGCAGCAAGGGGTAAAGCAGCTAATCCGCCCGTAGCAGTTGCAGCCGCACCCAGACCAACGCCGCCTCCAAGAAGGGCTAGATCTACACCAAGACCCTTCTTTTTAGCATCAGCTTGTAAGGCTTTGGGTAACCCTTGAACTGCCTTACCGCCCTGAGACAACGCACCGCGACCTCCGTGCATTAACTGGTTGTACAGCCCGGACATCCCTGTTCGTTTAAAAATCTTCTTCTTGCCTACCGCCATGTCAATAGCATCAGGAAGCTGATTCCACACAGGAACGGGTTCCCCGCGCTTACTCCAGCGCATTGTGGGCGTAATGTACCTCTTGGCAGTGAGGAGGGCGGTCTCTCTGTACGCGGGTGGAACCCCACGGAGAAGTTTACCAATCTCGATACCCATCTGCCTGTTATATTTTAGCTCTGGGGCAAGCATTCCTAGGCCAAGACCTGCGCGGGTACCAACCCCCCGACGACCAGCTAGTCCTTCGCGAATCCCCATCGCCAATTGTTTGGTTTTAATTGTATTGGTGGCCCCCAGAACCTTAGAGCCCCCGGGAACTTTGGACAGCCCTCTGCCCATCTTCCCGTACCCCATGGCCGCTTTGGTCGCGATGTGTCCCGCGCCAACCATTGGCAAACCATGTGCAAGCATGTCCACAATAGATTTTCCAAGAAAAGCCGCGCCACCCAAACCGGCAGCAGCAGTAGCAGACCCCTCTTTTTTGAGAGCTTTCATCGCGCCATCAACAGCCGCAGACAAAACCAGACCGCCTAGAACTCCACCAGCGGCACCCCCACCTGCTGCTGGAAGAGCTTTCTTAAATACCTGTGTAGTCAATTTGCCACCACTCATACCTTTTTGCAGAGCAACGCTTTCCGCTCCACGAGAGAGGGCACCAATTGCTGCGCCAGAAAGTGCGGGGGTTAGGTATTTCGCTAACGCCCCGCCCCCCTTCTTACTCTTCTTCCTGCCCGAAGCAATGCTCAAGCCTAGAAGAATCGCTGAAGGGGTCTTATACGCAATGCGGGTCCCTCCGATAATCGCGCCCCGTTTTGCGGATAAAGACTTCCCAAGGCCCCCAGACCTAGCGGATTTGTACCCCTCAATAAAACCCTTTTGTCCTTGATACGCAGCAGCACTAGACCCCAGTAGGGCTAGTCCCGTTCTTTGTTTTGATTTGTCTTTTGATGTTACATAGTCGAGGCCTTTAAGAAATAGCGGAGCAGAGGCTACGCCGACAGCCCCACCAATAGCCCTTCCGCTACCTCGACCTTTTAACCCACTGACGAGTAGGTCTTTGAGTTTGGTTTTGCTCCCTCGCAACTTTGCTTCAGTTGCGTGCTCAATGGAGCCTTTTGGAAGATCCCCTAGAACCGCCTTGAGCCCAAAGGCGGGAGCGGTCTTAAGCATGGTATCAAAATATTTTGGTTTGTTATCTTTCGCCATTACTTTCGACCACCTTCGCTATCTTCCCGACCAATGTTTCAACCAGATAATCGTTAAGTGTATCTACGTTTTTTATCTCGCCGTACCAGCTATCCACTTCGGGAACAAATTCTACAATAATATTCTCTGGGGGAAACCCTCCCAATGCGTTGGTAATACTATCGCCAAACCCTTTTGGGAATTCTGGCTCTCCCCAAAAATGAAATTTAACGCCACTATCAACCAGCAAGTACTCAGACCGGACACCAGGGATTGCGGTCTTTGCCTCAGTAAAAATGACCGGCTCAATTCTAAACCCATCTTTGTTATTACCAAACATACTTACTGACTCCTCACTTCAAATCTTCGATGCTGCTAATATCCCGCTTGCCTAGCTTAATGGCAACAGTCTTTAGCTCATCAAGAACTTGGCGAACCTCGTCCCCTGTTTTATTCATTTCTTCCGTAGCTTTGAATATATTCTCTGCCCACATCTTCGCAGTCATAGCTGTATCGCGGTTATTTGGTGAAGTTGTTGTTTCAAAAAACCGCATGGCAGATTCATGAAACACGCTTCTAATAACGTCTTTCTGCGATAACTCAACACGGTAGCCGAGTCGCCATAAGGCATACTCAAGCCCCTGCTTGTAGCATTGGCTAAGCACCTCACCGTTTGGGTGGGACTCCAGATACTCTAGCCACTCATTACTGGATAATAAATCCCTGTTCCAAAAGTAATGGCGATAGAAATCTATTGTCTTTTTAGACAGTTTGACGCCACAAACTTCCACAACATACTTAGTAATGTCCTTCAGACTTGCATCACAGATAATGAGTGCTTCAAGCACGGGTCGAAGTTTTGTCTGCCCCAATATGTCCCTTGCGCGAATAGCGTCAGGCTGCTCAGACGCTAGAGACATTACTCGCTGTCGTCTAACCCAAACCCTTGTGGGGTTGTTGTTCAGATCAAGTCTTGCAGGCCTTGTTTCATCAAGCTGGGTAGAAAGCTCCCTTAAATACGCCTCAGTGGGCTCAGGCATTGCGTACATACGCGCAGCTTCCCTGATCTGTCCTGAGGAGAGACCAGAGAACAGCAGCATATACTTAAGCCAGTATTCATTGGGTTGCTTCATAAGTTTTACTACGCCAGTGAAACATTAGCTCTGATTTGTAACTTCTTAAGCCCTTGCGTTGCCCTCTCAAGGCCACGAAGAGCCGAAGAGACAGCGCTCTCAGGAACATCCGAGAGCCCCAAGCGAACCCCCACAAGAAGTTCTGCCAGCTTGGAAGAAGCTTCTTCAAGTGTAGGAATCGCATCAACGTATCCCATGATGTTCTCAGGAGTAACGAAATTGAGTGACAGGACGGAGTCCACAGTTCCAGCAGCGGTCAATGCTGCGGCCTCTTTTGTGAGGTCCATATTGATGACCTTAGCCAACTCAATAAGCTCGCTATCTACCTGGGCGACCTTCTCCTTCTCGCCTAATCGCTTATCTGCCACAAAGGAGATCGAGGTGTTCTTGGCTGCGGACGCCAACTTCTTAACAGCACCATCAGGAGTATCTCCCAATACGCCAAGAAGAAGTAAAGACTCTTGCCCAGTAAGACCCGCGCTCTTAATCAAGCCGTCAACAGGTCTGCCAGAAAAAGCGAACTCGGAGCCATCTGAACGGATAGTGACCTCCATCATCCGGTCCTTCCTAGACGCAATCTTGTCCATCGCAACAGCATCAGTTGCGTAGCGTCCACCAAAGGCGAGGGGCACAAACGTGGCATCCTCAGGAAATAAGTAGTCGTTTCTTTCGATGTGGAGAGGCTTCCGCACGTTGGCAATCTTCAGCATCCCGCGACCCCTGATTGGGTGGTCGTAGATGTAGGAGTCACCATTATCGTCGGACACCTTGTGAAGAATACTCAGAGGCTCTGTAACAACTCCTGCCTCTTTATATACAAAGACGCCTTCCCCATGCGGGTCTGCGCCAGCCAAGGTATCTAGATCCAAGGTGCCACAAGATACGCCTGCTACCTTTTCCTGGAAAGCCGCACCGGACTTACCTACGACAAGGCACAGATCCATACGACTGCCATCAAGCGATTCCACATCCGTGATAACAGCGGCTCTTTGGGCACTCCCTGATTTAGTCATAACGGAGTAGACCCCGTTCCCATCCACAGTCTTCAGGTTGGCAGTCTTCTCAACTGAAACTAGTTCGGAGTTACTTTCTGGAACAATGAGAGTGCTGCCATGATTAATTACATGCTGTCGAATCTCTAAAGGAATCTCCTGCCCGTCAACGTTGCTAAGGAAAATCTCTTGGGAAGTCCCGTCCACAGAAGCCATCTTTAGGGAGTAACCACCATCAACCTTAGAGATGATTGTGGCATCGAAGTCGTCGATGTTACCGGCAGGCTCAGAAGGGGTTCCATGAGCCTTTTCGGAATTCTCGGCAAGCTTTACGATTGCTGCGCTGAATGCATCATTCAACATAATAGCATCTTTAAGGGATTGATCGCCCGCCACCTTATGGAGGAACTCTTCGACAGCACGAGAGTCAATCGATGGGGACACTGCATCTAAAACAGATGCCTGCTTCACCGTGGCGTTTGTCGCACCGCCCTGACCACCACCATACGCCTGCTGAGGCTCTTCTGGTGTAGTTACGGGGTTGAGTGCCCCACTCGGGTTCGGGGCCACGATGTACTGAGACATATCGAATAGAGCACGAGAAATGCGCTCCTCGTTCAGAGGGAGAAACCTTCCGTCTGGCGAAATGAACACGTCAAAAGAGTACGCCTTCTTGTTCTCCACAATGATTGGGATGCGCAAAGAGGTTTTCTTCTCTTCTGGGCTTACTGGTTGCTCAGGGGATCTAACCATTTCTCCCATGCGAGACTGGCCGGGTCCTGCGGGGACATCGGGCGCATGAGAAACCATGAACACGCCGTACATGTAACCAAGACTTTCGTCCTGGCCATCGATGGACATGTTTACTTTGTACTTACCTAAAAAAGAGTGCTGCTTATATAGATGCGCGAGCAACTCACTAGGATAAGTGCTGGGGTTGTCTCCCAACATAAATTTAGACGCCGTTTTCTCGAACGTCGGTCGTTGTAATTTTCTAACGAGTTCCATTATTTATACCCCTTAAGACCATGGCAACACTATGGGTGTTGGCGCTGGTGTTGTCTGAAGACCAGTTATGGCCCAAGTCAATAATACTCCGTGTAGAGCGGTTGTTGAAGGCATTGTAGATTCCGAAGGCGGTAATGCTAACAACACACTCAGATTAAGTGGCGCTGCTGGCGGTGTATGCGTAACCGGAGGCGGTGGCATAACATTACCAGGAGACGCGCATAAAGCAGCGAAGGCTGTAAAACCAACCTCTAATGCCTGCTGGCTCATAGCTTGGGGCGAAGACATAACACCTAGAGCAGCCCCTATAAAAGCTTGTTTCCCTAAGCCCAGCCCTACAGGTGTCCAGGCTGGTATAACTGACTGCTGGAAAAATGCTTCCGCAACGTTTGCCCACTTCTCAGCGGCGTTCCAGCTTTGTAGGGCTTCCTCAGATTGAGGTAGCCCACCTACAATATTTTGTACTTGAGCATCCATAGGTGCTGCTGCTGCGGCTAAAGGCATTACGGTTTCACCTTTACTTTTTGTGACCCCACGCTCGGTGTGAACGACGGAATCATAGGCCCACTCGGACCCCAGGCGGTAACGCACTGGAACGCGGACTTCATAAAAGTTTCTAGGTCTTCGAACCGAACAACCATATTATCAGCACCTTCTCCTAGCTCTATATTCTCACTAGCTTTTAGAATCACGTCTTTACTAGTAAATTCAATACTATTAACAACTTCCCACACAACTTTCTTGCACGCCATCTTGAATTCATTGGATTTAAGAAACTCGGCGTAAGAGTCGCCTGACGCGTCTTTAGCCCCATCGCCCCAATCTAGTCTAGCGGAGCCATGTACTGATGCGTACACATCTTTTTCTACCTCATGCCGAATACTTCCCTTAGAAAAAACAAAGTTGTCTCCGTCCCTGTTTAACTGGAAGGCGTAAGTCACCTTTCCGCTATTATCACCATCATCGTGATTATAAACAGTAATACTTATAACACCCTTCTCTTCTGCGGTAATACCCTCTTCTGGTGGACCGCCCCTACTTTGCATAAGATCGGCATTTGCAAAAATATGTTCTGCATCCACCTCGGTGTCTAATGTCTCGTCGGTTAAACGGCCTACCCTAAGCTCAACGGTATATTTGCCTTTTGACACATCTTCCTGTGCCAAATCTTTGATATTGTACCGCACGATGCAGGGGGTTTCTTCTGCGGTCTTAAGCGCGTTCTTTTGGCCCTCGTCTAAAAAATAGTTGGACGATGGTACGCTTCCTGTCCCCCCTGCTGGATTCTCTCCTGCGGAAAGAACAGCGTGCCCCCATTCAATTTCTCCTACCGGGGAAAAAGCTTGGTACCTTTGGAAGTAGTCCCTAATGACGTTTTCCACGGGCAGGTACACTCTTTGTGCTAGTCCCGTAGCCCCGATCTGGACTATTCCACCCCTACGCAAGACAATTTGATTCTCGTCTACGGTGCTCAGCATGATGTCGCCAGCTTCAAGTGGATCTCTAAACCCACGATAACTAGGCCCCAAATCTTGGTGAGACTCGTCTATCGTATCCTCGTCCTCGTCCGCCTCATTCGCGGCCTGCGTGACAGGGGTCAACACAAACCCCAGGATAAAAGATGTCCGATCTGCGCAAGAGCAGATGTAGCAAAGCGAATCAACCTCGGGTATGAAGTTTATGCCTCCAGCATGGTCTCTATTACAGTAAGGGACCATGAATGGGATATCCACCATCGTCTGCATGGTGAACACTGTTTGAACGTCCACAGTCCACTCTTTGACGTTCACATTTGTGACTTTCGCCAAGGTTATCTTTGGTGGCCCGTCCGCATAACCAGACTCGCTCGCGTATCCATCATTTTTTGGATCTTCTGCCATTAATATGGCCCTCCCTTGGACTTGTCTTTATGCCCAAACTCCGCGCTATAAGCTAAGCCCGGTGCTGGGTGGAGTCCGTGAATATCGGACTCCCATCCCTCATTGGCTGCTCTGATAAAGGTCTCCTTCAGCTTTCTGTACTGGAGTCTGGCTAGCCAATCTGTTGTTTGATCCAGCGGCAAGGTCTCTACACCACGAAGAACTGGCACTGTCTGTATAGGATTCTTCATAGTTTTATTTAGTGACCCTGCATGGGATAAAGAAATGTAGTCGCCTCGGATAAACTTAGGGGAGTCTCCTGGGTCAACAACTTTGCCGAGGTTGGTAAGCGCCTTGGTGACAACCTCAACATTTCTTTTCTTAATGCCCTCACTGGCATAGACCTTGTGGATCTCGTCTGCCAGATACCGCTGAACTGTTTCTATGTTCGTCTTTTCAAGAAGATCGTGTGGGTTTATTATGCCCGACGAAATAGGCTGTCCCTTACGGATCTTCTGTCCCTTTTTAACTGTGACCCTAAGGTTCCCAGGAATGTAAGCGTCCTGCGTACCTATGACTAAGTCATACCCACCAACAGGGCTCTCCTTGACGGATTTAACCTCTCCAGCCATAGGGGAAAGGGTCGCTGCATGAGCCAGGGTTTCTGGCATCTTTAGAAGCTGGGATACACGGTCGATCCCGCCAACAACGGAGCTTCCTCCTCCTGCGACACCACCTGTATGGAAAGCTTTCATGGAAAGCTGCGTTCCGCGTTCACCAATAGCAGTTCCCGCGATTAGCCCAATATTTGTGCCTTTGGAGATAACTGTTCCGTCATCGGTGACCCCGTAACACTTAGAGCATAAGCCCTTGGAAAGTTCACACTTCAGGGGCGATCTAGCAATAACTCGATCTACTTTCGCAGACTTGAACTTAGAAAGAAGATTAGGAGTAATAAGGGTATTCGCAGAGACCTTGAGCCCACCAGAGGAAATGGGCTTCGCAGTAAACCTATCTACTAAGTCCGAGTCCGTGACGGGTAAGGCGATGCCCTTAGTGGTTCCGCAGTCATCATTGGATACGATGTAGGAGATGGTCGTGTTAGCAATTTGCTTGTTTAACGCCCCAGGCTTCTGGACCGACTGAACCTTTTTAATCAGGCCCGATCTCGCACCAGAAGTAGTTACCCAGTAGTCCGAAGACTTAAGTCCCTCTGAATAAGACCTTGAAATTGGGACTGGGATGACTCTGCCCTGAGCGTTCTCCACAAGCATCGGAGAAATAATCATCTGCTTCAACTGCGCCCAAGATGGTTTAACACCGGCTTTTTCCATAGCCCTTAGCTTATTCCCGTCCTTATCTAACAAGCCCCGAGCCTCTTTACTCATGGCGTCAGAAGCATCTGTGTAAAGCTTAACAACCTTAAGGTCTGCGGCTTCCTGGGAAAGCATGTTCATGGAAACTTGTTTGCGAATCACAGACTCTTGCTTCGCAGCTTTAGCCATGTGCTTCTCTCGAATCTCCCGCAATGGGAGGAAGTCGGAGAGCCCAAAACTAAAGCCGATGTTGTAAGCGTGCCCGAACCCAAGATCTTTAATCTTATCTGCGGTATTGGCGAACTCGGAAGGTGTCTTTGTCGCGAGGTCCCTAAGAACAGATTGTAGTCTACCCTTATCTACAACAGCCTTTGGATCCTTTAAAAATTCTTCTGACTGAATTTTGGAAGGCAGTTTGCTGTTGAAGAGCAGTCTCCCCGCTGTCGTCTTTATAGCCCCAACCTGCACAACATCTGTCATGCTTGTTTCGCCAGACTTAGCGGAGTCAATCGCTTCCTTAGCATTCTTAAAGCGGTTATTGGAACCCTTGCCCCAACGAGTGAGAAGGTACAGACCAAGCTGCCCTTCAAGGGTTGGTTGATACATTACCCTTCCAGTAGCTGGGTTAAACAGGTTCTTGGAAGGCATCATCTTTTGTGCCTCGTCAACCGCCTCCTGCGATACAGGGACAAATACCGCCATGGTATCCCCGTCAAAGTCAGCGTTAAATCCACCGACAACCAGTGGGTGGATGTGGATAGCAGACTCATCATGGAGCTTTGGCTTAAAGGCCATAATCCCAAACTTATGCAGTACTGGATCTCTTTTAAAGAGTACTGGCCTCTTACTAACTGCAATATCAAGCGCCTTGTTCGCCAAGGAACTCTTCTTGTCTACTTCTTCTCGTGCCTGCAAGGGGGTGTACCCCATCTTTACAAGCTCTCTTACAACGAACGGGCGATAGATTTTCATCGCACCCTTCCGTGGCAGACCAAGCTCATCAAGATGCAGTTCCATATTAGGCACAATAACGGAACGCATACTTATGTCTTGTCGCCTATCTACTAGCCGTTGAAGGAAGTAGCTCTGCTTAGGTGAGGATCGCCCGGACAAAATATGAAGAATCCCCGGAGGCCTTGGCTGACCGTCTGTGGTCAAGCCGCCCTGCGTCATTGTCTGGACACCCATCAGAGCTTCTGTCGCTGAGTAAAGATCCTCCCTAAGCTTAGTAATCTCACTATCCGGAAGGACCCCTTTGGCCTCGTTCAGCTTCTTATTTAGAAGAGCGATGTCTCTGTAAAGCATGTTGACGCCATCAATGTTCAAGTCACCGCCCTCCATGGCAGTAATCGGACGGAACAGAGGCGGCAACACTGGGACGTGATCCAGTACGTAGGCTTCAGCAGCACTGATGTTGTTGTTCTTGAGCATCAAGCTGTACTTGATTTTCTTGTTGACTTTATCGAGGTCATTGCGGCGAACCGTTTTGATCTTCTCTTTTGCCTCCGCAAGCTCCTTATCAAGGTCCAGTCCTTTAAGGGCCGCAACTATGGCAGAGGGACCAGTGCTTACCCCATCACCCGACGCTACAACGTCTCCCTCGGCGTTAAACCCTAATTTACCGTCAATGATACCGTCGTACTCTTTTCCAGTAATCCCAAGGAGAGAGCGTACGCCTTTTTCGAAGACAGGATTGGGTATGGACTCCGCAAGCTTGATATGCGACCAGTTCTTTCCGCCAGGACCTCCAGTAATGGTCTCGTCAAACAAACCATTCTTTTCAGGCTTCAGGTCCTTTCCTCTGATGACCCTACTGCCGTCCTTAATTTCCCCATTAGACATTTCAACAATCTGTTTGTCCGTTAGTGGGGAAACAATCAGCCCATTACCATCCTTCTCAACATTCAGCCCTAGCGCACTCATGTAGGCTAGGAACTTCTCGTAAGCAAACGAGGGCTTCGGTGTTGGAAGCACTGCGCCTGTCTGAACCGCAGTCCAAACCTCGTCCTGCTGCTTGTCTCCCTTATAGGTTAATGCGTCCCGAATGTTCGCCGTAGCTCCATGCGCGAGCATTGCGTACAAACCAAGTTCACCAAACCGCTGTGCGCCTCCGCTCTTGCCACCGCTTTTTGGAACCAAGTTCGCGTCATAGTCGTAGCCATACCCATGTGATCTGGCGCTAAGCTTCTTATCGACTTGGTGCATAAGCTTGAGGAAGTACTGATGTCCCACCAAGACTTTACCGAGGCTCTTCCCGGTTTGCGGGTCGAACAACTCACGCGTCTCAGAGAGCCCAGCCCCCTTTAAAGCATTATCTACAACATCACGGTAGCCCATATCACGCTCATGCTCTTTTACATGAACGGTCTTAGGGCCTGCTTTGGTCTGGATAACCCGAGTATGCGCCTTAACGCGGACAATCTTCTTCCTATCATCTGACTGAAAGTTCTCGACTGCGTACGGTTCGCCTTGGGTGTAAGCAACATTCCCAAGGCTTGTTTCCAGAACCTGCCCCGGATTGATTCGCCCAGGAACACCCGAGGGGTTTAAGACAATATGTAGTGCGTTGCCTTCTGCGTCCTTGGGCATCTCTTCATCAGGTATTACTGCGGTAATAACACCCTTGTTTCCATGCCTACCCGTAAGCTTGTCTCCAATATCTGCTTGCTCTTCAGTCTTAACGTAGACAACGATCTCTCGACCATTTCTAACTACGTCTGTCACGGTTCCGCGATAGGGCTTGTCCCAAGTCAGTGACTTGTTTTTATACGGTCGGACCAAAGACTTGTGAATGCCTTTGAGTAGAATCTGCTCCTTAGAAGGCTCCGTCTTTTGCAGAACGGTGACAATGGTATCGCCGGGGTCAACAACTTGACCCTTTTTGATCACACCATCTTCATCCAGCTTCACGGAATTCTCATCAGATATGGAGCCGGGGTAGTTTGCGCGAAACTTCTTTAGCCCAACACCCATACCCTTATCTATGTAAGACCGCTCTTTATGTAGGTGGTTACTAGTAAGCTTCTTGGAGGCACTCTCACTAATTACAATTCCATCCTCAAACACAAGACCCTTGTAGGGCAAGTACCCAACACGAAGGTTTGTCCCCAGGGAAAGCGTGCCGCCCCGAGTGAAGTTTGTGTCTGCGATTATTTGACCAGAGGAAACTTTGTCCCCCTTTTTCACCAGCGGATTACTGCTAATAAAAGCTTTTTTATCGTTGAGCGGGAAGTTGTCATAAAGCTGAATTTCGTGCTTCTTTCCTGCCTTGTCTTTAACCACAACTCTGGACGATGAAATGGAGTCCACAAATCCAGACACAGGTGAAGGATGCGAGGTAAACCGACCAACGATCTTTTCCCAAGTAGCGTAGTTAGGGTCCGGGTTTCCAGAAACAACCTGCACCAGGGGCTGCTCCGGGTCCTTGAGGGAGATAGCCTGCTCAATATGTCTGGTCGCCATACCAGCGCGATTCGCTTGGTCAGATGGAAGAAACGGGACAAGATTAGCGGTAATAGAGAACATCTGTTTTGGGGACTGTAGTACATAGTCCACATCAGAAGACGACACACGACTAGGGTCTCCACCACCTACCGGAATAACAACAGACGTGTCTTTTTTGGGCTTAGGGGTTTTACCAGAGAAGTCGTACTGGTCTGAGAAAGATACATTGCCTAGAGTTAAATCTGCTGGAGACTTATCGTTGTATTTACCGGCCTTTACGTCAAAGACACGGATTGTAGGCGTTGTTCCTTTTTTACGGACCCCAAGAGACAGGTGCCCACTAATGCCAGAACGCTTACCCTCTGGGGTATGTACCGGATCAATAAACCCTAAGTAACTAGAGTCAATCAGCTTAGCCTCATCAGATATCGCACTGTCGTTCTGGATACCTCCGGTTCCCATGATGGTGGTTCTTAAGAAGCCTCCAACCATATCGACAGGGTTAACTTGGGTTGTTTGTTGAGACAGCGATGTGGAAGTAAAAAATGCCTTAACGGGCACATTGAAAATATCAGAAGTAACAATGGCGCGGACGTTGTCCCTGCGGTCCAAATTGTTTGTCATCTTGTAGGTGATGCGCCGCTTGGAGTTGGCTATACGCTCTGGGATGTGGTCATTAATCGCCCAGAGTTCCTTGAACTGTAGCGCATCTCGGTTGTCTACCTTGTCATCACCCTTGTTAATGTTTAGGAGCTTCTCAGACGAAGCCAGTAATGCTCCGCCTGTAACAGAGGAGAAGCCTTTGCCTAGAGTGATCTTGGTGGTGTCTTCAAGAAGCTTGGTTTTTTCAAGTGCCTCTTGAATTACTGGCACCGCCTCCGAGTCGGTCTTCGCGCCCGCTCTAGGATTGAGTGCTTTTGATAGCTTTACAAGTTCGCCGCGCTTCTTTGACTTCAGGGCGCTTGTATAGAGTTCCGTACCCCAGGTCTTCTGGATATTCTCGTCTTTTACACCTAGTGCCTGTAGCACCGGGAGTAGCTGGATATTCGATGTCCCGTAGGACATGAGGAAACGCCTCTTGGTGGGGTCAAACCCAAGACGAAATCCTCTTCCTTCTGCCAGATTGAACTGGGACTCAAGCTCACCGTTTGCCTTACGCCTAGCGTAAACACCAGACTTCAGACGCCACTGGTTGTCTGCTTGGTACTCCGTTCCATCAACTATATAGCTATACCGCCTAGTGATCTTCGGAAGGTTCAGAACTTTCAACTTCTTGGCAGAGTTAACAACCTTACCAGTCTCGTTGTTGACCAGATCGAAATTACCAAAAATACCCTGCGCCCAAGTTCTGCCACGAAGCCGTGCTTTCTTCTGTGCGCCAATGTCGTCAAGGTCTAGGGGGTCTCCCACATAGATATCCTTGGCAACAAGGGTGTGCTTCTTTCCCACCAGGGGAAAGAACTTTTTGATTTCGTTTATTGTCCCGTCTTCGAGAGTTTCCATTACCCTCTGGGGATCTAAAACATTAGACATTAATCCCTCCGTGCAGACACGGCCTATTAGTTAGGTATAAGAACTATGATGGGCAATGAGGCCCTCACCTTTAAAGCAACTCAAACAAAAGGAGTTTATGTTGTGATCAGTAATCGGAAGAAGTTGTACCATGCACGTTCTAATTATAGAAAGATGCCTCGTGGCGCATTCTGCAAAAATAGTTGTGAAGACCTTGCAGACGCGGTTGAGGAATCTCTTAGTTCGGGGAAGTAACCCTTGAAGATTAAAAAGCCTATTAAATGCTTTATCAAACAGGGCTACTGTCGCGAACCAAAGAACTGCGGGCAGTGCAGCTACTTCCTTGAAAAAAGAGGCGGTGTCTTCTGGGTATGTTCTAAATGCCTTACGCATGATGACGACACCTCTAGCTTCTTCCAAAAAGGTCGATGTGATCGCTGTGATAACTTCGCAGCAATCCTGGTATGTGTAGATTAAATCTGCGCACCATCTGGACCTGTTCTGGGTGGTTTCTGCTCCGGTAAAGGTCTCATGGGTTTAACCCCCTGGCCTGATAGAGCATTGTTTACAAGCATGTATAGGTCTGGGTTGCTGGCTCTTAATTGGGCCAGCACCCTATACCTATCCACTTCATTCATTTTTTGTATCTCAGACGTGAGCTTTTTAGCCTGCGCGAACAGGTCTACCATTGGGCTCTGCCCCATTTGGGTAGGACTCTGTTCTGCCCCTTGGACTACGCCACCAGCCTGCTGCGCCTGTGGTGCTGCTTGTTGCTGCGCCTGCGCGGCATTCGGGTCTTGTTGCTGCGGGGCATCGCCTTGCTGTTGGGGTGGTGGTTGTTCCCCTCCGCCTTGTTGAGGTTGTCCCTGCCCCTGTCCTTGAGCGCCTTGCTCTTGTCCGGGAGCGCCCTGCTGCTCTTGTCCGGGAGGAGGACCATACTGCTGCTGCATCTGCATCTGGTTCTCTTGCTGCATATTCTGCGACTCGATTTGATACCGAGTCTGTACAAGCATTGACTCTCCCTGAGCCTCTGTTTGTCGAATTTGCTGCTCCCGCTGGGTCAAGCCAAACATCTCTGCTTCTTTGTTGATCAGTTCAATCTCGTTGTCGAAATTGAAGTCTCGGGACTGCAAGAACGTGCGGCGACTGATCATACCAGCGTTGGCCAAGTTCATATCAAAAGATGCCCGTTGAATGTCATCAGCCATCTTGAATGGTTTGAACTTCAACTTAATCTTGGGGAGGTTCAGGAAGTGCGCAACGCGGTCTCTAATGAACTCAACACACCGAAGCATATCCTGTCGGTTTCCTAAGAATTCATTCTCAAGAGCCCGAAGATTAACAGAGGCACCGGAATACTGGGCCTCTCCGTAGAAGAATCCTGTGGGAACTCCCATACCTGCAATAATTTGATCACTGTAAATTCTCAGTTCTTGGTGTAGTAGTAACGAACGGCCTTGGCCACCAACCATCTGGTAACCAACGGGAACGGGCATAACCGGTATGTGGTTATTGTCTTGTCGCCACCTACGGATTTGCCCCTGAACCTCTTTCTGCCAATCTTGTAAATTGATTTGTGAGTAAGGGTTGTTTCCGTCAGCGGAGATTTGCGGGAAGAGTACTCGCATTGGAACAACGTGCTCCATGGCGACAGCTTCCTGCGCTTTTCGTAAGACCTGTAAGAAGAATATGTCTTTGAGTACAGGTAGGATTAGAGGAGCGCCCCAACCACTGTCCGATGGGGATCTTGATATGGAAGGGCGTCGGCTATGGAAAATCTTATCGCTATCTAAAAGAATCGACTTCTTTTTACGTAGCGCATCAATAAATGCCTGGGGAATCGTCTCAAGGACATCTGGCTTACCCAGAGTAATGTCGTTCTTAAGCCCTCGGGGCATCTTGTAGTAGTACAAGTACTTGCCGGTAATCTCATTATATTTAATAATAATGTGCTTTGGATTCCAGCGAATGAGGGAGATCTTAACTGCGGCTTTAACAGGTTCGTCTGTAACTCTGGCGGGTCCGAAGTGACCGCATTGTGGGCAGTCTAAGTGGAACTGGAGGCCCTTCCATTTATACCCCGTGCTATGTGCGGGACCATCCCAACCACAACTAGTGCACTTGAGTACTTTGGTAAACGGGAACGCGATAGAGATGAAGGAGTTCCCGTAAGTATACCGGTCCAAGTTTGCTTCAATCAGAAAAGACCGGAGCAAGAACTGGTTCTCAAACAGTTCCTTGTACATACCGACAACGCCTTCGTTATCGTCTTCGTAAACCAAGTCAGTAATGGGGTAGGTAGCCAGCTTCTGGGTTACAGCGTTAACCAGGGGGTTGGTAAGCTGGTAATAATGGCACCAGTCAAAGCACTCTTTAATTGTCTTTGGAATGTAGTTCTTGGCAACATCAAAGAAAGGACTCGGGTAAAACCCATCTGGGCGACCAACGGACTTCGCCCTAGCTCCGCTAGAGGATAACCCATATCGTTGTGAACCATAATCTGCCATCTGTTACTCCTACGGAACCAGCTTCTTTAGCTGCGTGAGTAATGCCCTAGAGGAAGATTCAAGGAAGTCTTTCACAGATGTCACCTTCATTAGCTGAACATCATCCTCGTTCTTACCATTAAATGTGGGTTTCCTTCGCATCTTCACCGCTTTTCGTATACTTTCTTGCCGCTGTCCACCCACGAATTTCGTTAGGTGTTTATTGCAGGGCTCCAAAGGTCCCGGGCCATAAGCCAGCCCGTGATCTAGCATAACAGCAGCTACATATTTATACACCTCATTAGATATATTTAAGTCTTCTTTTACTTGCGCCAATATATCTAGTGCTAATGCTGCCCTGTGCGGGGTGGGTTTTTGTATCAGGTCAAACCTTGGAGTTAGCCCTACAAAACCCATAGATACTTTCTCAAAGGTTTCCCACCGCTGGTACGGCTCATCAGAAACGTGACACGTTCTAATGGCCTGAATCTTATTCTTGTTGATCTCTGAGATTGTGGTGTTCCACGTTCTCGCGATTTCCACCCAACAAGTTTCAGGCTCCCACCCCAAATAATCTGAGCCGAACTCCTTCAGGAGCATCAAGTTCAGGATAAGCGGGTGCGTCTCACGGTTAGTAAACGCGTGTTTTGGTACGGTTGGTCCGCCTATTTGTGCAGCACTATCAGTTGTTACGTTCATCGATCATCCGAGCAATAACCTGCTTGTGCGTATCTGGTAGGCTGTCAAGTACGGCCACCGGATCAGTGGTAAACTGCGTGGTGAAATCCTCACCAAAGGAGCTAGTTAACCTATCTGACCCGCCATTATCAACCCAAGACTTGATGTCATTGGGTTCGTACTCTCTTCCACCAATCTCAAGCGGTCGTGCAACGGACGCATTCTTCTCTACCGAAGTACCAAAAACTGTCTGGTACGGGTCCGGTATTACTCGGTTATACAGATGTGTGACTCCGTGTCGGATATCGAAATCCGTTAAATCCTCGGCCAACTGGTCTGGATCTGCGGAGGCGGACTTAACCATTAATGCCTCCAACTCTGCCACGCCGTCTCCGCCAAGAACTGCCATTCTTCGCGTGTCGATTCCCACACGGAAATCCGACCCAAGCTCAGCGCGACCGTAGTCCTGCATATCATCTGTTAGTAGGTCGTTGAACACGCCTGCCTCTTTGACCTGCATCATCAATCGGCGTTTCCCTCGCGGGGAGCAAGAGTCAAAAGCATCCTTCATGACTTCCCACTGACTGTCACCGCTCACGCCAAACAAGGACTCCAGCCCTCTATCTTCGGCCTCACCGCTGTAACCAAGTTCCATAGCGGCGGTTTTGGTAAGGTCCTCTGGGGGTGTAAATCCAAAAGAAACCAACGCTTCGCTTAATTTCTGCGCTGCCTCTTTTTGCAAGGGCTCTGGGAGGGCTCCCCCATGCTCAGAAAAGTACAGTGCGGAGGCAATGGTATTCCCAGCGTCTACAATAGGTAGTTTACGCGCTTGACCCTGCGGAGTATCTACAACAAGGGCGTAGTCACCGTCTTTAGTGGCGTTACTATTCGAAAGGTCTGCGGCTACCTTAACAATATGGGGGATCCCTCGCTCAGAAAACTCTCTGCGAAGTAATAATCCACCATCATCGTAATGGTCTAGAACTGCTGGTAATTGATTCATGATGTCTCCCACAAGGGCTTGAATGTTTTTGGTATAAGCAAATCGGAAAGCCCCAAACTTTTTCTAACTCAAAAACCCGGAGGTTATGATGGACAATAATAAAAGATGTACGCTCAAGGTGGAAGTACCACGTAAGCGTCCCGAACTCAAAGATGTACTTCTAGAGGCTGGCTTGCAAGGCCTCAAAGAAGCAGCCAGTGCTCTTGCAAATAGTTTATCACGTAATGATGATAACAGCCGTAATGTTAAATTGACAATCGATGTACCAAAAATCAATGTAGGTTCCTCGGCTTCAGACGACAATGTCGATACCTCAAATACTGAAGATCGGCAAGAACCTTCAGATGAAGATGAGGAGTGTTGATGGCCCAATTAACTAGGTTTGGTCAGGTAATAAAGAAATTAAGAGACTCTTCTGGATATACGTCCAGAAGGAGTTTCGCCATTGATTGCGGATTATCTGCGGAAACTATACGTAATTATGAGTCTGGTAAGGCGCTCCCTTCTAACCAAGCACTCATGCAAATGCTCAAAGTTTTAGAGCTAGAGTTGTCCTCTAATGAGGCTAAAGAGGTTATTGCCTCCTTGCATGAAGCTCGAAGAAGTAGGGCCGTAGGCAATAAAAGGTCCTACGGAGCAGCGGCAAATTTAGAACTAAGTAAGTACCTAAGTGATTCAAATGTCTCTGAGGAAAAGATAGAAGCACTAATATCTCTGTTTCTGGAGTATATCAACCCTGATAGACAGAGTGATAGTTTCATGTATTTCTTAAGACAGAAGATAACAAAGATATTGGAGTAACTATATGATGTACCTCCCCGAACTGGACGGAGGGGCCCGCATTCTGGATGAGGCTTTTGCCTCCGCCAGCATGTGGATTCCAAAAAGTATGGTAGAAAACCGTGACGCATTTATTCGTGCAACAACGGTACGTACCGAGAATTCACGCACCGGAGAGGTCAAAACAATCTCTTTGGCCCACAGCCGCAAAAATCACCTAGTGGTCGCTAGGCACCTATTCACAGAAGAAGAGTGGGAGTCTCGACTTGGGAATTGGAGTATTCCCGCTATGGAGATTTTCTGGGATAACTTTGACTTCGGGGACAAAATATCTCCGAGGGATAAGTCCCAAAAGGAGGCGTGGGAGGCATTTTCAACCGCAGAGAATGGGGTTCTAAACCTTGCTTGCGGTAAGGGCAAGACAGTGATGGCCCTAAAGAAGATCGCTCAACGCGGCCATCCAGCCATAGTCATTGTTAATAATAGAGGGCTAATGGATCAGTGGCGGGAGCGGGCCTGTGAATTTCTTGATATCGATGAGAAAGATATTGGTATTGTTCAAGGCCCCAAAGCTGAGTGGGATAAGCCTCTTGTGCTGGCAATGATTCATTCGTTAGCCAATCATGCAGAGCGTGGTCTAGATATGGACCACAGGCTTAGGTTTGGTACGGTAATATTTGATGAGGTTCATCACTTAAGTGCCACCAAGTTTAGCCAGACTGCTGATTTATTTCTCGGTAATAGATACGGATTGACTGCTACCCCTACCCGGGAAGACGGTTTGGAAGATGTGTACTACGCACATATCGGAAGAATCTTTCACAGTGATTTGGTGGGTGATCTAACTGCGAAGATATTCTTCGTAAAGATACCAACTCCTCTCCCCCCAAATGAGTCAATCATACAAGATAAAACTGGAGAGTTCTCTGCTCCCAAAATGTATACGTATCTCGCTAATAACGAGGAAAGGAACTGTAGAATCTTGAAGTGTGTTTGTGATGCACTAGACAAAGGTCGAAAGATCTTAGTACTGGCCCACAGTAAAGCGCACCCCCAAATTCTACAGGATAAATTTCTCGACAATAAGCGTATGAAAGGATATACAAGCGGCGTCGTTACTGGAGATACCTCCGGTGGGGACCGCACCAAGATAATCAGAGACTCTGATGTTGCGTTTGCAACTTTCCAGGTGGCTAAGGAAGGACTCGACGTTGCTGAGTTGGACACATTGTTATTCGCTACCCCATTCAAGTCTTGGGGCGCTTTCCAACAAGGGAAGGGGCGTATCGAACGACAGTTCAATGGCAAAAAAGATCCTATCGTCCTGGTCATGGATGACACATACATCGGAGCATCTACCAACATGTGCCGAGCGCTTAAACGAGGAATTGTACAGAATGGATTATCTTTCAAAACCGTCGAAGGATGATCTTAAGTCATATCTACACACATTCAACAACTGTACAGCGTGCAGACTTCATAAGAACAAAAAGGGTTTAATCCTTGGACGAGGGAGCATCCACGCGTCTGTTGTTGTGTTGTTAGATAGGTCGAGTGTTCGCGCCGCATATAGTGGAAACATTATGGACGGCGGTGAAGGACAAACGCTTCAACAAGTCTTACGATTTGTAGCGGAAGATTATCCAGTAATACGTGAAAATTTCCTTTGGGTAACCCCCGTAACTATCTGCCCTACACAGAGGCCCGGAAAGCAAGAGATGCTACCGACGCCTACTGCCAAGGAGCAGGCAGCTTGCTTTGAAAGGTTATCTGGGGAACTACATCGCATACAGCCTGAAATCATCATTGCTTGTGGTTCAGCCGCCTATAAGGCAGTTACTCCCACAGGAAGTGGTTCCTACGACGAGCGCGTAGGTAGGGTTGTAGAGGCATATATTAACGGTGATATTGGGAAATATCCGATACCCGTGATGGTGACTTATTCAATGAACCAACTGTTTCGGAATCCGACGCAAAATGTCGGAGGTGTATGGAATAAGACAGTTGGCCACTTCAAACAGGCTGTATCAATAGCCGAAACTTTATTGAAAACAAGGAGGACCTCAAATGGGGTATAGTTCAAAACAAACAGAAGCAAGAAAAGCAGTAGAGAAGTTCGAGGAGTCGCGACAAGCGATCCACACCTTCCTAGAAGAACACCCACAACTTATGGATATTTTTATCCCGTTGATGGACCAGTACAATGTCAACCTGTCCGAAGCAAAACAGTTGGTGCGGAATCTTCCGGGTTCCGATAAGCTCTCTATCGGACCATTCACAAGAACCGCTCGTCCTAAGTCAGTTGTCTATGACGCCACAAAGGTTAACCCTGAAGTTTTGGGGCTACCGGGTGTCGTTAAGAAAATTGACGCAAAGGAAGTTGACCGATTGATTGTGGCTGGGACAATCTCCCATGCAGATGTAGAAGATGGGCAGTCTGAGGAGTTTGGCTCTGCCAGAGTTCTTGGTCCGAAAGAAATTGTATTGAAAGTTGTCTAACCAATGGCTGGCTATAAAAAGAAAGCCGTGGCTGACACCCCCTCACTAGCTGAGGGGTTTGCCACCCTGCGACGTACCACGGTAAAGAGTTGGGGTTCTAAAGATGACATTCAAAGTGAGGATGAAAGAATGGAAGAACAAATTCCTGTAAAGTCGTTGGTCTCTGGAGACCCTGCCGCTGCTGCGTCTGTTACCGCTAGTGTGTCCACTAAGATGTCAGACGCTGTGTATTACCCGCCTAACGGTACTTGGGACAAAATCCCATATAGCGTAGAGGTATTTTCAAGCGTGACCTTAAAGTGTGATCAAGATTCCGACACCATTAAGTCGGCCCATGAGATGGCTTATGATCTCGCATGGGACTCATCTAGGGAGCATATTTTGAAAGCAGTTGCGGGACACACGGTAGATATTAAACAACGTCTCTGCCCAGGCTACTTCTCGGAAGAGGGGTAGTCTTATGGCGGACTTATTGAAGTGCAACATAGATTCCCTGCACGCTCATAGCATTGAGGTTTTTAGTTCAGATGCCGCTGGTAGTCATGCGGTTATCAAAGCTAAGATCGGCTTTAGCGTTGCAGGGAAACCTGTTGGAGAAGTATCTGTAGATGGTTTAGAGCAAAATGAAGATGTCATAGAGGCCGCAAGATTACTTGTTGCTGCTGTGGAGAAAGCTTTTGCGCCGACCGTAGGCATTATAAGCGAACTAGACGAAAAGAAACCGGAAGAAAACCCGCCTGCGGGCATCACCGATTTCTAGCGACAACATGGAGGTCACATGGCATCAAACTGGGAGTTGCAACTTATTGCGTCAATTGTACGAGGGGAATCGCCAGCCGACCTTTTCGAAAGCGCTCAGAAAGAAGGTATCACCTTCCGCACATTCGGAGGCATGGAGGCGAAAACCTTATGGGCAACCATAGACGCGCACTATAAACGACCTAAAAATTTTGGTCACGTACCCAGCGAACAAGCATTAGGGGAGCAGTTCCCCTCACTGGACCTGCCAAAGCCTGTTGAAAACTTTCTAGACCTTTGTGGAAAGATTAGAGACGGACATCTCAGAAGAGAGGCAGAGACAGCATTAAATAAGTATCTGAGCGATATTGAGCCTAGTAAAGGTGCCGAGGTTGTTAGTAAGCTCCATGAGCATCTAGGACAGCTTCTAGAGCAAGCGGTAGCTGACAACGACGTTTGCTTTTCCAAGGTAGCTTTTCAGGAATGTGTGGATGAACTCCAATCTGTGGAGTCCTCCAGCGGCATGACTGGAATGCCTTGGCCTTGGGCGAGGCTAAATGCTGCTACCCAGGGTATTCAACCCGGTGATTACATCATGGTCTGGGCTTTGCCTAAGAACATGAAAACTTGGTTTGGGTTGGTGATTGCTGCGTACCTTCTCGAAACGGGTCGTAGAGTTCTTATCTACTCTAAGGAAATGACTTGGGACGCAGTTAGAAGACGGCTTGCTTGTATTATCGCAAAAGTAAATTACACAAAACTAAAAGAGGGTAGCCTGTCCTCTGCTGAGACTGAGCAATACTTACAAAAACTAGAAGAGATATGCGACCCTCAATTTCCTGGGGATGTCTGGTTCACGCAAGCTGACCGTGCAGACGGTAGTGTTGGTGGTCCTGACGATATCCGTAGGAAGATAGAGGTGTTTCGTCCTCACTTTGTATTGTTGGACTCTGCTTACATGCTGGAGCTTCCTGGTTCTGGTGCGAGTGCTTTGGACTGGAAACAGATGTCTATCGTCAATAGGCGCTTAAAGCAGATTGCAAAAACCACAGGGATACCAATGCTGGCTATCCTACAGGAGAACGAAAGAAGTGCGTATAAGTATTCAAAGTCTAGGGGGACAGCTTCCTTGGCTATGAACACTGGTGCGGTCATGGACTGTGATGTTGGTATCCGGTTGGTCTATCACAAGCGTCGGGAAGAGATCTCTATCCACCTTGCCGCTGCTCGTGAAACGACTGACGAAGGATTCACGATCAACGCCCTAGCGGCTGAGAACTTTAACTACGCACACGACGGGCTGTATACGCTCGCAGACGTTCAAGAAGAAGAGGAAGAAGTGTCCCTTCCAGAAGGGGTGTCCGATCAACCTACAGTTGACGAATCGGTCACCAGCCCTTTAATGGCCATTAGTAGAGATCGTGATGAGATCGATGATGACCTTGGGTTGTAGCTATGGATTATAGACATGAAATCATGTCCATATTGCAGAGCCACATAAGATTCCACGAACACCAATCCGGTACTACAAATGTCGCTGCTTACTGCCCCTTTCATAAGGGTGGTAAGGAGTCTAAGCCCTCATTCTACGTGTACGTAGGGCCTCCCACGAGCAACAAGCTCCCAGGGGCCTGTTTCTGTCATACGTGTAGTGAGGGTTGGAGCCTGATAGGTCTCCTAAAGAAGTTGTCTGTACCGAACTCCCTTATAGACACCATACGGTCCCACGTAGAAGAAGCTTACCCTGAGCAAAAAAGGGACAAGCTCGAATTTGGGTGGACCCAACTACCTGAGGCGGTTCTAGGCATGTTTTCTTACATGCCTAAGAACTTGCTTGAGATTGGTTTTTCTGAGGAGGTGTTACGTGAGTATGAAGTGGGCTTTGACAGAGGGCGTAAGAGGATAATTTTCCCCATTCGAAACCACCTTGGTGAGTTAGTGGCTATGTCTGGTCGTACCGTAAAGGACGCTTGGCCTAGGTACAAAATTTACAAGGAAGAGCTGTCCGAAGTTGTTGGCGGGTACTCTTTCGATAAGAAGGCGGTCTTGTGGGGACTAGATAAATTTTATAATTCTCGCATGTATAATGATAGAAACATTGACATGCCTGTAGTAGTGTGTGAAGGATTCAAAGCAGCCTTGTGGGTTATCCAGAGTGGATACCCCTTCACCGTAGCAATTCTAGGGTCTTACTTGAGTAAGGAACAAGAAGCATTGTTATCAAGAGTAGCAAATCGGGTTGTGCTATTTCTCGATAATGATGATGCGGGTAGAAAGGCTACTCACAAGATCATGGAGAACCAGCTTCAAGGTCTTGATTTAAAAGCTGCCAATTATAGGCAGAACCATGGCAAGTCTCCCGATGACTTGTCGCTAACAGAGGTGCAAGCCGCGATAGAGACGGCACTAACACCGATTACTTGGAGGAGATCCAATGAGTAAAGTTGATTACGCAGAATTTCAAAAAATGCAGGCAGAGAAACGCCAGCGGCTTCTTAATAAAACTAAGCAAGCCAACCGCCCTAGCGGCGGAGGCGGAAACAAGAGTGGGGGCTATGAGGTTCCTGCTTGGAAGAAACGCCAAGAGTACTTCAAGCCTGGAACGGAGCCCACAAAGATCCGCCTTATCCCTAATGATAAAGGAGAACTGTGGTATCCCTACATGAGCAAGTGGGTTTCTACCGCGAAAGGAAAGAGAAATATTATCTCTAATGCCTGGAACGGTGACAGAGACATGCCGTGTGTCCTCTACTACTACGCAGTGGAGAATGAGAACGCGGACTACCTTGCCTCGGAGCAAATGGTCACAACCGTACTTGTCTTGGAAGATTACTATAAGATCCCCAAGACATCTGCCAAAGGTAACGAGTACCACGTGTACGAGAAAAGCCTTGGCACAGATAAGCACGGTAGGACCTTAGACCCCGCAGAGTATCAGAGTTATGAGAAGTCATTTGGGAGGAAACTGCATTGGTCTATGTGGCCAAGCCAGCAGCGGAATTTCATGAATACGCTTCTCAGTCTTGTAGACAAATGTGCAAACTGCAAAGACGGTGAAATCAGTGTGTACGCGTATGGTTGCCCCCAGTGTGGAGGAACCATCGCGGACCACCGAGAAGAGCCTATCGACCGAGAAAGCGAACAGGTTCTGAGAACACAGAGCGTTGTTTGCCCTCATTGCGAGGCAACAGTCGTTGCGGAGCAGCAGTATGAGTGTGTAAAGCAAGACGGTTATGGAGGCGATTGGGTTGAGGGCTGTGGTAGCCCTATCCGTATCTCGCTCGATGAACCTCTCGACCTTGTTATTCGAGCCGTACCTGCCGGTAGAAGTGTCGCTATCGAAGTCTTGGAGTTTGGCCCCGCGTCAGACGACGGAAAGTCTATTCCTGACTGGATGACCAAGCCTTTCGAGTTCGACTCTTTCTTCGGGAAGATGGACTTGGCTGATCAAGCGAACTCTATGGGTCTCCCGATGCCCTTCGAGGAATCGGCACAAGCTCTTGTAGATCAATTTTTTGAAGCACAGGCCGACGAGGAAGATGACGATAGCATCCCCTTCTAGGCGGTAATTAGGCGGGGGCTCGGGAGACCGGGTCCCCGCTTTCTTTTCCCAAGGAGGACTATCATGGGGATGTTTACGCTTCTTCCAGAAGCAATCGCAATTCGTACGCCTGAACAAGCTGCTCAGGTGATTGAGGACTACTCGGACGCTAGGATTGTAGCGTTTGATACGGAGACCACTGGTCTGTCTCGGTCTAAAGACCGCGCCGTTATTTTAGCCATAAGTGATGGTGAAAGCCGTTACGCAATTTATCCAGAAGTAATTCCTTACTTCAAAGACTTCTTAGAGAATCCCGAACTAAAGCTCGTTGCTCACAACGCAAACTTTGACCAGTGGATGCTCTTAAATATTGGCATCGACCTTAATAGGCACTCTTTGCGGAACCACTACCGTGTCTACGACACAATGGTTATGCATGCGTTGGTTGATGACACAATTGGCCACGATCTTAAGTCGCTCGTAAAAAGTTACTTAGGTATCGAGATGGTCCCATTCAAGAGTGTCTTCGGTTCACAGATGCGCCGAAGAACACTTCATGACCTACTACTAGATCCGGAAAATGAGGAGGTAGTGACGAACTACGCCTCCTTGGATGCGTACGCCACCTTTAAGCTTTTCATCGCGCTCCGAGAGGAGTTGATGGAAATGTTTACTGGTAATAATGAGTACAAGAGTCTCTGGGAGTACTATTACAAAACAGAGCTTCCTTTCACAAAGATACTTTGGGAAATGGAGCGTGTTGGCGTCAAGATCGACAAGGACGCACTGCTTGAGCAGGCTCCCAAGATCGAAGCAGAGCTTTTGTCTATCCAGAAATGGTTCGGACGAGAGATGCGGCAACTGTATGTGAACCTAAACTCTAAAGACCAAATGGGTGCTTTCTTCTTTGGAGAACTTGGCCACAAGCCTCTGTCTTATACAGAGAAAGGCAAACCCCAGCTAAACGCAGCCACTCTACAAAAGTGGGAACGTGGTGGTTGTGAGTACGCCACTAAGCTCCTTAGATATAGGGACCAAGATAAGAAGCTCTCCACATACATAACAAACTTGTTGGACCGGATACATATAGACGACAGGATCCATGCGACGTTCAATCAAACGGGAGCAAGGACCGGTCGATTAAGTTCTTCTGAACCGAACCTACAGAACCAACCCGCGTACATCAGAGGTGCCTATGTAGGTTCAAATATGACCAAGTTATACGCTGCTGACTATGCGCAGCTTGAGATGCGTATCCTTGCGCATTTCTCAGAAGACCCTTCCCTAATAAACGCCATCAGAAGTGGCCAGGATGTGCACACAAGTACCGCCTCTAAAATGTTCAAAGTTCCCTATGAAGACATCATGGTTGCAAGGGAAAAAGACGACAATGATGAGGAGCTTACTGCTCATGAAAAGACACTTCTCAAGCATCGAAAAGGCGCGAAAGCTATTAACTTTGGGCTCATGTATGGGCAGGGTTCTGGGCGGTTAGCTGCCACCCTGAATTGCTCTATCGATGAAGCAAAGATGCTTATCCGCCAGTATTTTGCGGCCTTCCCTAAGGTCACGAAGTATTTCAAAAGTGCTATTCGGGAAGCTTCTGAACTAGAGTACTGCTCCACCATTCTTGGTAGACGCAGACAAGTTCCAGGGCTGAATTCAAATGTCAGCATGGACAGAGGTAACGCAGAGCGTCAAGTGAAGAACTCCCCCATTCAAGGGACCGCTGCCGATATTACTAAACTGGCAATGATCCGCTTATGGGAAGACCCACTCATCGAAGCCTCTGGAGCGAAGATGGTCATCCAAGTTCACGATGAAATCGTGTTCGAGGTACCGGACGAGTTCGTAAATGATGAAGAATTTAACAACAGAATTTCAGATCTAATGGCCCAACCTTTCTCGTTTGACCTAGCGGTTCCGCTGGAGACCTCGGGTAAGTACGGGGCTAACTGGTCGGAGTGTAAGTGATGAACGAAATAATTCTTGAGATAGTGAGGGTGGTTCTAGCTGACGAGGCCCTTAGAGAGCAGGTTTTGTCTGAGTTGGATATTACCGATGAGGCGGCTTGGGCAATTAAAGAAGCCTACGAAAACCAAGACGAGACTTTATGAAAACCCCGTGGAGCAAGCACGAGGATGAAATGGTGCGGAGGCTTTGGCCGACACACCACGTCACCCGAATAGCTAGAAAGCTGAAGCGTTCTGACGCTGCGGTAGCCCGCAGAGCTTATAGACTTCTTGGTACCAAGCGTATCCAGGAGATTAGACAACTAAATAAAAAGCTGCGGGAGAGTCGATGATGGAGCGACATTACAGAATAATTATTGAGGAGGAGCTACGGGCTAACAACCCAAAGCAAGCCCTCGTGTACGCCTTAGAAAGAATACAGACCGAAGAAACTGTCGCGTCTGTGACATGTGAATCTACTGGAGAAGTTTTCCATTACGAGATTCAAACCTTACAACGATTAGATAACGAAAATTGAGGAGGTCCTTATGGGCTGGTGGTCTATTAATAATACGGTGTTGGACGGAGGTATCCACGAAGGTGGTACCGAAATGTTCAATGGAGATGGTCCCGCAGATATCATGGGTGTAGCGCTAGACTCAGTAGTTAAAGAGTACGAGTCTACCTGGGGACGAAAGCCTTTTAAGGAAGAGCTTCGTGCGGCGTTTAATTTTGTCGCCAATAGCCTAGAGCTAGAGAGCGTAAAAGAGAGCGTAAAATGACCGATAGAGACGCTAAGCTTCCAGAGGATTACTGGGAGCCTTTGTGGCCGGGTAAGCCTATCAACAATGAGTACAAGCATGTTGATGGGAATGCTACAGCGGATACTTGGTGCAACGAAAAGTGCCAAGTTTACGTGTACGATTACCCCCCGCTAGAGGGGTGGCCACCTATTATTGAGATGTCCCTAAAGTTGAATTCACGAGAGCCGTGGAGAGACTGGCGGGATTTTTACCGGATTAAATCAGAGCTATGTGGGACAAAATGCTGGGCTATAGAGGTGTACCCCGCGCAGGATGCTTTAGTGGACTCCTGTAACCAGTACCACATGTTCGTTTTCCCTCCAGACGTAGCGTGGCCTATCAGGCTTCACCAAGCAAAAATCACCAGTTACGGTGAGGAATTCCAAGAGATGCACCGACTTGCAGCTAAGGAGTTTGGTGAAGAAGAGTGGCAGGCCATGTCCAGTAGGACCAAACAAAGGGATTGGCATGAGCACCATAAATGCGATGAGCTTCCTGAGATTGGCCCGGTCTGGAGAAAGCGTGGGTACTTCATTAACGATGAAGGCGAAGTTGAGAAGGGGGAGGCTCCGGTAGAGGAGCCCCCTCAAGATGTTGGACAGATGCTCATGCAAGCTGTCTTGGGCACAATGACGGGCACCTCTTTTGATCCGGACTATAAAGAAGTAGCGCCAAAAACGACGCAACGGAAAAAAGGGAACAAGAGCAGGAAGAAGATGAGCAAGAAAAGCCGACAACAAAACAGAAAACGACGAACCAAGAAGTAGGAGGGTAGAATGCTTGGGTTTACAATTGGTACTGTCTTTGGCGCAGCTGTAATTATTTACTTACGCGACTATCGGTAATAACATGTGGTTCTTTTATGTGGTTAGATGCTCTGACAACTCTCTCTACGCAGGAATAACAACCTGTGTAGAGAGACGTATAAAAGACCACAACACAACTGCCAGAGGTGCAAAGTACACAAGAAGCCGAAGACCTGTCTCCTTGGCTATGACTAAAATATTTGGTAATAAATCAGAGGCCCTTAAATATGAGATCGGCTTCAAAAGACTGTCTAAAAAAGACAAGGAAGATATATGCTCAAAGGAGGGTATGTGAATGAAAACTAAATACGCAATACCAACAGCGTTAGTAGATGATTTAATTCTTTCGGGAATGGCTACTGACGAAGATGAGGCTATAGAAAAAGTAGCCTCCGGTTCAGGGCTAGTAGCTCTCAGAAACCACAAACAGCGACAGCTTGAAACGCTTATGATTGAGAAGGACCATGGTATTACTCACCGTGGAGCCTCAGAAGGAAGCAAGATCTCCGAACTAGAAAGCGAGATTGAAGAGATAAATAAGTTGATTGAGTTTCGAGACGTATCGGTGGAGGACTAGATGGCAAAGGATGATTTATCAAAGCTAATAAAAGGCGTTCAAAAGAGCTTGGGTGGGGCGGCAAAGATCTCCCATCTAGCCGAAGTGGATGCTCCGTTTCTGACTAGGCTTCCCACAGGGATTTTAAGTCTAGATCTAGCGTTAAAGGGCGGCTTCCCCGCAGGCTCTATGCACCAATTGTTTGGTCCTGACGGCGCAGGCAAAGACTTCCTTTCAAATCTAGTTATTGCCCAGCTACAGAGAGACTATGGAGAAAAGGCAAACGTTGCCTGGATGAGCTTCGGCTATAAGCCCGATGTCCCATTCATGGAAATGTGCGGAATTGATGTCGATCTAGGTAACCTAATGTTTATTGATATTGGGAACGAGGACGCGTTAGACCAGCCTGCTGAGTCTCTTTTGACTGCAATGCTAGATCTTATCAGGTCTAATAAATTCCAGCTTATGGTTATCAATGAGCTTGGGTCGGGAGAGACCAAAGACAATGTTAAGAAGGGACTCCATGAAGACGCTAAGATTGCTACTTGGGCAAGCTTGATGTCTACATTCTGCCAGAAGTTCTACAGTGCTATGCGCACTCCTGGCGAAGATGGTGAGCCTAACAAGACATGTGTAATAATGATTAATCCTGTTCGCGCAAACATTGATGCACGTTCTGCGAAGTACTTCCCATACTCTCAAGGTGGGGGTTACGCGCTGAAGCATGCTAAAGCTGTAGACCTTCACCTCCGCGCTGGAAGCACTATCAAAACTGGTGGTGAGAAAGTGGGTAAGGAGATTAAGTGGAAGATCAGCAAAGGCAAGCACGGAATCTCAGAGGGTGCTGAGGGCGGCTACACATTCATGTTTAACCGAGGAGTTGACCTTATAGAGGACCTCGCGAATACAGCTAAATCTCTTGGGGTAATCAGAAGCTCTGGCCCTGTGTACTATGTCTTGGACTACGATGACAAAGTAAAGGGCGGAATCAGCGGCGTTGTAGACATGCTGAAGAAGTCACCAACTCTCTGCGAGGAAGTCCGACAAGCAGTCTTGGAAAGGACTGCTGATGTCTAGAATCTACGTTAAGATAGGACCCAAGTCCATAAGGCACATAGTTGACGGTTTACCCTTCTTACCAGGGCTGTGTATGCATCGAATGCCTACATCTGGAAAGATAAGTGAACTTTACAACATTACGCATAATAATAGTGGGCTTGCGGTCCTATCTTCCGTAGCGGAGAAAAACCTAGAACTGGCGAGAATGGTTCTGGGTCGATTGTTGTGGGACAGGTCCTCCGCCGCAATCTTTGAAGATGAGCGGTACCACAAATTAATGGAGGAGGCTGACGCTGTGCTGACAAATCATGAGAGAAGTAAGAAACAAGAGAAACGAATCGCAGAAGATGTTGGCGGAAAACGCCAGCCAGCGTCCGGTTCTCGCTGGGGGTGTAAGCGAGATATCGTCTCGCCACGCCTGCTGATAGAAGCAAAAACAACTAGGTCCGCTAAGCAAGCGGTATCAATAAAAGATCTACACTTCCTAACCAAGCAAGCTTACCAACAGGGCAAAATACCCGCGTACGTTATTGAGCTAGGCTCCAAGGAGGAAGTTGTCGTTATTCATTCGCAAGACATCGCTGAAGACGTTTTTTCGGAGTTCAACGAACAGAAAGAGATAAATTGTCAGACCAAGAAGTCATTCTCTATAACATCGGGACTTGTTGACTGGTTAGGGTCTGACAACTGCGCTTTGATAGTAACGTCTAGTGGGACTTACGCCCTGCTGAACTACTACTTCTTTTTGGAAGTAGCCAAGAGGGGATTATGACAAAAGAAAGTAAAATGCCTGTGCGATGTCTCAGAGGAGACAAGCTACGGCATCACAACAACTTCAATACGAAGAATGAGTATGACGCCCTCCTAGAGCAAGACAACAAAAAGCCTTGGACTAGGAAGGTCGGCCATCATCACCCATCTTCAATTGGGAATGTAAACAATGCTGCTTACGGGTGTCGTAGAGCCCTGTATTATGACCGAATAGGGGTGCCGCCTAAGGCGAGAACGACTGCGGATAAGCAAGTCATTTTTGACATGGGCCACTCACTGCATGACATGATTCAAGACCGCTTCAAGGAGATTGAGGGCTTTGAATCAGAAGTGAATTGTGAATTCCCAGACCTAAATATTTACGGTCATTGTGATGGGGTGTTTCGCGAACAAGACTGGGTTCTCGAAATCAAAACGGTAGGCGAGAGTGTTTATCGGACATTGGTTCAGCCCAAGATAGAACACATCTGGCAGGTGCACTGCTATATGTTCTGCTTGGACATACCGAGAACACAGCTTTTCTACATAAACCGAGCCAGCGGCGCTACGAGACTTTTCAGAATCGAGTTTTCAAACAAGATCTGGGAAGAGATCGCTGCTGTCATTGGTGAGATTGAAGACCACGTCGAACGGCAAGAGCCACCCCCCAAAGAAGTGAGTAAATGGAAATGTGGGGGTTGTAAATTTTATCACGAATGTAAACCAGAATTTTAATCGGGAGGCACCGAGTATGACCCAGAAGAAGAAAGATCTTTTTCTGGAGCTACGGGGCACGCTGGAGGAGGACCTAAAAAGGACGGGCTTTGACCCAGACACAAATCCTCCAGGGAAAGAGCCTAAGATACGGGGCTCCGTAAGTGACCTAGACGCTCCAAACTTAAAGAAGTTATATGACCAGTTCTTAGCATTCTACGACTACATAACCGACCAAATCGCTACAGATATTGGTTTCGTTATGGTCAGCAAAGCAAGACTAGAACAAGTTCATGCACAAGCACTGCTGAGGGCTCAGGGAGACTCATCCCTAAAGAATGCGGAACAGCGAAAAGCCGCAGCCACTACAGATGGAACGTATGTAGGGGCGCAAAGAGACTACACGTACTTCAAGGCTAAACTGGCGATGCAGCAAGAGCGCAGAGACAAATATAAACGCGCCATGGACAGGATCGGCAGGGAGCTTTGGTACCGAACGCAGGACGATAGTCAAGAGTTCTACACACCGGCATCAATCGCTAGACCTGTAGCGGACAACCACGCAGCGGAGGTTCAGAAGTTTAAGTCCGGTTATAAGCGGAGGGCGGTGAAGGATGGAACGTAAGAAAGTATTCGAGGCGGAGCTTACAATACTCCCCCCATCAGTAAATAGAATGTATGTGTACACGACACGAGGCCCAAGACCTTCTTCGGATATGAAAAAGTTCAAGGCTAAGGCGTCTACACAGTTAGCAAAACAAATCCCCTTTGGGGCTAAGCCATTATCCCAAAATACCCCTTATGCCCTTCGACTGGAGTTTCACCTACCGGCGTTGCTGAACAAGGGGTGGCCGAAGAAAGCTAAGACCAAATACAAACGAAAAGATGTATCAAACCTGATCAAAGTCGTTGAGGATTTACTTTCTTGGTGTTTGGGAATAGACGACTCATGCTTCTTAGAGGTATCGGTTCAAAAGATGGATGGCTTAGTTTCAGAGTTTGTTGGAGTGAAAATAGAAGTACATGAAATCTGAGAACATACCGTTAAAGCCCCTGGAGCTACTTCATGTAGCGTGGGAGCAGCATGGCCAAAGAATAGCCATGCACGAGAACCCTGGGCAAATTCAGGAGCTTTTGTCGTATAAGGATGACGAAGTCCAAAGCAGCCCATTTAACCCCATGCGTGATGAAATCATGCTATATATAAAGGATAGAAGAAATATGCTAAGTTTATCGTGTGATGGCAACTGTTATGGCCACACAGATGGCGTTGTGGCGTTTTGCCACCAACAACTTATGGAGGACCAGAATGGCCGCTAAAGCTACTAAAAAGATGTTTGATAACCTAGATCGTGCTGAAGTCAGAAAGCTGGCGATTGTGGGCATGAAGCTGGCACCAGCAAAAGCCTACACTATGGACTTTAAGACATTAGTCTCGTGGGTCCATGCGCGAGCTACTGAAGTGCCCGCTGACGAAGTAAACGGTGATCGCGACAGGGACCCTAGGCCCTTTGTCGAGGTTGACTTGGATGCAGTTGGTAACGAAGCCTTTAGAGACGGCGTTATGAGCTACATCGCACAGCTACAGGATTTTGTCCGAGGCAATCGCGACAGTGCGCCAGCATGGCCACCTAGTGATGCAGGTGACGCGATTAAGGCTAAAGAAGTGACTCCTGAGGAGCCTAAGGCCGAGGTTGCTCCTAAGCGAAAGCGTGGCCGTCCGCGTAAAATGGATACGGTATCCAAGGAAACGCCTATTACTAAGAAGCCTGTCCCTGAAGCGAAGGCTGCTGCTCCTAAGAAAGAAGTTGCACCAATCGCTAAGACAAAGCTCAAGAAGACAAAGCTTTCCACAAAGAAAGCGGAGCCTGCGCCAGAAGCTGTTGATACCACCGTCAAAGAAGCCACCACTACGCCAAGCGTTGATGTGGTTGGGTTGATGGCTGCTATTGAGAGCCTGTCTGCGCGTGTTGAAGAGCTTACGACCACCGTTAATAATATTAGTGCCTACACTAATGGTTTAGCGGAAGGCGTAAAAGATGGCTTCACTACAGTTAGTGATCAAGTGGCCGCTGTTCGAACAGAGCAGACCGCTGCTAATAACCTACTTGGTAATGCTTTATTGTTCCTCATGAACTCTGTGGTTTTTGAGGAGGGCGAAGAAAAAGTAGACCTTGCAGGTGTCCCAGAGCCAAATAGCTATTTGGACCTGGATTAGTCCATACCCTCCTTTGGACTTGATGAGCCCCTCGCGTATCTTCGGATATGTGGGGGGCTCTTTTTTTAGCTACAAAACGTGCAAAAACGACCCCCTTTTTAGGGATAAGAATAGTGAAGGAAGGGATAGCTCCCTTTCGAAGTCGAATTAACAGCGGTGAAGTCGCCGCGAATTTCCTAAGGAGGAAAGTGCTATGGGTATCAAAATCAATAACCCCTTTAAGAAGGCCCAGCCTTCTCGTCGTGACCAAGTTATTGCCGTAGGCAAGAACGCTGCTACCCTTGTAGTGTTCTCTTGGCTCATTCAGAAAGGTGTCGAAGGACTCGATGCTGCTGTCAAGGGTGCCGCCCAGGGCTTCAAGTCTGCCAAGGAAAATATGGCGGCGAAGCGTGAGGCTGCGAAAACTGCTGCGGAAGCACAGGCTAACGCTGCGACCTCAGAGTCGCAGGCTACCAGTGAAGAGGCTTCTGCCTCGGCTGCTGCGTAGTTAGCCGGAAAGGTTGTGGGGGCTTATGCCCCCCAACTTTTCTTACCTATTTTTCTTACCTACCAAATTGTCTTAAGCTTAGACTGTTTCGCATCCTCTGGATAGAACCACTTCGTCGTAGAGCCCCACTTCTGGAAGGCATTGTCTCCTGCGCCGCCGTAACCACTCTGTGTTTGTGGATCAAGCTGCGGCCAATCGGTACCGTGATCGAGGAGGGTGGCAGTTTCAGCATCAACCCAGTCGTTATGTGCACCTTGATTGGGATGACCAGTGTTCGACTGTCTGTGGATAACGTGCGTGAGACCAACGGTTGGTGTCATAGCGAGGTGGTCCGAGTAGTCGGACCAATTTGGGGCAGCGATCCCTGGCTTGTTACTCCAGTAGGACCCCATCCACAGGTTCACGTTATGGTGCTGGATGTTACCGATATCGACCATTGAGCCGTGACTCTGCCAAGTCTTATTACCGTTAATTGTACCATACAGGTATTGTCCGGATTCAGGGTCCCACCCAGATATGGTCACTCCACGAGCGTCGATATTGGTGGCGGTAGAATCCCATCCTGGCCTATAACCAGCAGCCCAGTCTGTAAGGTTATTACCAACACTAGCGACAGAACCACCTGTTACCTTAAGTATGGTGCGCCCGCCACCCTTGTTTCCTACCAAGACGGCATACGCGCCGTCAGTCTGCCCTGGCGTTGTGCCTGACTGAGCGTTAGGATCCCAAGGTATTGTCACCGGGACTCCCACATAGATCCCAGCGTTCACCTTGTTGCTATTGAAGATCATGCCCTTGTTGTAGACATCAAAACAATGCTGGTAAATCCGAGTCTCCGCACTATTACCTGCGTAATCACCCTGCATCCAATCATTGGCGTGGAAAATGTTACCGGTAATGACCATGTTCGAGTTGGTGCTCATCTCGTCAGTGTGCACCCGCATGAACCAGTTGTTCTGGATACGTGCCCTATGCATTCTGAAGTCGGAGCTATTCGGAACAAAGCATTCGCCATTGGAGTACCCTCCGTCACCCAAATCAGTATGTGCATAAAAGTCCGTGCCCTCGACTGTACCAGCTATGTTACTCCACACGCCATTTACCGATGGGAGAGTGGTTGATGGTATTCCGCCCAATCCCCAGTAACCGATAAACCACCCCCAGGCGTCATTGACCATGAAGGGGTCATCGTCGAGGTCTACGACCTGTTGCTGGCTGACCAAGTCATTATTTGAGAGTTGTAATCCGTCATGGTTACCTCTTAGCTGGATACAGCCGCCCATCCCGAACGAGATCCCAAGCCGACCATTCCAACAATCGGCTAGCCACGAGTCACCATAACCAGACAGGTCAGTCTCATCCCAAGTCTCTGCTCCGGTATGGGTCGCCATACCGTGCATTTTATTATCGCTGACGGTCAACGAATTTGAACGTACCGAATGGAGGAGCTTAACCCCAACGTTGCCCGAAACTACAGAGCCCTCTCCTTGACCAATCGTGATGAATGGGCCCCAGAGCCCCCAGTTAAACCCAGCACCAAAGAAATTCTCCTCATCGGTCATCAATGCGAGATGATGCTCATTTTTACCTAAGAACACGTTGTCCTTAATTATCGAAGAAGCTCCGCCTCGTCTGGAGTGCGGCGCAAACATCGCAAGGCTTGGTAGATAGTTGCAGTTATGCATAATAGCGCCAACACCAGTATTTCTAGAGATAATGGTGCCCTTGCCTGCGGTGGTAATATGTCCACCAGTAAGCATATTGTCGCAGATTTCATTTGAACGTGCTTGACTCTGACGCGGTGTGTTTGCACCAACAATGTACTCGTCATGGACTCCGCCCATCGCAAATTTGTCCGGTGCATCGTCCCAAGTCCCTACAGCGATAGCACCCGTGATGTATGCGGAGGTGTATCCCACTATATTGCTGGTGACCTTGCAGTTTCTTGGGTAACAACCAAGCTGGATGTACCCGCCAAGGTCAGACCCACCTAGTCCGTTCCAGCCTCCGCTAATGTTGCCGCTTGTCGAAGGCCCATCTAACGGCTTCTGGATAAGTGCAGGGACGTACCCGAGTTCCCAGGTGGCCGGGTCTTGGTTTCTATTTATACCAAATCGGGAATACAATGTGTTGTTGCCGCTAACGACAACTCCCGCGTAGCTAGGGTATCTTAGCTGGCCCAACGTCTGTATCTCGTTATCCGCGAATTCCATAACCGAGATGTTGCCACCACCAGTGTGGTTATTCACGATCCTGCTACCATCGACCTGGGCGTAAGGGGCAGTCATAAAGATACTACCACCTAAGTGGTCGAGTTTATCCCGATCTGCAACTGGGTACATAGACATGTCTGGGTCTGGGTGGAACGACATATCGTTCTCCGAGAAAACCGTGTTCATGGTTCGCCCAAACGTTTCCGTGAGATTTACAGAGCAACCATTAAACCGATTGCCCGCAATATAGTTATGCTCTGCGGCCATAACGGCAGGAGACGCCTCGCCCCCTGGCACACCCCCAAACCTAATTGCATTCCTCTGGTTAGCGTAAACATTGTTGTTCACGAACCGAATATTGAAGCAACGAGTGCTGGGCGTGCCAGACATCTCCGCTTCGTACGTCACATAGCTACCAAACTGGTTATTTGAAAAGTCCACATTTCTGATGGTCTCAGCCTGAACAGAAGCAAACCTACCAGCGTACTCGTCCCCGGTAAGGCTAGACATACCCTGAACCTGATAAGGCCAGTTGTAAGACTGTTCCAGGTTGCCGCTTACCTGCGCACCATCCACCCAGTAAAGGTCGATAAACGTGTGCCCGAGCGTGGACTTATTCACATTATCCTTAATCTGGACGTTGCTCGCCATAAACTCATCGAGTGCCCCATCTCCCATGTTGGGGCCCCAGATGTTGTTGTACCCCCCGCTGACCACAATTAGTGGGTGGTATGTGGCAGTAGAAAAGGTAGGCTCATCCTGAGGCGCACCGGGCGCTAAGACAGGCCAAGTGTTCTCGCCGCCGACCCGCTCAATAACATTACCAGAAATAGTAATGTCCATCCCTTGATGACGAATAGCGGCACAAGATACGTTTTGTGCCCAAGTACCCAGACTCAACTCAATCGTTCCTTCGTTGTAGACGTGCAGCGGAAGGCTGTTATGGTCAATGATAGTGTTGTTGAGGACCTTGGTCATGCCTCGGGCACCAGGACTGACGGAGGTTCCCGCCCCAAACTTGGACGTTCCGGTGCTGATACTCTCCCAACCGGTTCGAATTAAAGTGTTGCCCTCAATGCAGCCCCAACTCTCTTGGAGTAGATCAGTATTTGGGTCGCCACTACCATCCAACCCAGCCCACTGAAGCGGTTGTGGTACGAAGACTCCTCTGCCGATAAAGCCTTCGATATGGTTATTTCGGACCACATAATCAGGGCAAGCGCAAAGAATAACACCGTGGGGATTATACACCTCAAACCCATACCCATTTGGTTGTACCTCTGAGCAGGTTGCGTGATTATCCTCAATAAGAACACCTGAGTGATATGTCGGTAACGTACTGCCGGGGCTTAAGGCATCGAACTGGTACTGTGGGACGATTGTTACAAAGGTCGTGGTAGTTTTAGAGACGCAGTTTCGGATGGTTAACCTATCCATGGCAATGTAGTCCATGTGATGGAAAAACCCTGTGCCTCCGAGTAAGTGGACATTATCAATGGTCACATCTCGGGACCCATAAGCCCCAGGAATTTCCTGATAGTCGTTGAGGATAACCTCCATCGCGTCATTCCCGTGGACGGGATCAAGCGACGATGCTCTGCTATTAGTGGTGTATACCGGATACGCCCTACCTGAATTACCCGTTGCCCAAGGACTGGGGTCTTCTGTTCGGTTGATGAATAGGTTGATCCCGGACTGGAAATTATGATTCGAATTCCATGTTGGGATGCTAGGACCGCCCCACCAGTAGGTATCCGTGTTCACGGCAGAGGTTTCCTGCCATGCATGATTACCCCATGTAAAAGACAAGTCCTTAAACACAAGGCCGCTCTTGGCGTTAATATCAATAAGATTTTGTTCAACACCCGTATCGGACCAAGATGGGTCTGGCTCGTAACCCCAGTGAATCATAGGCATGCCAGCAGCGGTTTCCCCACTATGTTGAACCGGCTTCGCAGGCTTAACCGTTGGGTGTCCGATAACTGTAAGTCCGTCAGCGGGAACCTTGAGCGGGTAGGATTCGCCTCGCTGTGGGTACAGCCCCTCGTATGTCCACCCGACTACCTCAATAGTCCATTTACGCGTACCGGCTCCGTCACTGCTTGGAGCGGGAAGGCTAGTCTCTTCCTGGAGCATTTCCCAAATCTCAATGGCCTTAAACGCTGCGCCAAGAGTTTTAAAGTGGGTCTGGTCCGAAGGGTATGACCCTGAAATGGACCAAGCGTCCGCCATAGGATTAACAAACGCAGTCGCAGTGCTGCCCGTATTGCCTACGTAGAGAGTGTTCTTCTGGTCCTCTCTAGAGACTCGTTGTCTCGCGTCATAAACTGCCTGAACACCAGTCGTCGAATCATAGTCAACAAGACATACAAGAAACCCATTAGGCTCATCGTACATTGTCATGCCAAAACTCGCGAAAGCAGTCCCTACCGGAATAATTAGATAGGACCCCTTCATGTTCCCTATACTGGGTTGAGTGTTCATGTCGGTGTCAAAGAAGAATCGCACATAGTAAGAGCCAGTAACCCAACCGTCGAAACACAATCGCGTCTCTGGGTGGAAGACTTTTGCCCCACCTTTAAGGTACCAGCATTCGCTAAAATCAACCGAGTGCGCGGCATTTCCCTGGGTATAGTCTACGGCGTTACCGAAGTCATCCTCAGAGTAGGCTTGGAAATGTTGGTTAGCTCCCTTGATAAGACCGTTGGAATATACACCAAAGTTATTTTTTAGGTCCGAGTTGCCAACATATTTCCCCTTCGGGACATACATCCCAGGCAGGGCTGCTTCAATGCCTTCTGTGATAGAAGGTTGGTTGCCCGGAGTTCCGGTATTGATTCGGTGAGGCATCGCCTCGCCGCTCCAAGTGTGCGGCTCATACGCGGTCGTCACGCCATAGTAGTTCTCATTTACGCCAAGATTGGCACTAGCGGTTTTTGTATTGAGCGTGTGTGCTCGATGGGTGTCTGGAGAGGTAAGGGGGAGTTTCCACCCCTCATCAGAAAGGGTCCAACCACCATTCTGGATATGACTAAACTCTGATAGGTAGTCCGCCCCGCGAGTGTCTTGAAAAATTAATGTCCGCACTTGGTTCGGAGCTATTGCGTTGTCCTTGCCTGCGTACATCAAGTACGCGTGCGTGTACTCCATCACTTGCCAACCAATAGCCCCATGCCAAGGACCGGCACCGGGAGCGAACGCGCCTGAACGCGGACGCATCTCTACAAGGTTCAGGTCATGCGACTCTGGGAGATTTGTGTAGGTGCGGAAAACCGTTTGGTTGGAAAACTCCTGCGGGAAGATGATGGAGATCGGTCGGGAGTTGGCGGCGTAGGCAATCTTATGCCCTGCGCCCTGCTGCCCTCGTAACTCTTCGTTTGAAGAGAAGTCCGCATGGTAGGCAGCATTAAGCCCAAAGGTAGTATTGGCGTACTCCCCTGGAGTGTGCTTGTTCTCTACGATGGGAGCACCGTATAGCTTACTAACTACGAAGTTTTCAAAGCCGCCAAAAGATATGCCATAGATCTGAGTGGGGCTTCCTCCACCCATATCTTGGGATTCCACAAGCAGGTTGCCACTAGAGGTGTATGTTGCAGACCCTGTCCCATAGTACGGTGCAAGACCGCCCGTCCAGTTGGCTGGGTGGTCATCTGGCATGAGAGCGCGACCGACTAGCCCCCTACAAACAAGCATGTTGTCCGATGCTCGAACAAGTGTCGCTGCTGCATGGGCTGGGTGCGCCTGATTCTGGGCGAATGTATGGAGTGGGATCCGGTCCCCAGGATGAATCCCTTGTGCGGTTAAGAAGTCCTCTATTGTAGTATTTGGCCCAGGCCCAGTGTGCTCAGTCTGAATGTACAGAAGGTCATTGCCTAGAGTTTGTTGGGTAGGATTGAACGGACCATTCAGCATGTAGTCCCTAGCCCCTTGTGGGCCAGGAACGGGTAGGTAGCCGCCACTCAAATGTGAGAGGTGGTCTCTTAGAAGACGGATATCTCCGTAAGTCCAATTCAGTTTTGATGCAGGAGCCTCGTAAGATCCCCGAGTAGCGGAAGCTCCCTGAGAACGTAACTGCTCGCCTACCGTAGTCAGCGTATTACAGTATAGGTAATAGTCCTGCTGAATCGTGTGTCGGTCTGCTCCAGGCCCCTCAAAAATCAGTACGGGGTTGAGTAGGAACCCTAAGGGCGTACAAGGAACAATATGTCCTGGGTTCGAATCCAAAACAAAGCTTACAGGTGCACTAGGCGCTACAACATCAGTGACCTCTTCGCTCTCCCAAGCACCTGCGGCTGAGTCGTATCGGAACAACATTGTACCCGACGAGGTAGGGGTCTTTTTGGGCATAGTCCAGTTAGACTGCGCCCCCTCTTCCATGTCTGGTAAACCAACATCTCCGTAGGCTCTTCGGCCATTCTTCTGGAACCCACTCTGGGCTACCTTATTCGCAGTCCCACCGATACCGGTATTGAAGTCTTCCCCTGCGCCTAAAGGTGCAAGATACAAGTCTCCCTGCACATCCCCAACATCAGCCACCTCAGGAAGGTCGGGTCGGGGGATCCGGTACACAACGTGCGCGTATAGGGTTCTTTCTTCTGGGAGAGACGCCGCATTAGCATGATCTGGATAAGCCTTCCAAGAAACAAGGTCCCCATCACTGAATGTTGTGTAGTCACCTACTGTGACTTTGGCCAAGTTCCCTCGGGTCAGTACCGCCTTATCACCAGTTCCCCCAGCACCGAGAGCCTCGCTCTGCTGGACCGCTGTGATTTGGTAGAGGCCATTATTGCTGTTACCCGTTGCACTAGGGTCTCCGTCATTTTGAACTTCGACGTAACACCCTGGTCGGAGACTCAAGTTATGAAAGCCTAAACCCGTGGACCTGATGGTTAGTCCGTCTGACTCCCATCTATGAATATCAATAGTAATAGCTGTCCCGTTGTAAGGACTGATCTCCGCGTTAATCGGGGTAATGGGCGGGATTGTGAGCGGTAAAGCGTGCTCGTCATCTCCTTGGTATTCTGTCGGCTGGAAGTACTCCGGTACTCCGAGCTTAGCAGAAACGTTGACTGGAGAGAGCGAGTGCTTTAGCGACGTGTTTCCACGCGACTGCCATAAGGTTTTTCCCTCTTCACTACCGAAGAGACGAATAAAGTTTTCAAGCTCTCGCTGATGGAGGCCGCAGTAAACCCATACGGGAGGTACTGTATTCGGGTTCGCTGAACCAGCAAGATCAATAGCATCTTGATAGGTCTGAACACCGTTTGGGTTTAAGGCACTGTTCTGCCCGAGAGGCCAGAACCCAGCACTCGAACCACCCAGGTCTGTAGAGTCCCTGACAGGAGAAAGAACCTCTTCCCTCATTGCAGGGGCATCGAGAGTCCCTTTTACGCTGTCGATATTAGCGGATAAAGCAGAGAAAGCGCGGTTGAACGCTGAGCTAGTCGCATCCTCTCCATAAGCCATGAACTTAGTCGCAGGTGCATGCGGCTTAAACGGCGTAGTGGTATTCGCAGGAGACGTATCGGCCAGGGTCTCGCTAGCAGGCGTAGTGCCCGCCAGTTTTCCGAAATACTTATAAGACATTGAATAACCTCCCTAGAATCTCAATTCCCACTCAACGCGCAAAACAACATTCGGTGTTACTGCAATTGGGTCAAAAATATTATACGCCACCAAGTAATTTGGCTGCGAGGGGTCCGCTTCCCCAGGTATTGCGGGAACTGCTTCATGGGTAAATGTTGCATTAGCATCTGATAAATACAAACCAGCTTCAGAAATTGGAACAGAGGTTCCAACATCAACATTTGATACCCGAGTAATGTTACCCGCAAACGATAGCTCTGTCTCTGCAATATCAACAATAAACCTAGTCCTGAAGTCTCCCGGGAAGTAGGTACTATTGTTTGACTGATTATCGACCTGCTTTAGGTACAGACGCTGTGAGCCTAAAAGCTGGATAGGTACCGGATCTTGTAAGGAGGTAACCGTCACTAACTCGGTCTGTCCTGTAGCAAAAAGGGTATTGGTCTGTAGCGCACCGCCACAACCAAATCCCATGTACCCAATCTTTGATGTAACGTGCGGGCTTGGTGGATCTGTAGAGTAATCATCAGAGCCAACCAGCATCGCCAACCAAGCCCTTCCGGTATTGGTGACAACATTGTGGCTTAAGCGGCGGTCAACCAACTTACCATCCTTATAAACTCCAATGGCAACATTGATCGTCGGGTCTAGTTTATCTGTTAAAAGCATTGTTAACTCCTACCCGCCGTCTTCTTCGGTTTCACTAGCGAGGGCTTCATTTTGTGTATCATAGATTGCGGCCAATTCAGGGTAATTGTTCCTAGCTTCTTCCTCGCTGGCAACCTCAATCCCCTGAGCAGCTAATACAGCCAGCAGGGTTGGGTAAGTATTACTAACCGAAACAGTGTTTACTGTCGCCCCGTAATACTCCGGAGTTGTCCCGCTAGAAGGCGTATAGCTGTACCCTTGCCCCCCAGAGATCGAGCCGGTCGATTCGCCAGGGTTGTAGCCTGAGTTGGTGTAGGTCTGGTACGGGTCACCCCAGTAGACTGCAAACCCCTTATGGGTATTCGACCCATCAGCATTAAAATACACTACTAGTGTCTCTACGTTTTGTGAGGGGTCCCAATCGTTGGGGTAATCAGGAAACCTTAAGAATACAGGCGGGTTCGTATACCAGTCATTGCTCCAGAAATTGGGCATTGGGTTTCCATTCTCCAACCACACCTCATTGTCACTTTCGTGTCCACTGAACGTCCAATTGTTGACCTCTTCCCCGTCCCTCATCAGGACCAAAGAAATAGTGTCTACAGAAGTTTCGGTACTGTAATACACGGCCACGTGGTTTGACTGCCCATCGGCGTAGAACGCAGGGGTAAACCCTCCGTCTGGAGCAATGCTTGTTTGACGCATCTCATCGTTTCCGTAATTACCACTCTCCCCGCCAGTGTCATATAAGACGCCTGCTGGGGCGTAAATAGTGTCACCCTGTCCTATAATAAATGCTGTGGTCGGGTAATCACACGAACCGTCGTCTATTGTGGCGTTAGGATCGTGATTAATTGCTGCTGGATCTGTGCAGCCGTAGAACTCCCCTCCACCTGATGGGTTTGATGGGTCGTAGGTGCCTGCGACTTTCAAAAGAAGTCTAATGGGTTCCGCGTCCGTCTCTGTGTACCCGTCATCTTGTCCGAGGGGGTCTGTCGAAAATGTATATGGTGGTGGGCTGCTCGGGTTATGTCCCGAGGAATCCGTGAACACCATCTGTGTGCTTTTTAATTGCGTAGGGGAGGTGTACCCAAGGTGCGCAGTATTATTGTTAATCCAGCCACCATAGTCACCCTCGAAATCCTTTTTGAAGTGTCGCCAAGAGTTTTGGTAACCCTCGCCAGAATACCCAGTACAAATACCTAACCAATACCACCCCGGACCAAGGACTAAGGGAGTAGAGTAGTTGTGCACGACCGCGCCAAGATCACTAACAAATACCCCACCATCAGTCCAAGAGTTGGGGACATACATATCTGGTCCCGAAACCCCCGAGGTGCCAAGGTTGGTGTACACCGCCATAGAGATATACCCCTGAGACAGTAGTTGGGTGCACTCGGTGGCTATCGCGGAAAAGGCTGTGACGTAATCAACACGAAAAGGAACTGCGTACCAAGTATTTTCGCGCAACGTGTACAGAGAGTTTGCGTCAGTGCAAGGGCCCAAACCATCCCCATTGTCGTACCACTTACCCGGGTTCATGTGCAGACGGGTTCCTGCTGAGGTGGAACTCGGGGCATCCATGCCTTCCATCCACCCAAACCACATCACTAAAGGAATAGTGCTGACCCATCTGCCCGTTTCGCTATCCGATAAGTCATCTGGTTTTACGTAATAAAGGGCAATCCAGGGAGGAGGTGTATCCCCCATATCCGTGTCTAGCCAGCCCAATGAGTTTGGATCCCAAGAGTACATTCCCCAGGTCTTGGCTGGGAAAGGCATAATACCGCCAGAAGCAGCATCCCAATCGAAATTCCGGATGCACGCAATTTGCCCCTGAGAAAGGTTAGTTCGGTGCTGACTGGAGTCATCGGCGCTACCACCTTTTAAAGCGTCGATAGCCTTAAGCTCGTCTAAATTCTCGACGACTAACTGGCCTACAGTAAGTGTATTTGCTTGTTTATGCGACACAGCGAACTCCCTATATGACCAGCCAGTTACTGCCGTCAGCAACGAAAGTAGCGGAGCCATAGCCTTGTGTATATCGTATAGTAGTCAGACCATCGATAGTCTGACCTAACCCTGCTGGTGGGTTGACAACAACATCATGCCTGCCGCCGCTAAGACCTTTGGCATCTTTAACAGTTACGGTCCTCCCTGTGTCCAATGCGCTAGGTAATTCAATTACAACATCAGAGATAAGCCCCGTACCCAAGTCCGCCGCGATGAATTCATCGGTCGGCTGTACCAGATAAGGACTTGTCGGATTAGCCAATGTTGGATCTATCACTTTCAGATCAACATGACCGCCACCAACAGTGGCCTGTGTCTGGCCCCTAAGCCAAATAACACAAGTTACCTCTGCTCCAGAATCTAGAACCGTACCGTCTTCTATGACTTGAACCGCAATCGACTGCCCAGCAGCGACTGGTATATTTAAATTTGGTTTTATCGACTGGGGCCACGTGCCGTTCCCAGACCAAGCCACCTCACTCGATGCGTACCAGACAGCCGCGTTCCCAAACGAATTTGGGTCTGCGGAAATGTTGTCTGAGCTTGGGAGGACTCCCACCCGTAAGCGTAACGAGCCTTCACCCGTATTTATCGCGTTAGTGTGGTTGTAACGGTAGGACACCCCAATAATCTCAGCCCCAAAAGGAAGGACTGCGGATTGTCCGTGGTGATCCACTCCCGTCCCAGAATTGGCACCAAAACACCCATAGTGAGTAATATAAGTATTACCACTGATGGGGTCTGTAAACTCAGGACCGTCTCCTTGGCCAACGGTTCCTTGGGTGTGGTTCATAACAGTGCAATTAAGCGCTGTCTGCCACACGTTCTCCTCGCTAGCTAAGCCAGAGCCGATTGTGTTGGTGCCAATTTTGAGATTAAAATTGTTATCCATCCAGAGCGTAGCTTGCTCAAAGTTAGATGGAGCGCCTTTAGCGGTTGCCGGGTTTCCGGCTTGAGTCTTAAGGACGAGCCCTGTCGGGTCCAACAGCCCAGTCACCCCAACATCGCCGTCAACGATGAAGGTGTTGCTCTTCCAACCCCAGTTCTGTCCAGCAATGACCTGTGACGGTAGTTGGGAAGTTACACCGAGCACCCCATCTTCGAGGTATACCTTGTTCGCAAAGCTTGGGTTCTCAAAGGTAATGACCCCATCTGACCCGCCCGCTTGGCTCTTACCGCCTCGAACAATGATATCGCCACCGCGAACACCGTCTCCCGCGCCAAGTCTTAAATCACCACCAAATGAAATGTCGTCTGGATTTCCGTTAACACCAATGCCAGTACCAGCTAAAAGCTCGACACTACCGCCCTTAGAGGCGTTTGGAAGGAAGTCGTCGCCGTGACCCGCGTGGAGAACGATATCTCCACCATCAACGCCTCCTCCGGGAGTCAGTGCGTTACCACCAGTCACCAGCACTGTGCCAGGAGCACCACCACCAGAGCCACCCGCGTTAACTCTTACTGAGCCGCCATCTTTAACACCATTAGCGTCTGCATTACCGCCGACAATGTTGACCGTGCCAGGGACGGTATCAGGAAAGGACGCGCTTAAGGTTTGTAGCGTTGTTGACCCTGTGGCGTTGGTGCCCATACCACCGCTGATGACAACATCACCAGGGAGGGATGCGGGTTCTGGAGCTACCCCATTAAACCCGTCAGCATTAAACCCGCCTTCGATATAAACGGATCCTGCTTTCGCCCCTGCGCCGGGTCCAGAGTTGGAGTCTGCGAGAAGACGACCGCCTTTAATATATAGGTCTGGAGAGGTAAAATAGTTAAGCGACCCAGGGTCACCAATACCAGCTTCAATGTGAAGCGTATCTGGGCTTCCAAGGACGCCATTAAACCCGTCCATACCCTTGAGGAATACGTCCGCGCCTACCCCATTATTTTGTAGTTGGTGAGTAAGCGTTAGTCGGGAATCCGCCAACGCGGCCCCAAGGACACCATCCCATCGAGTAATCGCGTTATCTACTGATGAGCCATTAGCTGGGCCGTTGACGTTCCCGCCACCGCCACCACCGCCACCAACCAATTGGTGCACAGTACCAGTCTCATCCTTGTAATAAGGCATGTTCTGGGTAAGTGCTGCATCTGAACCGTCTGCGACGAAGATCGCTCCTTGGGCGGCGTCGATCTCTGCGTTAGCCCCTGCGGGCAGGTTGGTTGCGTGGTCAGTCTCATCGAAGACTAATCCGATAGGGTCGATAATCCCAGTTACCTTGAGATCACCATGAACCGTTAAGGTCTTACCCGCAGTGGCACCACCAACACCAAAGTATGATTGAGTGCCAGATGTATAGACGTTTCCGCCAACAGTAACATCCTGTGCAACATTGGCGTGTCCAGTGGAGATATTCACATCCCCAAGGGCTACGTTGACGCTGCCTTGCTGTAAGTTCACGTCACCTATGGTTAGGTTGGCGCTACCAACGAGCATCTCCAAGTTACCACCGAGGATATTCGCATCCCCGTTGATGACAGTGAACGTCTGGGCGACATCAAAATTGTTGGAGACGTAGCCATCGCCAAACACATGAAAGTCTGTAGTCGGATTACCAACAACTGCGCCGACAGCGACCCCACCATTAATAATTCTAATGTGCTCTACTAGGGCCGCGTTTGGCTCATCGTAGATATAAAAAGATAGTCGATCTTCGTCGTGCTCTGCGGCTACAAACGTGGACACATGCTCAATGCGAGCGGCTGCGGGAACAATCGCTGTTCCAAAATCAATCGCGTTTTTACGCTCAGTATTCTGAGCAGGCATGACATGCTTAAACTCAAATGTCGAAGCATCTGAGCCATCATTAATGTTGCCACCAGTAGACTCTAGTCTGATTGTCGCTGTGTCCTGCCCATCAGCATGAGAGATGTGCAGCTTCTTTTGTGGTTGGGCGTCACCAACACCTACATACTGACCCAGGCCTGTCTGCCAAGCCATAAGGGTTACGCCACTATTATTTTTACATATTACTGGGTGTCCAGCAGTTGCCCAGTCAGCCTCTAGGTTCCAACGATTTGTCCCGCTCTCAGACAACACGATCATTGGGTGATCATTAAAATTATCACCACTAATATCTAAGTAGCCTTCTGGGGATCTGGTGTTAATACCTACGAAGGTAACGTTGTTCCCACCAGAGTCTTGTCCGTGCCCATCAATGTATAAACCAGCGGAAGGAGGGTTCGCTCCTCCGTGTGGGAGTATATGAAAAGAGGTAACCGCATTGGTGGTGTAGAACGTGGCGTCAAACTCACCCATAACAGTTGGATGAGGAACTGCGTGACTTAGGTGGATGTCACTATCTTTAATGAGTTGGCCCGTGGTCCCATCCCAACGGACTAAATGCTCGTCTTGGCTGGAGATTGGTCCGTGGACTACCCCAGGAAGCATGGTGGTAGAGCCGTGGAACCAGATAGACCCTGGAATATTTCCTCCGCCACCTGTCTCAGAACCTACTACTAGGACAACACCTACTACACGAACGTTTGCTGGTGTGGCGATCTGGGTGATGTCAGAAGTTAGGAACCCGCCGTCCGAGATGTAGACTCGGTCCCCTACTGATGCGGCAGCGCCATTATCCAACGTGTTTGTTGAATAGGGGACTACACCGTCAACAAGAAGGTAGCTTCTTTCCCCGTTAGGAACAGCATCGTGAAGCGTCAAGAAGATTGGAGCCTCTTTGATAGAGGCCATAGTCGCGTCTATAAGATCGTACTGTAAGTTATAGTTCTGGAAGTCTTCCAGACTAACGTCGGAGCCTTTCCAGCGGTAAAGCGTGTTGGCGTCCAGCGTAACTGGTTTTCCAATATCAACGAGACTACCAGACCTGTTCTGACCACTCGCGATTCTCCTGCCGCCAAGGCTTTTAGAAACAGTGTTTAGGTAACGCTCGACACTTCTAGCCCAGCCCTCATCAGCGTCGTACTCGGTTGTCTCACCAGCAGCAATAGCTGACGTAGCAGTGGACCAGTTTGCAGGATCTTGTCCCGGGTGCTCCGCGCTGTCTGCCCCCAAGACGTTAGCATCAGTGACCTCAAATAATACCGTAAACTCATCAGCTTCCGGGTTAAGAATCGTAGTGCCAGGAACCCCATTAGGGTCTTGCACCCACTGCTGCGCATTTACTCTAACAAGCCATCTTCCAGGAAGGTTGGGAGTGAATACTTGAGGATTGGCTACGGTTCCGCCTGTGGTCGGGTTCCCGGTGCCAGGGGCAAGCTGTACGGGCAGACCATCTGGCCCAAATAGATCCCACGAAGAGGTTGAGAGGTCGTACTCGCCTACACTCTGTGAGGCGTCCGTGTCGAATGCGTCGGTTGGGTTTGCAGGGTCGTTATCTTGGTCAAGCCACACCTCGCAAACCCAGTTCGCCAATTGGTCATAAAGGACCGAATTGGGAGCGCTTCCGTTTGACTGATCGCCCGTGCCTTGTGATTTAATTACTAGAGTAGCCATTGACTAAACTCCTCCAAACGGGCCTGTTCCCCAAGCATTCACGCCCCAGCCGTCTTGTGAGTGGTAAAAAGCTTTTGGAACAACATCCTCATCCATATGGTACTGCCATACACCGCCAGATTTCATCTGGTATGGCCGGTAGTTTCGCACAATAATATCATAATAACCGTATTCTGGAAGGTTATCAGGGACATGCAATTCAAGTACGTGACCATCGCTTGGCTGATCAGGACCGCCGTACAGAAAGTGTTGGTCACCATCCCTGTCTTTTCCAAGGTACGTGACTAGTTGGCCTGGGTTTACTCCTTGCTCAAAGTGGTAAGAATCCACCGGAATCTCTAAACCAGTTGTTGAGCTTCTAAAAAACACCCAGGAACCTCCTATAATACCTTGCTGAATCGACGGGTCTCCGTAACTATCTGGAGTACTCGTTGGGATCCTAACCCTTGTAGGGTCATCATTACAGAAATAAAACCCACAAATTCTGATATCGAACCCCGCAGACGAGGGCACGATCATCTTAACCGCTGGAGGCGGAATAAAGAACTCAGTGAATCCATGCGTATAGTGATAGTCCTTTCTAGGTCTAATCTTCAACCCATAGTGAATATTCTGTAAATAGGCTGACACCAATGGCGATTGATTAAAATCTTGGATGTTAACCGCGTTCATTGAGTCTAAGGCCCCTACATCCTCGTAACCGTACGTAAGCTTCGTGATATTTGTATTAATAACATTCTGCCAGTCTGAGTAAACCCCAGGACTATTACTAGGAATAAACTGTTCATTACCTGGAACAGAAGACCTATAAGGATGTTGTTGTACCTCTTTTTCGTGCTTCTCCGCTAATTGGTAAAACTCTGGGCTATGCCCTAAATAACCAAATGTCCCGGCCTCAACAGCATCAGGAGCAGTTATCTCAAACGCGTTCGCGTTGATGACATTTGAGACCGCATATTCCCCGTTTAGCTTTACGGTCCCTGGCGCAATTGTAGTTTGATCTGTGTTCCAGATTCGCACCATATCCCCTGCAATTAGGTGATGTGGATGCATTGTTTGTACTTCTGGGTCGGGACCCATTCCTCCGCCAGCGGTTATAGCGGCAATAATACCGCCAAACTTTGCGCTGGTCTCTACATAGGACCCATCAAATGTCGGAGAAGACTGCTGCCAACTCTTGATGGTGATTCCGCCCGAACCGTTTGGAAAGGGACCAGCCCCAGAATCCACGGGGAGATACTTAGTTAAAATAAGTGATGGATCGGAGGCTGGTCCATACTCGATAAGTTTGTCCTGCTGCCAGATGGTCTCCAGTAAGAAATATGGGTACTCCGGTGGGTTTATCTGCCCAGGATAAGAAACGTGTGGCTCATGTGATCTTCGAATCACCTGCTCGTCCAGGGGTGGGACCAACTCTGCAATAGCGCCGCTCCACTTGCCCACAATCTGTAGGCTCATTCCTGGTGCCCATACAGTATTATCGTAAATATTTGTTAGGACATCTAGTCGGGACTCGTCCCCGTAAGCGTTGTAGTTCTGCTGTAAAGGTTCAACATCCCACTCGTTAAGTTCGTCGGTGTCTGAACGGTCAAATCCCAGAAGGAGGTACGTGTTCGGATGCTCGTGCTGTGGGGAAAAAATACCGGTCCAAACCTTGAGAGGGTCCCACGCAGGGATCTTAGGATGAACCCCCGCACCAATATGTAAGATGACTGGCGGGGCAACTTCCCAAATACCAGCGTCCACTTTTCCCGTAGTATTTATATGAACCTCAATCGGCTCCCCAATTTGGAACTCAATGTCTTCTTGAGCAGGGGTCGTGTCTTTCAGTACGGGAACCATTATTCTAGATCGGACAACGTCAATGTCCGAGCTAAGCGTGTTCACCATGTCTAAGGTTTTACGCTTAAAGTTCCAGGAGCCGTCTCCTGAATAGTCGTCCAAAACGCCTTCGCAGTAACCGGACTCGTACTTCTCAAGCACGTCCTCTTTATCCCAATAAGTAACCACTGGTGGGTGGTTGTTGAGTATGTCGGCTGCGGGGTCTGCGAACAGATAGATCTTTTCTATGACCCCCTCAAGCCCTAAAAGGTTCATCCCCGCATTAGTCTGCGAAAACTTTGCGAGCACAAAGGCTGGCGCACCATTAGTGGGAAGGCCCCCAGTCCCAGAAACTGTCTTGTCCATAATATGAAACTGGTCGCCCACAAAAAACCCGAAGCTCTGGGCACCGGAATGCCAAGCCACACCTAGGTTTGTTAAGTTCGCATTAGACAAAACATGTGGAGGCTGTGGAGGCTGTAGAGGGGTAACCACCTCCCCGTATGCGAAGTTAGCGCCGGTCTGAATTGTATACTCAGCAGTAATTGGCGGGTTAGCTCCAGCACTGAATGTCACGTTAAAGCCGCCAGGGAGCAGGTCCTCCGCTATAGCTTGAGTCAGTAAGTCTGTGTAGTCGATAGACGCCACTTTCTCGTAGGTCTTAGACTTGGGCCACAACAAATCTTCTCTAGACTTGGGCACCACTGGGTGGGCCTCTTGTTGGGCCACGCTGTTGTCCCAAAGCACGTTCTGGTCGTTTAATGCCCAGAATGGCGAGGTATGTGGAGTATCTTTTAGAGATAGGGTTGGATACAGGTACGGAGTATCTACAACGCTGATTTCATCAGTAAGTTGCAGGGAGCCTATGAGAATAAAATCTGTGTACGCGGGTTTCGCGTCATCAAGAAAGGTCTTAATTAGCGGAAATACTTGAGTGGACTGCGTGACTGCCATCGGCACGTCAACAACAAACTTGTGGTATTTCTCTATTTGGGTCGGTGTTTGATCGACAATATGTGTGTTGCCCTGCTCATCTATGTACGTATAGGAGTTCCCACCAAACTGCCTGTCAATCAAGTCTGGGTCTGAGATGTAGTCTGCAATAGTAACTACATCAACGAGCTTGGAGTACATCGTTACTTTCGCGTTACGAATTTCCGCCAATACAGACTCAGCCACCTCAATCTTCTGGCCGTCAACCATTACGTAGACACCAGAGACCTCCTCAATAAGCTCCCAGTACTTCACATCTGTAAAGAGGGAGTACTTACTCCCAGTGGCTGGGTTTATGGCTAACTCGGCCCCTTTGGGGTAGAAATACGTATGTGACCTTAGATCCTTATCCTCGATAATAATCCGCCCATTCAGAGTGTCTGTGGGCTCCTCGATATGGATAATCTGCCCCTCTACCTCAGAATAGGGCAAGTCAAAGAAAGACTGGACAGCTAGTTGTAAGTTGTCGAAGTGTGGTCCACTCATGAACGCAAACCACACCGCCTTGGTTAAGGTAAGGTAGTCTACGTCAGCATCGTATTCATCCACCAGATCTCTTGGAAGACCTACGTACAGACCAAAGTTATTTTGTATGGTCTCCCAGTTATCGAAGTAAGAAAGCTCCGCCCAGAATCGATCAGGTCCCGGAGTGTAGGAACAGTACTTTGGTGCCCAGAAATACAACTTCTCAGCAGTGTGTCTTAGCGGTCTATCTAGTGTAAGTGACCCATCACTGTTGTATGAAAGGACTTGGTACTGCGCCGCATCACCCGCGCCTATGCATATGGTCTCTACATTTTCAATGCGGGGGTCAGAACCGATAAAACTGAGGTTTCCGTGTAGGTTGAACAGTGTTGATAGTGCTGTATGCACCATAAGCTTGCTATCAGGATAAACTCTGTTGCTTCCCGCCTCGCTACGCACTGTTCCGTGGTACCAGTCTTGAATGTGAATACGGCTACCCTTGATATGGAAGTCGAGGTTCTCATTCATTTCAGGCTCTAGGGTGTCCACCCCAAGTCTCGGAATGCTTACAAGGTCTGTGGCCTTCCCTAGCTTCCTAGATAAGACAATCTTTTTGGGAGACAGCGTAATAGATACGAGGTCTTTTTGTTCCCAAAACTGCTCCTCCCCAGCAAGTATGGACTGTGCAATTAGTCCAGACAACAAAGGCCCCCAGTCCACAAAGAGGCACTGTCCCCCGACCCCTAAAATGGTTAGTGGTACCTCAATCTCTGAGTTTGTGTACGGGTTTTCAAAGCAGAATAGTACGTAATCTCCAAGAGACAGGTCATATTGGCTAAGGTCTAGCTCGTCCCCAATTTTTACGTACGCAGACTGCTCTACTTCAATATTTCTTGCTTCACGAAGATGGTCCCACTCACGCGCAAACCCATCGACTGTCTGCACCTCGATCTGTTTATCGCCAGTACCCTCAGATAGTTTCACAGCGTTCGCTAATAAATTAGGACCCACCTCAGCAATGGTGACAAGCTTCGGATTCTCGTCGTTCTCATCGAAAACACGAATTGTATCCAAACTGGGGTCAACAACATTGGCTAAAGGATACGTGGGGTCGTCAAAAACAACGCTCTTGGCAGGCGTTGTCTGCGTGAGTAGTGAGGTGTCCCGTGTAAAGTAGCCACCCGTTCTTTGTGCCAGTACCTCGAATGATGGGAACGTGTCCTTACTAGACCCGGTTATAGCCCAAGAAAACTTCGTTGGGTCTACTGTGTCACTCCCAATCACACCTACTAGGTCAATCACCTTTGGTGCGTGTAACGTGCTACGAAGGAGCGCCTTTCCTACTGACAGCGGGGCTGTAGCCGAATGCTCTATAACTGTGGCTGTATCAGTAGATGACCCGTAGATAACATCGGAAACATCCAGGTCTTTTACGGTGTAGTTTTCTGGATGAATTATTGTTGCTGTGTACCCTGTTGGTACATCGATAGCGGCATCGTAATGCAACCACCGTCTCTGATACCTTCTAGATACGTCTTTTATGGCTTTGGCATAGTCATTCTGCCATGCAGTAACTAAGTCGGAAGATACCGCTTGTGTTAGAGCCGACCACACAGAAGTTATCTGCGCTTTATCGGGGACAAGATTCCAGAAGTCACTTAGGTATTTCCAAACATATTCGGAATTTGGTCTATGCCCAATAAGCTGACTTGTCACACCCGCCGTAAAAGTGGCCCTAGAAGGCAAGCTTTCCCTGGTACCGTTATCTACAGTGAGATACGCCACGTAAACCCCAGGCTTGTCTGGGATAATCACGGGATTCATCAGGTTAGATCCGCTCCCACCGGAGAACTGCACTTCTTGTGTTTTGAGTTTCTCTGTTCCAGCAGACCCGGCAATCGCTAAGTCTGCCCTAAAAAGAGCGGGGTAAGTCACCTCCTCAAAAGACACTTCATTAGTAGATGGGTCATTGTCTTGGTCCACTGCCGCTGGCTGTGAGAAATTTATTACGGTTGATCCGCCCGAAATCTCAATGTTGTAGCCCGCTGCTAAATTATTAGAGAACGCAGTAACCAAGTCACCAGCGGTTGTGGTGACCTCCCCATCGTTGTCTACACCCAGCACAATGGATAGAACCTTGCTCACAGTGTCCCAAGACATGCTTAGCAAAGAATTGTTGGGTCCCTTAGTGGCAGACACTTTGAAATCATTCGCCCACCTAGTGGGCTTGGTGTATGTCAAAACTACGGCGGTTAGAGGGTCCGGGTTGAGCGGGTCAATTGAGTTGGGGTCATCTATGATTATATCCGCAGTGGCGTACGACGCCCCCTGCATAATACAATTGCTCCCATCAGGGACTAAATCAAACTCCCAATTATAGATAATATTCTTTCCACCGGGGTCGTAACTCTTTGCACCAATAAGTGTTTGTGACGTACCTATCTGGGTTTGATACACCGTGTAAGCATCAGCAATCGGTCTGTCTTCTGGAATCACTCTAGAGCTAGACAGCCGGATAGAGCCAAAAGAAAAAATTGATAGCTCTCCGTCTTCAAACTCTTGCTCTGAGTCCCAAGAAGACAGTTTGAGCTTGGAGGGAGCGCTCGACTGCAAGTAAATGCAATCGTTTAGCTTGCCCGAAGATTTCTTAGCTGCGAGGTTGTACTTGAGAACTGCCTCTGTAATGTCTGGGTCAATCCCATAAGCACTATCAGAAGGAGCTACATAGATAGCGATTCTTCCGCTCCCGCTACTGACAATTGCTCGCAGATTTAGGCCGTCAATAAACGTCCCATCTGTTTTGAAGAGTAAATTCTTCGAGCCTGCCAGTATGGTTGGGCTTGGATCTTCTGGGTATGAGGCAAGCGCGATCCCTTCGTATGAGAATAAGAAACCAGCAGTGTAGCTTTGTTGGTTGACCGCGCCCACAAACAGACGGTTATCAGGATTCCTGAAATCCAAGGGAATCTGTCTGACGCCTGTGTCCTCATCTTCATTCGGAAGGAAAATATCAAACTCAAAAGTAAAGCTTTCAGGAACTCCGAAGGGCAGAGCCTCAGACACCTGCAAAGAAGACTTCCTAACCGTATCAGTCACAACCCCTTGCGCGTCAGCAACCAGAGTGGTGAAGGAATCAGCAGTTACAACATTCCCTAAGGACGTTGCATATGCACTGATTGGGTTAGGTACTTCTGGCGCAACATACACGACCGCGTCATCAGATAAGGTCCTGTCGTTGGGGTCAGTGGTCTCTGCGGCCCTAAACGTCCAATCACATATATCAAACTTTGCTGATGAGGGTAATGACATCTTATCTCGCCTTGTTGAGGATAATGCCTGCCAAATCCTCCATAATATGGAAGCGCTTGTTCAGGTAGATTATATTTTCGTCCCGAACGATACGTACAACACGATTCTCATCATGAGTTAAGAACGCAACCTTCTGTGGGAACTCAACGTAGCCCACGCCTTTTCGAGCCAGCAACGCGGCAACGTCATAAAGCTCAAGCGGTTTGTTGGGATACAGGGTCTTGAAAAAATCCTCCAAAAGGCCGAAGACTTCTGAGTTCCCTAGCGAGGTGTCTCCATAGCTCAACCCGGCCAAAGGATACGCTGGGAAATAGTGTCGAGAGAGTGGGTTGTTGCATACAACGCGCAGGTCTCGGCTGAGTAAAAGTGATTGTACATCTTGTACCGGCTGTGACCTTTCGTAGGTCAAAGTTACCTCTGCGCCAGGAAGCGCATAGACATCTTTTAGGTCGCCCGATGTATCAGACAGCGCTATTGCTGTGGTCCTAATACTCGACTCCTCCCCAAGACTGTAGGAGTAGTTGCTATTCTTTACAACGACCTCGTACCCAAGAGATTTGTGATTGATCACATCAAGCTGTTGCTGGTCGTCAACCAGCCCATCTTTCACATTGGGGTCATATGAGGTCAGTGTGATTTTAGCGGAGTACAGACCATACTCATTCGGGACCATGTCCGTTGGGTACACGCGCTGGTACTTCTCACGCAACACATCCACGAACACCACTTCAGGGTCTCCTGCTACCGGAGTAGGTTGCCCATCTGAGTTAACCACCGAGATACGCCACTGCGCATTCCCTGTGCCTGTGCTGGCGGAGTCTACGTACGTGACGGCTGTGACTGTGTAGGGGTCAAATAGCTCCCACCCTGCTGGGTAGAAGTTATTGTCCTGGTGGTCTAATGTCTGGCACCTAAGCTCCTCCAGAACACCAATGGTTCCCTCATTAAGCAACTGTACTGCTTTGCTGGAGGCTATCTGTAGATAGTAATGCTCTGCATTCGTGGGATCTTCCCAGATAGATGCTTTGAGGGAGTCCCCCACCTGACGGTTAATATCCGCCACTGCTTGCTCTAGCGTGGTCGGGTTTGGACCACTGAAGCTTACAGACCTTCGTTCCCCATCTATCAAGATGGTCAAGACCTTACCTGCGAGGGTAAGATTCTCATCCTCTAGGAATGGGTCTTGTCCATTAAACAGGTTGGAACGGAACTGCCGCGTCTTTATTACTAAACGATCTCCAACAGAAATCCCATGCTTAAAGAAGTTCTCGTCTTCACTGATGATAACCCCAGGCGTTGCCGGGTTGATCGTTAAATCAGACGATGCGTAATCTGTTGAGTAAAGCAGAGCGGACTCTAAGGGGGACGGCCTAAACTGGTATGTCTTTTTGTCGGCCACACTTTTGTAGCTGAAGATTGTATCGGGCCCTGCTTCAAAATACGTCGGGTCTCGGAATACAATCTCTGCACTACCAATAGCAGGTCTGCCCAAGGTGAATCTGATGTTCTCAATACTGCTTAATAAGCCTTCAATGGGCCTATCCAAAATCAGTGTGTTGAGCGATGTGCCCCCAGCAGCATTATCTGTGTCCGTATGCGTAAACCCTTCTACATAAAAATACTTATCCGGGTCTTCAAGAGTATCAATCCGAACAACGTCATACTTGAGTACGTTCCACTCAGTAACAAAGTCCTCGCCCTCATGCACAACTAAGTGTGCTTTGGGGTTAGCCGCGTTACCGTTTTCATCGGCACCAATGAGAATTGTAGGTTCCCATGTTCCTATGGGGTCTTCTCCGATTGATTCCTCATTGATCGGATCGTCATTCATCCCTGCGAACGAGCTAGAGATAATATCTACAGGGTTCTTGTATGGAACCGAAACGCCCTCCGTGTCTCCTCCTGAGAGGGAAACAGCTTTAAGCCTAACCAGAGGTAATTCAACACCTGCGGCTTGCTTAGAGTAAACCCTGTAAGAAAGTCCCGAACCTGTTTCAGGAATAGACTCCTCCAGTACCAGAGTGTTTAGATTCTTACCAATAATCCGGTATTCCCCACGAGACGTATTAGAATCGATAGAAATATAAAGAGACGTGTCCGAAGGGCTTGTTCCAAAGTTAAATCCAGAAGGACAGAAAACAGAGAAATCGTTCTTCTGCACAACTAGGTCGTTGCCTTGTTGGTGAACAACGAGCGGTTTATTAATGCTAGTTGTGCACCCAAACAACGCTCTAAACCTTAGGTTCGCATACGCAGCCCCGTCAGGAAATTTACCGTCGATCCTCACACCACCATTTGGGGAAGACGACTGTGTATGAATAGCCCGGAAAAACCTCGGTTGCAGGTCGCCAGAAGGTGGGTCCAGAATTTCAATAACTAGATTATCTAGCGAAATGTCCGTCCCTGGTGCGGGGTCATAGTGTTGAACAATAGCTGCCAGTAAATCACCGCTGTCAAAATGCGTTGGGTCAGTAACTGCGTCAATGCCACCATCAGAAGCAGACACAAGGACCTCGTGTGACGGAGGCGGGTCTTGCGGCGTAGGCGCTGGAAGCGCGTCCGGGTCTATCGCTTCTGGCTGTAGCAAAATAGGTGCAGTCGTTTGTTCAGCGACAGAGGTTGCCTTGATGTAGACATCGGTCATCCCGCCGATGTGAACCTCATTAGCCTTAATCTCGAAATCTCCCCCAAACCAATCAGGGAATGGAGTACTGCCTGGAATACCAGAAACTACAATGCCAGAGTCTTCGGTATCCTCTGCCGCTTGCGCGTAAACCTGCACAATCTGATTGTTTAACAGGCGGTTTGTGGAGATAGGGTTTGCGTATGGAAACTCTACTCCACCGTAGTGCGCGGGACCAGATGGGTGTGGCACTAAAAACCCGGAGCTTCCCGTGTAATTAATGTAGGACATCTCATCCAGATCAAACTCTGTTACTGTCGGGTCTTGTGGATTTTTGAGTTTTGTCGCACCGGGAACAACCGGTAACGAACAGCGCGTAAGAATATAATCGTCAAGAGTCCCATCTCCGTCTAAGTCTAGGGCCGTGCCTGCTACGGTACTTCCGGTAAGTGTGTAACGGGCCTTTGCGTAAGACATCTGGTCTGCCGAGTCATACTGCCCAGTGGGCCACACGTGCGCGTGACCTTTTCCTTGTGCGTCCATGCTGATTGCTTCACCAGAAATACATGCTGCGGAGGCGGGTGCCCCCAAGCTTCTGTGAGCCTCTGTGAAGCCTTTGCCTAATCTAAGCCATAAAGCTCGTCGTTTATTTACTTCACCATCATTCTCGCTCCACCTGTAGGTGGTGGCGTGGTTGTCGCCCGTATCAGGATCCCATCTGCTGCCACGGTAGTTACTATTTCCACGAGCAACAACGTGCCCAGTTGTTGTGCTCAGAGTATCTGTACCGTACATGCCCGGTCGTTTATAGGCAGGGGCATAGGCGAAATCATCATAAGAAACACCAAGGTCTCCACTGGGAGAAATGGTCTCTACTTTGTTCCGGTAGACAGACCAACAGACCTTAAACGGGTTTAGGTAATAGTTGTAGCCTATGGTAAACGCTGGTGACTCCCTGTTAGGGTCGTTCGCATTTAGTGCTTGGTTTGAGCCTCCGACCTGTGGGATCTCATTTGCGTTAAACTCAAGAGTAATAAGGCCCTGGGAGTACTCTATCTCAGCCTTCTCAACCCAAAGACCGTTGACCTCCTCAAGCTCTAGAGCAAGATTAACTGCGTCCTGTAGGTTGGCTGCTCCCACAGCCGCTGCCATAGCATCAATAGGCGTAGGCCAAACCTGTGTCAGCCTCCCATCCCCAGTATCATCAAAAATATACCAAGTACCTGCGTTGTCAGGGTCTTTGTTAATGTCCCAGTAGTGAAGTCTTGCACTCCCTCTTTGTATGGGCGTGTTCGCCATTGTCAGAGTAAAGCGAGCCTCCATACCGTCAATGACAGGAACAGTCTCTAGAATCTCATGCCCAAAAAGGTCTAAGTCAGCGGCTTCGTCGTACACCTCGGGGTAGACATTACCTGCTAATAATACCGGGTCTGTAGCTGGATTATCCACAGCTTGATCACACCCAACTTGAACTATCGGACCAAACCCGTAGTTGAACCCGCCTTCCAGTTCCCCGCTCTTGTTCCCTACCTGCGCGGCATACGGAGGAATAACAGGCATTGCCTGATTCCAAGTGCCATTTGTAAATGGTGCAGCCGGTGTAGCGTAGTCTCTGTGCGCGAAGTAATACGAGGTGCCGTTATTTTGAGACCCTGGCACGGTCGAATACACTCGAAACTTTCCGTCAGCCAGTGGCCCTAGTGGCTCTGCGGCCCAGTCCGTAGGACCTCCATAATTGGTAAGGGGATTTCCATCGAAGTCTGTTGCGGGATATCCGGGCTTCCCGTTAACCACATCAATTAGTTCCTGAATAAGATGCTGCATCTCTGGCGCGGTACCGTTTTCGAGGTTCCCCCCAGGAGGCAGTCCTTGTGCATTTTGTTTGCAGAAGAAGCCGTCATTATCGACCGCAATCATCTCACCATACTTGCCCCAGAGTTTGCTCGTGATTGTGAACTGTACCTCTAAGCCCACGACCTGCACTTGCATGTCTACTTCAAAGCCGTTGATGGCCGCATTCATAGCGTCCCACTCTGCTTTTAATCCCGCAGCCCAGTCTCCAACGTAGGTGCCTCCATTATATATGGAAGCGCTATCGTCCACCTCCACAAACCCGCCCACTACATTTGGGTTTGCTGGGTCCGCAAGAGGACAAATGATCTTCATGATCCCGCCTGGGTAATCTCCCGGGGCTGATTCTGTGAGTAGTGCTGAATCTACAGTGAAGGTTTTGGAAGCAAGTCCTGCCCCTCCGTTCCAAGAGTGCTTAAGATCGATGTCTTGTTGCCACATCGTCCCATCAATCCACACCTCCATCACTGTGGATTCCCTGTTGGGGTTGGTCATCACATCAAAGTCTGGAATTTGCGGAACGTCCGTCGCCTCAATAACCGCACTAGCGCCCGGAGAAAACTGCGCGAAGTTGTACTCGTGAAGAGGGCCAAAGTCCAACCCCTCAACCCTTGTGCGCCAGGGAGTCCCTGCGCCAACCTTCTTCACGCGGCCCCAGCCCTGCCAGAGCATGTCGTCGTCTACATTCTGTAGCTTGCCATCAAAGCTCTCGCGGAAAACGGTACAAGCTACATGCTGCCCAGCAGTGACACCTCGGTCAGCCCATTTCGGCTGCGTATGGTGGAGGATGAGGTCTACCTCTGCGGGATGGCTCAATACATTCCAAGAGGACGATTCAGGGATAATCGAAGGAAGGTCATTCATTACCTGAAGTGAGCATCCCGGATTTCTACCTACCTCTTCTTTTTCTTTTCCACCATAAACCAAGCTAGGATCTTGTGAGTCTTGCGTGTAGTACGGCGTACCATAGTCGTATAATCTTGGGCGTTCCCGCATCATGGAGAACACCAAGTTTGGATCAAAATTGTACTCAAGCTTGCCCGGATAAACAGTCCTGTTCTTACTGACAAGGAAACTGTCTACCCTGCCAACACCAAGCTCTGTACTTGAGTAAAACCTCGTAAGAGGCCACATCTGCAATTTCTCTGGGAGCGTAAGCCCCAGTGGTTGCGCAGCAGCTGTCTGGCTAAACGTAGAGTCTTCAGTCCAAGTAATTAAGAAATCTCGCCCGGGGACAACAGACCCCGGAATGTCCTCAGGGACAAAGTTCGTTTTTACGTGATCGGTGAATGGTAGATGGGCCCCTAGAACAATGTCAGAGCCCTCTTTCTCACCAATCATTTTAAACATGGAGCCTTGTGCAGATCTCCGGTTAAGCCCCATCTCTGGGTCGCTAGTGTGGAGAGTCCCGATAGCGGGTACTTCTCCGAGAATGTCCACTGGCTCTGGGTAGATATCAAAGTCTTTGAGCTTTATGTAAATAGCATAATCAGACCCAGGATTTAGATAGGCACTCTCCACTGCTCGGACACGATTTAAAAGCGCATCGTTATATGTGTTATCCCTAAACCAATGGTTGGCACCAGCCTGCCCAACATCATCTCCCCAGTTAGGAGCGCCGCCCTTGCTGGGAATAGGGTTTAGGTTATCGTTATGCGACCATGTAAGACCGCTGCCATCTGCGAGACGGATATACTTCGCGCTTAACAGTGCTGTTTTAAGCGCATCAGGCCAATCACCGTCACCAGCAACACCACCCCCAGCGTCAGATGCGGGAGGCATCAACTTTAGTACATTGGTGAATGGTAAAATACAGGAGCCACCGAAAATTGGATGCGACTTCCAATTAGCGGTCATATAAACAAGTGGTCCTAAGTTCTCATCGTACTCAGGCTTTACTCTTGCCTGAAGGATATCTCTCTGCATGTCTGGCTCGCCGTGGCCAACGACAGACACAGAAACAATTTCCTCATAGCTATTAAGGATCTCGGTCTCAATCCCTCGTTTGGTGTTCAGCGAACGCTCAGACAGACTTCGGGCAGCGCGAACTAGGAACTCCTCGTTAGTCTCCTTGGTAACCCCGCCAGTCATAGCGCTAAGATTGGTTACTCTGGAGACGCCGTCTAAACCGGTCTGGTAGCGGATAGCTCCCGCTGCGATGTTCATAGACGCATTGGGCTGCTGGGAGCGGACAGGAATATCTATGTAATACTTCCCGCCTGAACGGACCATCTCATTGGGCGCGTATGTGTACGCTTCTTCCGCAGCAAAAGTTTCTCCCTTGGCTGTGGAGAAAGTGATGGACGCATCAACGCCCACAGATCGAGCATTATTAAAGTAGACCCTAACCGTTCCTCTAGCGTAGTCGCCCCACTGTCGCTCCGAGAGGACATTAGATAGTAAAGCGTCCATCTCGGCTTCTGTCAGCGTAACAACATCTGACAAAGACTTCTGTGTTCTTAAGAACTCAATCTCCCTCTGCAAAGGCTCAAGGATGAGCGCCAAAGGGCTAACCAGAACATCTCGTATAATTGATCCTGGGCTTTGAACGTCGAACTGTGGGTACTCATCCTGTAATCGAGAGATAATGAAGGTTTCGATGTCTACTTTGTACGGATCAGTCCCAAGCCTCTTAATGAGTGGGTCGATGACCTTAACATACATCATAGAGCCCGACTGGTCGTTAAGCGTCGGGTCGAGGTCGAGAAGTCTCTCTACTAAGAATGTTTTTAATTGATCTATAGCCATTATAACCTCACTCGCCTACAGGCAGGCCTTCATAGCCTTGACTTTGAACTATGCTCTCAATGGCGTCATGTGCAGTGCCGATCATTAAAGAGACAGTTGCCTGTCTACGAGCAAAAGTATTCAACCTGATTGTTAAATTGACCACCGAAGGGTCATCCTTATCATAATTCACACTTAGAACTTCAACATCACTTAACCGCTCAGTGGGAGGCAATTGACCCCAACCCTGTCTTGCGGAAAACATCAAGCCCGCTTGTATTATCTTCAATGTGGTCTTTGCCACAAGCACAGAAGGATTACTTGTGGGGGTATTTTGTCCAACCCAGTTTTGAAGATTGCCTCCGGTTTTTTTATCGAAGACATCTGAGCCTGGGGTGGTCATGAGAACTTTTATAAATTGCTGCACAAGCTTGAACTCACCCTCAACCGTCTGCGGCTCAGAGGAAAACAAGTAGGCGAACATAGACCTGCGGTTGATAGACTTAGAGTTAGTAATAACCTCAACGTCTTCAATTGCCTGCGCTTTGGGGGGAAGAGAGCAGAGGATCATCTGGTTGTTCATTACTGTGAACGGGACAGTCCGCTTATTCACGTATACCGCGACAGCCTTGTTGAACTTGTCTCCCCTGAGTTGAAGGATTCCACCGTCAACCGTAACCTTTTTTGACCCGGCCTTTGCCTGAGTATCAAGACCGCCTCCCAGAGAAACAGACTCGTTAGACACAAGGTCGTTGCCCTCCGAGTCCTTAACTGTGCGGACAAGGTCAACAGCATTAACCATGGCCATATTTTGGCCCTGCCGCAGCATGTCTAATGGGAGGGCTATAAGAAGGTTGTAGGGGTTCTCCAAGAAGAAATTAGCGTTACTGCCGTTCACCAGAACACCTGTTACGCTCTTAAAGCTCGAAGTGTCTATATTGACAAACTCTGAGGGTGGCGTTTCAGGGAGGGTTACCCGAATCATCGACATATAATTTATGCCGCGTAGCTCAGCTACATCCCGCACAAAAACTGCTTGTATATCAATCATCGGTTTCCTCATCTAGGAGGCCTACATGTTCAACCTCCAACGCAGCACCAATAGCACCGCTTTTTCCATCTTCACCTATTAATAGCTCTTGAAAGTAATTGAGCCTAGAAATAAGAGTCCGTTTTGCTCCAATAAAATCACCGGGTTCGTCGTCTTTTCCTTCTTCACCTATTAGCGCTAATCTCTCAGTGAGAACCTCTGCCAAAGAGTGTCCCGTAAAATAATCATTTGTTCTAGCCGTATACCGTAAAAATTCAAGGGCTTCCTCAATTAGCGCAGCTGTCTTCCTCTGCGCGGATTTGTCCTTTGAGTCCCCCGCTAAGAGCGTCGTAGATGGTGGATTCGTAGTAGAATCATCAGATTTAGGTCCAGCCATTTCTACAACTCCTCACCTTGTAATGGGTTTATTAGCTCATCGACCTTATCATCCTGGCCTCTGTTGTAATAATCGTCCATGATTCCAGCGCCAAAGCTAACTTCGAAAAAGTCTGTCTCCCCACCTAATTTATCAAAAGCAGCGAGCAATAAGTTATCTATATTAGATTGCTCAGATACCTCTTCCACAGTCAGGTTTGCGAGATCCCCAAATCGTGCTGTTGTGAGCATAGACATGGGCAGAGTCAGTCTTTCCTGCTTGAGTGTACCTAGCAACTCATCCACAGTTTTGACAATATGGGCATCATACAAGAGATAGGCTTCGCGAACACTGTTCATCGCATCACTAAGTTTCTCCAACAAAGTTACGTACTGCCCCTGTCCTGATCCAGAAGACACAAATACACGTGCTTCCCTCTGAAGCTCTCCAGATCCCGCTGCGGAAATCAGTTCTCCCTCGGCTTTTCTTAGATCTCGAACCATAGTGATGAACTTGAACCAACCGTAAGCCACAATCTTCAAGTTCTCATATGGGTACGACACGGGAGAAACACCATCTAAAATGCGCATGGTCAATTTATTGCCTGAAACAGCTATGACTCTGCCCAACGGCCTAAGGGTTGTCCCTGTGCTCCCAGACAATTCTTCAAGGACAACGTCATTGGGATGAATCTCATACCCATCTCTTGGGTAAGTTCCTTGGAGATCTACCTCCAACTGAACCTCTGTGGAAAACCCGCTGTACAGGTCCCCACTTGTATCAAACCCAAGCCCACCATTTACGGTAGATGTTACAGCGAGCGTACTATCTGATTCCGAGCTTTGAGACCTAGCCCGGATACGACTTCTTGAAATATCACATGTCCAGTCGCCTTGGTTGGTAAGCTGTTCCGATTGTGTGTCGTCCACGGCAAGAGTTAGCGGGGGGTATACCTCCACTGCATAGCTTCCGCCTGAGAGCGCAGCGTAGGCGAGAACCTTGGTATGAAAAACGGGCGTGCCTCGACTGAGGGGCGCTCCTCCTGCTGACCACCTAACTCTTAAATCATCCCCTTCCTCGGCCTGAATGTCCTCAGAAAAGGTCAACGTCTCTCCAGAGGAGTCTACTGTAAAGGAGACCCCAGTCATTAAGGTGTTTTCAGGACAATCCACGTCCACTAAGCCAATACTGGATACTTGTGAAAACTGCGTGTCTTTTCCGAACCTCTCTTTTCGAGACGCGTACGTTGCCCCAAGAACATAGTTAGTATTCGGTAATGGGGTGCTCCAAGTTGGCGCAAAAGGTGCCGCAAGAAGTAAAGTACTCTCCAGGTAATTTGGAAAAGCCAACCTTGCCGCAGAACCCCTTTCGACATGAGGCCGAAAAAGGATGTTTGTGCTCGCCCCTTGCGCTTCTGAGGTAATAAGAAACTTATCAGTAAGGGCAGAAGAATTCAGCGCGTTCACTAACATCTGAGGTGTGGTTATCCAGCTTGCAGGAATGCCCGGTGATAGTTCTGACGGTGTCTCGGTTATTACCGGTATTGGTGCCCCTACTAAATCGTTATTTAGGTGCGCCCGAATAGCCGTGAATCCTGTTTGTATGCCCGAGTCCCCTGTGCTTACTGTGGCTACAGGCAGGTACTTGTAGTTTGTGTGTATTGAGGTTCCTTCGACTGCGGGGTAAGGCATCCGAATAAACATGTGTCCCGTCAGGTAGTGAACATAACCATAAGACTTGTGGTACATGTACGCCCCAGCCTGGAGATAATCTGTGGCAGCGGGGGCATATCCGTCTGTGTCCAGCAAGATCTTTCCAGTGTTATAGTTCACAGACAGACTAGGGGCAGACGCTCCTGTTGTGTTGCTCGTAACAACACAAAGATTATACCCTGGGTTGTTGGGGTCTGGGTTGGTAGTGGTTTGCCAGTCTATCAGGGCCGCGCCCATTTGCTCGGTAAGCGTGATAGAAAGCGTAGAGTTGCTAGCAAGTTGGGCTCTAAGCTGATTGGTTGTAGGCGGATCCCCAAATCCAGGGACGGTAAACTGCTCCAGATTCCCATCAAAAGGGGTGTCTGGGTCCAGTTCATGCGGTGCCTCAGTGGTTGTACTTTTGTCTATCAGTATCCCATACCCGTTATCAACACAGTTGACCTCTACGGGTCCTTGCCCACTGTCGAAGTACCAAAAATTAACATTGACCCCGTTCTCATATCCGGGTCTTCCGTCAGATGGTCGAGTAGTTGTCTTAAGCCTCGGTATAGTTACGATTGGGTAGCCGAGATCGTCTACCGTTCCGCCTATAAGGCCAGAGTTTTGTAGGTAAGGGTCTTCCGCGTACCCCGTAGTAGAAAACCAACGCTCTGTTGCAAGAATTTGTTTTGTATATTGCGTGTACAGCGCCCCAGCATCTGTGGACTCGAAGAGTGTGGAATTGACCAAGAAGCCATTCTCAGGTGCTCCAGACTCAGGTCCAGAAATAGTCGCAGAAGACTGCTCATCGACCTCAAAAGTATCAGAAGCAGCACCGCCCTCAATAATGAAAGGTTTGGTGTCTCCCACCATTTCAGCGCGTGTACCCGGAAGGGTAGTCACAGAGCCTTCATACTTTGGGATGGTTACGTCTCTCTTCTTAGAAGATCTCCGACTGAGCAAAGAATTTAGTACAACAGAATCAAGGATCGCAGCAGATAAGTCAGAACTTCCCACATGCGACTGAAGTGTCTTGGTGGCCAACTTTGCTTGGTTCTCAAGTGATAATGGCTCTAACTCAGCGGCGGTGTACTCATCGAGTGCCCCATGAAACCGTGGTATTTCCTCTAATAGGACCCCAATCAGAAAGTTAGTCTCTTCCGCTAATGCCAGTGATTGCTCTTTGGCGTACGAAGGACTAATGCCCGCATTGTGGAATCCGTCTTCGCCTACACTACTACTTACTAGTGCTTCAGTTACTCTAGAAAACTCCTGTAGAAGGAGTTGTTTCCGACCCTCATCAGCAACCTCTAGCTCATCACTTATCGCAATAAGCCTGTCTAATTTAGTGGTGTCAGGTTTGGGGTCTGTTTGTCTGGATACAGGTGCGTATCGAATAAGCAGGTCGATATTGGATAAGATCTTTGAGCAGATAATAATGTGTCTGTTAGCAAAGAGCTTCAGGAGAGCGTATATAGCGTCAACATCTGAGTTGAGGGACCTAAAGACAAGATCCTGAACACCGCTAACAAGGTCAACGGCTGACTGATTCTTGTTTCGGTCCAGTACCGCAGCACCAGCTTGAAGGGCTTCCGACCTCGCTAATACTTCTTCTTCGGTATAACTGTTGCTACCACTCATCCCCGAACTCCATACCTCTAAGTCGCCTAGCGTCTTCTTCTGATATACTAGTAACTTTAGAGCGTACGAGGTCTGGTGATAAGCCTAGAATATCGCATACGATATTAAACGAACAGATATGATCTTCACTGTGATCGTGAAAAAGCCATTGTCCTGCATCTGCTCCTATCTTCCGCAATTTCAAGCTCTCATGTTCGTGGTATAGCACCCAATCAACCGCCGCACGCCTAACAACAGCAGCCCATAAGCGAAGGTACCAAGGCACTCCTGCCCCGGCATTGCCCCTCTCAATATCCCATAAAGCATCACGTGACGACAACACTCAAGGCCCCCCGAAGCACCGGCTGGGGAGACATGGTTATACCCATATCCTCATCTGGAGCTTCTTGGGCGACTAAGAGTGTTGCGATTCCGACGCCTACAGCTGAAATCGTGAGAGTGTTACTGTCTGTAATTAAGTTTACTATAGTCCCACCTACATCATCAGACGTAAGCGTCACAGCGACAAGACCCTCCACTCTCAAGCCGCTCCGATGAACGGTTTCCATTGAGAGTACTGCTTCTTGTCCCAACCCTAGGTTTACCACTGGTAGGTCTAGGGGAACTAATAATGAATCCGTGTTCGTGTCTGTATACTCGACACCATCAACCACTGGAAATATTACGTCTGGTAGCGGAGAAGCAGCTAGGTCAGGAATCTCGATCTTTCTCGATAGATTCTCGTAACCCTCCATATATACTTTGTATGTCGCACCGCGTAATAAATCGACCGTGGCGTAACCTGCACTATCTGTGCGTATAACTAATGACTTTGGGATAATAGCATTTGTTGTGTTGGTCCCTGAATAGTATGCAAGTTCCGGTAAGTCATCTTCCGAAAAATGAATACTAAGCTGATCCACCGGTCTCCCGTATGAATCCATAAAGGTTCCCGAACAACGACAAAAGTGATCGTCTGTCGCTGTCGGTAAAGCTGAGACATCAATAAGTACGTCAAACACCTGCGGGTCAGTTACTGCGTCTACAACCGCAGAGTGCAGATTGCCCTCTATGACAGACGCGGCTCCTAACGGAGGTGTGACTCTAATTTCATAAGTTGCAGCAGGATGATCGCCCAAATCCACGCTACCTGCGGGGTTTGGTCCTGCTCCCGTGGTCCCAGTAGCAATCGCAACACCGCCGCCAGAGGGATGTAGGGATACAACAACGCCATCTACCATGGCGCTCCCCGGATCCCCAAAAGGGGTTGTTCTACAATGTACTAAGACTGTTGGCATTTTCTATCCGACTACCTTGATTTACTAAGCGTAGTTAAGTAGCTACCACCTCGGGAAGGTCCCATGGTGTTTTGTGATTGGGGGCCAGCTTTCCAGGCGTTATAGCTATTTTTCGCCATCTTTCCGCCGTAATACATGCTCGCAGCGCCAGCGCCTGTCATACCGACTCGACCAGCCTTGCCCCAGCCACCCAGACTTTTCCAGGGGCTAGACTTGAAGCTCATGCCTCCAAGAGATCTATTCCAGGGCATGCTTCCGCTGACAGCCGAACGTGCTCGATTACTAAAGCCTGCGCGAGCAGTTTGTGCAGCTTGTTGGGCTCGTCCAAGGCTCTGTCGCTCCAACATTCCTTTGGCACCTCGCTGTGCGTAGGTCAGCCCTTTGTACGCGCCTGTGCCCGCCTTCTGCGCTGTACTGATGCCCTTGATAGTGCGACCAGCCATGTACGCTTTACGGCCAGCATTTGCTGCGCGAGCAGCCAAGACTCCGCCCCTAACAAGTCCACCAGCAACATTTAATCCGGGGATGAACATTGTAGCGGTAAGAGCCGCATCTAATGGGTTGTCCTTGATATAGTTACCCACACTCTTAATGCCACCCCACGCCTTACGGCCCACACGTCTAGCCCACTGCCAAGCGACCTTCTCCATATAAGGGTCGATAGCAACAAGTTCTTCAGCAAAGGAACGCTGCATTCTATTTCTGGCAGCTACTTTCACCAGTGCATATCTTAACTGTTGATTATCCATTTTTTACCTCTTCGCTGGGAAGGCCTGTTCCCCATCTTATAGGCCAAATACTTTTCGATAATAAGGCCCACCCGATTGGGGTCGAACTATCATACTTTGTTAATACATCTTCGCAAGCTTCCCGTAAGCAACTAAACTCCTCAGAAGGACCCCAGTTGCCAATGTGGAAGTAAGAACCTGACTCAGACTGACAAAGACACATGGCGTGACCCATCAATTTACTATCACTCTCCCACGAAAAAATCCATATTACTGGGTTATATCTTTCTTGGATTGAGTTTGCGGCCCACACGCTAAAGTCATCACAGTCCAGAGATCCTTTAGGTTGAGTGTTACCGCTTTCTAACTCAGAAATGGCGTACTGCACCCAACCCGGTGACCCCACAGAGTCCCATAGCTCCTTCACCCCATCCTTGGTCCAAGTGAGAAGCTCCATCTTTTTTGAGGCCTCTTCCGTGGTTAAGTAGGGTCCAACAGCCATGCTCTTATACTTGTGATGCCAAATGAACCGGTAAACACGGCTCCAAATACACCACCAGTATATTGCTACGACGTAGAATTTCTTTGCGAACCAAGCCTTCATTAAACCACCTGATTACCGACAATTACACCGGCCTTAGGTGCTTTTACCTTTGTCCCGTCTGTTACTCTCTTGGACTTCGCCAAAGCCGTTCTTGCCAAGGCAGACCCGGCTGCGGGTGCACCTGCTCCGCGTCTACCTCTCGTGCTCTTTAGGCCCTCATCTAGTTTGAACTGCCTTCTCACAGCCGAGGCGGATTGCTGTCCCTTGGCGTCTCTAAGAGCTTTACCGAGACGAGACTTCTCATCAAGCTTCTTGATGTCCTTGCGGTCCTGTTTTAGCTGTTTTAGCTGTTTCGCTGTCCTAGAGCCTTTAGTTGCTCCTGTCATAATATCCAAGTAGCTTCCGCCTCGGACTCCTGAGGACATGAGACCGCCTTTACCTTTAATCAAAGCAGAGGCTCCAGTATAACCTTTGTCGATTGCTTTTTTACCGGGACCCATCATGGACGCGGCTGCTGCGGGTATAGAGGAGAAACTAGCTCCAAGCGCGGCACCGCCGAGACCCATGTCTAAGCGTCTCGGGTCTACTAATGTTTCCCCAACGCTTTTCAAGGAATCCCACTTGCCTGGGTTTAGTGCGTAGCTTCCTCCGTAACCAGCAAGACCACCCTTGGCCCCGTAAGACATAAGCTTCTTACCTGAGCGAGCCAAATATCCCCCGGTTTGTGTCCAAGGCTTGTGAAGCTCATACCCCTTAGGGGCTCGGCCCTTAGCGAAAAATCCTCTAGGCCCCTTGATGAGTTGCCCAGTTTCCTTGTGTTTGTAAATGTTGCTCAGCCCACTGCCTCGCCCAAACAATTTTTGACGTACGCCCTCGCGCACAGGCTCGGTCCATCGGGCTGACCCCTTTGGAACGCTCGTTAAGGCTTCGCGTGTAAACGGTTGCATGGTCCTTGGGTCGATAAGCTTAGATGCCGCTCCACCCAGATCATCAGCTGCCTGTGGGGCTGCACGAGTAGCTCCGCTACGGGTTACCGCAGCCCTCGCTGCTGCACCGCCAGAACGAAGAGCGTTCCATCCAGCCAGTCCTGCTCTAGCCAACCAAGGCCAGACAGCTTCCTTCTCCATCAGAGCCAGCTTTTGCATCCCGGTCATTGGTACTAATGCAGAACCGACCTTAGGCATACCTGATCCCATACCACCCACTTGTTTAGCAGCAGCAACCCCTACAGGTTGCTTCTGTTGACGAGAGGCATTGGCAGTAAAACGCTTGATCAGCGATTTTCGCATAGCGCCTGCGGCCCAACCAGTCTGCATTTGTGCATTGTTAGACCCACCCTGGGTCGCGCCACCTGTAGGGTTAAGTGGTCCTGGCTCTGGAGCAGGAGCACCTGCTTGGCCACCAACGGCTGGTGCGGCTGCGATCTTTGCTGTGTACCGAAGAATCTCTAGAGCAGCGCCCTTATCAAAGTCTGTATTACGCATTATAAAGTCCTCTTGGGTGCTGCCACGATATTGGGAGTTAAAATATCAAACGGGTCATCTGCACCAGATAGTATTGTCAGTAAATTGGTCGGCCCTTCGCTACTAGGCACAGTAATCCTGCGTCTGAGTGATAGCGGGGCGATAGATACTTCTACCTGTATCCCCTGCACTAAAGAGAACTCAACGTACCCGTTAGAATCAGTCTTATAAGTTCTCTGCGAGTCGAAAACGCCAGTCCCAGAAAATAATTCTGGTCGGTGCACTAGTCCGACATGAACTGTCGCATTCCTCACTGGTGTCCCGTCCATATGGTAAAGCTGTGCGAACAATGTGCACATGTCTGCGGGCGCGGCAGAGGCAGTTACTGTGGGAGAAAACTCCTCAGTTATTAGTTGAAATGCCTGCGTATCTGTCCCTACAGAAGGATCTGGAAGTGAGTCTTGTCCCGGAATACCTTTGAACTTTACTGGGCTTAGAAGGCTGTCTGCCTCCAAGGTGCTCGAAACCTCTACTGTCATTTCAAAGTTATTGGTTGTGTAGACAACCCCAGCCTTGGTTAAAGAGAAAACATACTTCCCTGGTGGCACTTCTAAACGTAAAAAGCCGGTAACATCAGTGACACCCTGCGTTATCTGCACACCAGCTTCAGAACTTACGGTTACTGTGGTTCCTATGTGCGGCCCGGTATTCGGAGCAGAAAGCTTCCCAACAGTAATTAAGATAGTCTCTTTGCCTACTGCGGGAGTAATCAAGTAATCAGTTACGTAAGCTTGTACATTGTTATTGAACCAAACAATGAAGACTTCCTGCGCGGTGTTAAACGTCAGGTCCTGGAGTACGTACCCACCATAGGCAGCAGAGTAAAATGCCTGCACAGAGGTTCCGTCTGAGCCGAGAGGAATAATATTTCCTCCCTGTGAGCCAAACCCTGTGATGCCTAGCTTCGCCAAGAGACTAGCCGTCCCTGCTTGGAGATCTAATTGGCTAGAGTCTCCTACTGCCCCTGCTGTCGCATTAAATACCAAATTATTCGTGGACGACTCTTGATCAAGAGTAATACGGTCGCCTGCTGCACCGTCAGTAATCGTTGTCTCAACAAGAACCTTTAGCTCAACAAAGGTAACGGACTCGCTGCTCAACACATTGTTTGCTGCTGGGGGAGAAACGTCAGTAGCCTCTGAGAGGCCGGTAATAGCGGAGAAATTGCCCTGCATATTACTAAGTGTAATTGTAGAACTTGAGCCTAAGCTGTCAGTTACAATCTCAATCTCACCAGCAGCGTCACGGGCGTATGCACCTTTTAACTGTGCGTTAAGAGCCGCAAGGTACGCAGCCTGATTGTTTGCTACACCATCTAGGTCAATACTTCGTACTGTGCCCCCGTCAATGCTGTAGTCCGCTGTATCCCCAAGTGCGCCTGCTGCGTACGTTGCCATAGTTCCTGTGGCTACCGCAGGAGCACATAAAAAAGTAAGGGTCTGCGGTCCTGTCGCGTTCGTGTCCGGGAGGACTTGGAATGTCAAAAAGTCTCCATCATCAACGGAGAAAGTTGTTACTGATTGGCCCCCAGTAAACGACGCGTACGTCTTGTCCGCAAGGGATACGCCAGAGCCGTTGTAGAGATGCGCAGTAATAATCTCGTTGGGACCGCCAACTATATTATCCTCTAATACAACGTCTACTTCATCCCCGATTGCAAAATCAGAGATTGGGTTCTGCCCCACGTCTAGCGTGCCATGCAAAACAACAGAGTCATTATACTTGTAGAATACGTTATGCTGCCCCAGGGTAAGCGGGGTGTAGGGGTCACTTAGGAAAAGATTCGGGGCTTCGATGACTTGAGAAAAACTAAGCACAGCCACTTCCGAACCAGTAGCATCTAACACCTGCGCCTCTAATAACCCGAGGTCAACTACTACTGATTGGCTATCGAAGAACGGTAGTGTCCTTGCTTTTTGTATCTGTGCTTTCATCTATTGGCCCACCTTACTCAACTCTTTGGCTCGGAGATGCCAATCAGTTTTTTAACGTTGTCTATTACCACAACGCTATCATACCGCTTTTCCTTCTTCTCTGGACTACCTAGGCTACTTTCAAGCACCGACTTTAAGAAAGTTCTTTCCGTTACCAAGCGGAGCTTCTCCGCTGTAACGTACTCCTTCACTTGATCCCTTAGTTTCTCTAGGACCTCTTTCTTATCTTCGGGCTTGTCAATAACACTCTCGATAGCCATGCCAGTGTCTCCTTAGTCTTTGAGCAACGCATAGCCACCAAGTCCAAGTGCCGCAGGAACAGCTACCGCTTTGGCGGTGTCCATCATCTTTTTACGCTTGGCCCAGTTAGAGGCGAGTCTAGTCGCTCCACCAAGAAGCGCCGCAGCACCACCACCCTCTAATGCGGCCTTAGCCACTTCGGGTCCGTAAGCTTTTAAGTAGTCCATCGGAGCATCTGCAAACGATTTGCCTGATCTCTTCAGTGCGCGAGCTTTCCGAAGAAACTCAACCTCTTGGGCTGATCTATCGAAGGCACCCGGCACGAAATCCTTGCCCTCTTTCTTGGCCTGCTCCTTGGCAATGCGGTTCGTGTTGTATTTCTTTCCTAGAGCCTTACGTGCAGCTAGTCCTTCGGCCCCCTCACCAGCAAGAGTACGTAACTGGCGAAGTCTGTTAAGACCCATACCAAGACCACCAACGCCGCCAGCGCCCGCTGCGGTTCTACCCACGCCTCCCCATAAACTAAATGGGTTTTTGAAGGCTTGCTTCTCCATCCGATCACCGTAAGTGTTTTCGTAGAGAACAGCCGATGCCTGGGCAAGCCCACTATGCACGTAATGTGCAGAACTCTTTTTTGCCATGAACGGCGCTGTAGGTGCAGCGAGGGGTGCAGCGAGGGGTGCAGCGGGAGGTCTTCGGGCCATTGAGCCCATCCCGAACGGTTGCCTACGGGGTTTAGGTGCCCTAAGTGCCCCTGGGCCCATCTGCTTCATATTGTTGATGGCCTTTGCCACGTTCGGTGAGGGTTTGCGAGCGGGCGCGGCTCCGTACTGGCCCAGAACCGCAACCTTCTCAAGCATTGAGGCTACGCCTGCCGCTTTTTCCATACTCTTCATCGAGGTATCTAATCGTTTTAAGTTGTCCATCATTTACTCCGTAAGATGCCTCTGAAGTTTCTTTTTAATAGTGTTCTTCAGGCGACTAACTTGGTAATCGGGAATTTTCATTGCACGAGCAATAGTTCCCGTAGAGGACGTTTGAGGTTTGCCGTGTCCGGTCAAATACTCATATACCTCTCGTTCATTACCCGTTAGTTCATACTTAAATAGGCGCAAAACCTCTTCAGATTTTGAAGGTGTTAACGCATACGGGTCCTCTTCGAACCCTTGAGAGAGCAAGTCGTTCCGTAGCTCGGCTTCCATCCTTCCGGTTTCAGCCATTGACCACCCGAGTCGCTCAGAAATTTCTTTAGTCAGAGGTGTCCTACCAAGATCTTCGGTAAGTTCATCTCTGGCAGTTGTGAACAACTTGATCTTATAAACCCGATTCTCGGGGATACGACCAATATTCTGGTTCTCAACAATAAATCGTTTGGCCTTGTCTAAATAACGAAAGACATAGGTACCGAGAGACCCCTTAGAGGGATCATATGAGCGTAAGGCATCTACAAAGCGTAGCTGAAACTCTGACTCAATAGCTGAGTCGGGAATCATCTTTACCTTACCCTTGTAGACATTGACCTTAGACCTGATCATTGGACGGAAGCTTTTGAGGAGAGGTCGGAGGTCTTCCGGCCTCTCCCCATTGGCTTTCCAATTATTCCACATCGCAAGCTCTCGACTCTTCTTATCATCTAAGTTGTCTAGAGCATTGAATGTGGCAAGGTTAGTCTCCGTGGCTTCCTCAGCATCCCTGGTGTGCTGTTTTACGGATACAACTTTCCCATTAGTTCGCCGTGGGTGTGCTCTTACTTGAGTACTCCCTGCGTACTTGAGAAATTCGGATACTGGATCAGCCACGGACAACATACCTTTAGTCTAATGCTTTACCGATGCCATACGCGGTACCACCACCGATGAGACCTTGTCCCATTGGGCTTTTAGCACCTCGCCAAGCGGCCTTACCAGTTGCTTTTGCACCACGACCAGCAGCCTGCGCTCCCAAAGTACCGTAGTACTTGCCTTGGAATCCTCGCCACTTAGCCTGATCGCCTACGGCCTTACCAGCACGCTGCAAAGCTCCACCGGCCTGACGCATCTTAGCCTTAGTAGCGCTAGCGCCTGCTTGACCCATTGCTTTGGTCTTAGCAGCACCAGCCTGTGCGCCACCCTTAGTTGCCTGCCAAGCCTTACTGACTCTAGCTGCACCAGCCTGCCCTGCGGAACGAGCCTTCAAGGCAGCAGCGAGACCAGCTTTACGAGTCGCAGCTAAACCTGCAACAGCCTTTGCTCGGCCTGCGGCCATGGCTTTTCCACCAGCAGCCATGCCTCGTTGAGCCAGTGCGCTGGTGCCTCTTCCAAGACCCTTCCAAGCAGCAAGCTCGGCTCTACCGGCGCGTCCTGCACCGCTAGCAATAGCTTTACCAGCACGGCCAGCGAGTGCACCTGCACCACGAGCACCACGGCCAAGAGCCATAAGACCCGCAAGCGAAGCCTGCTTGTCCATGCCATGCGACGACTGCCGCAGGACTAATTCAAGATTGTGTTTACGATTTGGTTCTAACATTGTTTCTAACCCCTTTTGGTTAATATAGATTATTTGTTGGAGAGAAGTGCTCCTAAACCAGCAGCGCCAGCCGCCACACCGCCCCCAACCATGAGGGGCTTTTTGTGCTTCTTAAGCACGGAAGTCAATTTTGACTTAGGTAGCAGTCCTTTAGCTGCTGATCGAGATTTTAGCACCTTTGCTAATAAAGCGGCACCACCCACACCAGCGGCAGCACCTCCGATAATCTTCTTATGCTTTTTTAAGACCTCCAACAAGGACTTAAGCCTTGCGGATTTTGCGCCTTCCGAAGCGACTGTCTTCAGGGCGCTGCTTTTAGCGGCTAATTTAACCCGCAAAAGCTCTTTAGTATTACTGTTCATACACATACTCCCTTATCTAGTCACTACGGCCTGTATTATGCAACAATATGTCATGACAACATAGACCTTACCTTGATGCAGCAACAATCTTTTTCAATGAGATTCCTTTGGTGACCAACAATACTCTCTTGTTAGCACCTACTCCGAAAGTCTCCTCTACCACATCATCGTTATTCCCCAAACTGATTGTATCCGAAGATACCTCATCTGTAGAACCATGGCTAATAGGCATTTTCGTCGGTTTCATAGCTTTGGCTAAGAGGTCAACTTTCTCATTATCATCGGTAATACTGTTATCTTCCATGTTGTGTAGCCTTACTCAGAGGATTTAGGGGGTTTGTGATCATACCCTTTTAGTTCTGCTCGCTTCTTTTCGCCAGCATCGTCGTCCATTTCTTCAACCAGACTGCCCCCGACATCTCGGAACCCTTGTTTTCTTAACCCAGCCAAGTACTTTCGCACACGATTATAGCGGTGCCACCTGGGGTCTATATCTTTATCGAGATCTCTAGGGTTCATTGGGTCCTTTGCCAGTACCGGCAAAATCGTTGGGACAATCTCTTTTCCTTCCCAATCATTCATCTGCGTATAAGGGCCAAACGCATCTCCATGGAAGCCCCGAGTAGGTATTCCTTGGCGATAATCGTCGTCCACAAACGCCTGTTGGTCGTATACTTTAGGGGCGAAGCCTGGGTTCATATTACCCATGACTTCTACCATGTTAGCGTATTTTCTATCAATATAACCATCGATGAATAAATCAGTCGCTGCCCCTATCTCTTTTAGGGCTAACCATGTATCCGCAAGCTGGTCCGCAGCAGCCTCAGTTGTTTTCGCTGCTTGGGTAAGGTCTTCGGGGATGCGTAACTCAGTGTACTCAACCCCGCCGCCTCTATCGATTCCTGAGTCGGGCATCTTGAAAGGAACGGAAACAGTGGCGATACCACTCTCATTGCCACTAATCTCCGCGCCAGTGGTTACGCTGCGGGTAACAGGCTTTGGTTTATCTGCCCCAGGCCGGAACATGATCGGTGGGTTGTCCAGCACAGACTCGCACCCATACATGGGCATGTAGTACTTGGTACCGATGCTGCCTGGATGATAGATCGGAGAAAGCCAGGGTGGCATAAGGGTTGATTCAAAAGTAAAGCTAACCTTGCCTACAGCGGGATAGGATACATACCGATAAACATCGACCTCAACGGCATTGTAGCCAGACCCGTCTATGGCTGAAGCGTTTGGTTTTCCGTCAGCGCCAAGCAGTACGCGTGTTCCAGCGTTGTCATCCCCTTGGGGGGCTTTATTCGAGAAGTTATAATTACTGCCTGTTTTACGGGCTTTAATTAGATATCGTCGGCCCTTCTTATACTCATTAGGACCTAAGACACGATTTGCTGCATCAGGCGATGATTGAATAACCACGCCCCCGGGAACATCTGGATTAGTATTAGTAATAAAAGCCGTGTGTGGTTTACCGTCTTTAGGCGTAACTGGCTTTTTACCATGCCGCGTGTAGGATCTCTCAGTAGTGATCTTGCCATCCTTGGTGTCACCAAATAATCCTGCGTCTTCCCTGTGCCCACGGACTTTTATCAATTGAATAAGTGTCTGTGCGCCACCAGAGACATCGATTGTATGAACGATCTCTGCGATCTGTCCGACGTAGTGCGTTCCTTTAGGTGGGGCAGAGAGATTAACCGTATCTTTGCCTCTGATCTTATCCTTGTTGTCTCCCTCGCCACCAACCGCATGAAGAATTCGACTGTCTTGCCTAACTGGATCTAACACAAGGCATGGCATCCCAGGGACAAGCTGTGGTGAATACCTAGCTGTGATCGCCATAGTCCTTGTGCCGTATCTCTGGGCAAAGAACATGTAGTTCGCCGCTCTTTGTAGATGCGGTTGTGGTGAGAACTTTGCCTCCCCTGATACAGACCCTTTGTCAAAGCCCTGCAAAGACCCCTTCTCTTCTTTCCACTTCTTCTTGGCCTCTTTCATTTCCTTCTTATGCATCTTCTTGAAAACGTCTCCGTCCCCAAGACCCATGATGCTAGGAATGATGCCCGTGTACTTCTCGTGCTTCATAACGAAGCCGCCGCCTTTTTTAACGGCCTGTGCGCAGTCTGTTACTGTAGGGCCTGCCAACATTTCCGCATTAGGTGAAAAGTAGCAATCCTTCTTGTTTCTTCCGCTCGAAGTCTTTCCATGAAGCCATAGTCGAGTAATCTCACTCATCCAATTTCGACTAAAGCGAATTGCCTGGATGTGGTCTGGAAACAAGACATTGCACCTTGGCGGGGGGCACATGTACACGTCCGGGTGGAAATAGGTAGTGTAGAGTCTGTCTCTAAGCTTTACCTGCTCTCGCTTAGGCACAACAGTTCTACCAGTAGCGGACCCAATGCCTTTCAAGTAGCACTCAAGCTTACGACGTATGTAAAAAAGGTTGTCCGAGTCGTGCTTGAGCTTGGCCATATTCTTATTTACTGCCGCGTAGTCATTTCCATGCGCGGCCTGCGCTCCCAAAAGTTGGGAGGCACGTATCCTAGCTTCCGCTAGACATTTATAGGCTTGCTGAATTCTATCCCCACGCTTTCTTAGCGTCTTGTCTCCTGTAGTGGCAGCTTTTTCATTTAGCTCCACTTTGATGGCCTGCCCCTTCAGGAAGTAAGGGTCTTTGGTAATGTCTGTAATGTCTGTTCGATCAGTTCCGCTAAGACCACCTGGGTTAGACATGATGCCTGTGCCTGTATTGGTCTCATCAAACTCTTTGTGCTTGTCAGATCTTAGTTTCCCATCTTCCGCACGTTTGTACGTGTCGTTGGCGATCTGAGAGGACTCCCCAGGCTTTCGGTCGATTGTTCGACGATCCTTAAGAGCGTCTGATGTCTGCTTATTTCCTAGAGAGTACGTCTTTTTAGCGGCCTTCTCGTCAGCACTTAGCTTCCCGTTGTGCGTAAACTTCGCCTTGCCGCTCAGAACATATTCCGTGGTAATTACCGCAGAGTCAGAAAAGTAAGGGGGTGCAAGCTGTGAGTGCCATGTGTGGTAAATCTTACCGCATAGCATGTTTATGAACTGCATAAAGGTCGCAGTGTACTTCACCTGCTTGGATACTTTTCTCAAGTAACGCTTAAACGACTTACTGTTCGTAAACGTAGCGGAAGTATCGTCGTCTGTTGACGCCCCAATCTGCCTAGTCAGTTTTAGACGTATCTCTGCCTGACTAAGAAAGTCATTACACCCATGAAACTTCTTTTTAGCATCAGGAGAGTAACAACCGGTCGCTGCCTCAAGTACGGAAAAGATACCACCCATTAACCCTGGGACATTGGGCATCGCTGAGGGCTTTGCCTGTAGTAATTTAATCAGGTCCCCAGAGCTATCAACCTTACTCTTTCCTCTGTAAAGCTGAGTCGCGCCCGAGAACACTGCTGTCTTATAGGAGTTGAACACGCTGGAACGCTTCTTACCCCAGTAGACTCGACAGTTGTCCCAGTAGGATGTGTGGTCTTGGCATGCCAGTATGATGTCGCGTCGGCCACCTATCTTTGAAAAAGAGTAGCCCATGACTTCACCGACAAATAGCAACTTCCAGTTGTGCCAGTTGTCCTTATCTCGCAACAGGGTGGCGACACCCTTTTCCTTCGCCTTAGCGAGGTCTTCACCAGACTCTTGCCAATTAGTTTTTGTGGCATCTTTGCCTCGATAAGTACCAAGCTCCCAGCGAGAATCGAAGTAGAACACATGCACAAGCGTTCTTGGGAGTAAACTATGTACCTCATCACAGCTAGGAATAGTAATCGTAGCTGTGGCAGGCTGATTCACCCCACACGAGAGCTTCAAAGAGGTAACATCTACCTCAATACCCTCCATAAACAAGCGGACATCTAGCCGCCTTGCGTGTGTAGTTGACTCCATTAATCTGTCGGGCCTTGTTGAGCGTGGTCAAAAGTCGGTGCTTTACCGCGTAGTCTAGTAGGTACTCGCTTCTCTCTATGGCCTTTCGGCTCCTCTGGAAGCTTTGGTGGTTCGGCCATCGTTGGTTGATGGACTCCCATGTCGCTCAAAAGGTACTTTAGGGTCACCTGCTGTAAGCTAAGAGTGTGCTCTAGGTTATCCATCCTCTTAGCATTATCATCAACATCCTCACTAATTTTATCTAGTGTGTCCGCCAGAGCCCGGTAGCTCCGCTTGTTCATCTGTTTGCTTTCGACGACAGCGCCATGATTTACGGAGTACCTATTTATCAAAGACGTACCTAAACCGGATAGCCCGGTAATAAGTGCTACGATTACTGCTGATGTTGTTCTATCGATCTTCATTATACCCTCTCCCCTAGAAGTCCGTAATCGGACTACTGCCAGCATCAAAGCTGCCAGCCTCGTATTGTCCCCAGGTATTATTTGAATCTGTTACGAATGAGGAGCCGGTTTGAGCGCCAGTAGCAGCGTCGTACCCACTAGTTGCGCCAAGTCCAAGTACCTGCGTGGTGCCTAGCCCCTCGTTCCCATACTGGATTACATCTTCTAGTGGCTTCATCTGCACAAGAGTCGCTGCTCCAGGCACAGCCTTGCTATATGCGGTCTCTCTTGTATCGTCACCGAGTCTGCCTGCACCTATAGAAAAGGCCATCGCGCCAAGCATTCTATCGATACTTCCAGACATGAAAGCTTCGCTCATGTTCTCCCCAAAGCCAGCAGGGGCACCAATCCAGTTTGGGTTGTTCTGCGTAGACCCTGGTCCGCCAGAACCCTGAGTCCCCCCGCCCATGGCCTGCATCTCTGCTGGTGATCTTTGCCCTGGCGCGTATCCTGAGGTATCTGTACCGGCACGACTTTTGACAGATATCCGGTCAACTACATTAGCGATAAATCCGAACCAAGCGTTGATCTCTCCACGCTGGACGCCCATGCCTTTCTCCGCTTCACCAATTCCAGCCTTGGCCCAAAACTTGAGACTATTATAGGCAAATTGGCGACCCCAATTAGTTAAAAACTGGTTGCCGATAGAGTCGCTCACAGCATAACTAAGCAACCCTTTGCCCATACCGTCGATAAGGTCTGATAAAGCCGCCCCTGTAAACCTAGAAAAGGCTTGGGCTGTTTCACTGTCGCCTGCCCACGCACTCATTGCTCTATTAACAGCACCACCAGCCTGGGTTGCTCCGTAAGGACCAATGTACTCCAGTCCATGATTACTTCTAAAGAACTGCGCCAAGTCATCCGTCTTACCTGCTGACCCTGGTCCGCCAGTGTACCCGCCACGAATTCTGGAAATACGCGCTCTCTGCTGAGCCATGAAGCCTGATTGGGCGGAAGTGTTGATGTAGTTAGTCACATAGAACGTAAACTGGAAGGTCATGGCGTTCGGACTATCAGCGGTCTCAGCCGCTGCTGCGTTGATTGGGTATCCCTCAACAACAATATCTTCCCAGCCAATGTACATTCTAGCGCCTAGCTCAATGAGCTTCGTGGCGCGAAAATATCGATCCCAGTTCTCCCAAAAAACTGCTCGCCAGTTGTAATCCAAGCTGTTCAACAGCAAACCTTGGAATTGCAAAGCTCTAGGTCTTTCACCAAAAGCATACAAGTAGGTATCGCCAAAGGTCTCTACTACCTGGGTTCTTTCCATGCGCTGCTCTCGGACTGATTGCAAAATCCAGTCTGTCCAGGCAGCTTTATTAGGAGGGTTTTTGGGTTGATCTGGTTTATCTTCTTTTGGGGGTGTGGAACCAAAGCTTAGGTTAGGCACGGGGATATCTGGGATTGCTATCCCGGTAGCAGGCCCTTTTAAGTATGTACCACCGCCAGCACCAGTCACAACGTCTTCTAGCTTTTGTTGTGTGTACTTCTCATCCTTGTCTCCGTACTTCCCGCTTCCATACTGCCCTGACAGGGATAGCTGCTCTTCTGACTTGCCTAATCCCACCCCTAACTGATTGAAAAGATAGACCGGGGTGCCGTTCTCTCTAAGTACTTGTACAAATGCATGTGTGTTGGGCTTAACTGACATCCCATTAACGGGCCTACTTACTGTAGCAATATCGTTAAGGTCCCAACCACGGGCAGTAGCTGCTTCTGCTTGGGCTTTTAATGTGTCTTTACTAGACTGCCCATACTGAGGGATGTACGCAGACACCGTATTGGCAGTCCCAATAAACGCGTCGGGTTCAATTAAAACTAACGGTGTCTTCGACATTATTTACTCCTCAGAAGTAAGCTGCATCGCCCTAAAAGCAGACCCACCTAACGATGGTCCGTCTTTGCCAAACGTATCACTGGTAATATTATCAACCGGCTCTACGGCTTGGGATACTTCCTCAGGAATATATTGTTGGTTGCGTTGGATCCCTACGCCGCCCTGAATATTTTCCATCTCATCTCGCATAGCGATGAGAGTTTTTAGATCAAGCATATCAGTTTCCGACTGTTACAAGCACAAGCATGATTGCGGCGTGTACTGAATAAGACATAAAAAGGAACTTATAGAACAGCACATCGTCTGAGCGTCTTCGGTTCATAATAAAGTCATGTTTTGAGACCATACCTATCTCCTGCATCATAATTATCGGGCACAGCGATACCGACCTCTTTCATCCTCGATTCAATCGCAGACGTAGCGGTCGAGCGCCCTTTGTTAAAGTGCTCATTCTCATGAGCGTACGCTAAAAGTTCATCAAGCTCTCCCCTGCCTAGTGCTTCTGTTAGCTCAGAAACAGTGGAGCCTGCTAACTCAGTCAACTTGATTCGCTGTTCGGTCGAAGGGGTCGTAACCTCTTCCGGGGCTACCTTATTAAGAGAGCCGCCCAAACGCGAAAAATTTCGAAGTAACGCTTTTTGAGCCGAAGCAGCCGTTGAAGCAAGGTCTGCGAGTTTCTCAGCTGTGGTCGTTTCTTCTTCAGACGCAGAAGACCTAATAGCCTCAAGATCCGCTGCTCTCTTGGCACGAGCCTCCTCAGCCTGGGCAACGTATGAGGCATTGTATGCCTCAGCGAACTTTGCTGACGCGACTTCAACCGTATCGGAACTATCCCAATCATCTCCTACCGCTGCGGCCATAAGGGCCACGCGACCAGCGGGAAGCGCCTCAGCTACCGTACTAACAGTAGTGGTGCGTTCTTCCGCTTCCGATGGCAGAGTTATCTCCCTAGGTTGGAATCCAAAAGGTGGTATGGGGGTGTTTATAATACCCTCCGCACCAAAGGACCTAAGAGTCTTTCCTGTGGAAGCTGGTTTGGCGAACCGATCACTACCGCCCGGAGTTGCCATCCTCTCAATCCTAGCAGGAGGCTCAAACCCAGCAGCGGAAAAAGCGGCACCGCGCCTTTTGGTACTGAGATCCAAGAAGTCCTGGTACTGCGACCAGTTGATTCCTAATCTGCTTTCGATGTTCTCCGCCGTAAGAGACCCTTTGTCTAAAGCCTTAGCCATCCCAGTGGTCTCTGGGCCAAAGCCTTGAGAAGCAAGGTGCGCTTGTACCTCAGGGATAAGTTGTAGGGCAGGCGCTCTACCAAAGACTAAAAACCTGTACCCGTTGGCATCAAGCTCTCCTGCATCACGCATAGTTGCGGCAACCACCGCAGTCATCTCGCGGCCACCAAGAGCTTCCCGCGCATCATCGACACCGCTGTAAGTGTCCGGGTCATTTAGTACTGCTAATGCAGTTATGCGCTCAGCCTGGAATCCGGTCTCCAGCTTTGCGGCAAGGCCTTCATCAGACTCAGATAACGTCAGTATCGTAGATACAATGCTGGACTCAAGCTCTAAACCAGAGACTTCATAGGCCGATGCAATAGCTGCTGCGTTCGGTGATGTGGACTCCGAGATAAGCGACGTGAACACCTCAGAGGCGTAAGTCAACCTCGATTCCGTCGTCAAGGTGTCACCCACTGCCGTAGCCACGGAAACTAAATTCGCAGCACTGGATACTGCACCTTCATCAATCGCCATCTCTTTGTCCTCCGATAGTTACTAAGCGTTACGCTCTTCCTGAACCTGCTTACGCAACTCTTTGCACTTAGTCGCAACCGTTTGTAGGACTTTTCGCACTCTTCCGCCAGCAGCATTGTTACCGTCTCCATGCTTGTTGGCATCAACAAGGGATTCGGCTAATACATGAATCATGTCTTCCATCTGTTTTTCTACGCTCTTCATACTATCCTCCTATTTTCGTGTTAGGCATTCGAGCAAAACCAATTAACCTAGTTTCTCTATCAAGATCGTGGGTTAATCGTTTTACGTGGGAGGGAAATCTCCCAACGTTTCCTTCTATTGTTTCTATCACACCGTGCTGATAATTCTCAATAATTCCAATGTGGCCTTGCCAAGACCCAGGCTTTCCTCGATCCCAGCATACGATATCGCCTGCTGCTGGTATCGTTACCTCAGACCCCGCTTCTTTGATATACTTGTACAGCGCTTTCGCTCCGTGACTAGTTTTGAAGGGAAGGTCAACGCCGAGACTATCCGCTGCAACCATACAGCAGTAACTAACGAAACTAGCACACCAAGCACCATCATCATCAGGATTGCCGTCGTCAGGAATTCCTTTATAGCGAGCGATATGCTCCCCAGAGTTGTTACCACCAATTTCACCATTGCCGATCTCCTTGATAGCTGTTTCTAAAGCCATGAGACCGAGATTACTTGTGGGACCACTATTACCAAACATATCTAATAATAATGACTGCTGGGTTTGTGGGCCGCAGTAACCATCAACAGACAAGCCCTTGCTTTCCTGCCAATGTTTAACGAGATGCATTATCTGCTCTTGGGTAAACAGCCCAAGCTCGATTTGGTGTTTATTATATGATTCTGCGCTCATACGTATCCTTTAAAAATTCATCCTGAATAAGTTGCCCTGCCCAGTGGGGCTAAATGGCAATACGCCTGTATTCTTTTGTCCAAAAGGGTTGAACTTTTGTCCAGCCCTAGGGGCTCTTGGAGTAGCCGGTGGCTTAGCCGGTCTTGTGATGCCTGAATTTGGGTACATGGGCGTTCTCGCCCTCATCAAACTGTTTGGCCCTGCGGCACTAGTCGCATTGGGTGACGGGGGCGTAGGCATCTTGGGGATCTTCAGCTTTAGCTTCGAGACAAGCGAAAGATTTTTACTCCAAGGGTGGGGTCCAGCCCTTACCGGAGTATGCGTTGGTCCCGTTGGTCTATTGAGTACGTTTGGTGCTGACTTACCTACCACTCTAGTTGGTTGACTGTATCCCCCAGGGGTAGTCTTGGTCCCAGATAAGGGTGGGGAAAGCATGGAGCCCTGTAGCAACTCCCCAGGACCACGCATACCAACTGGTTTAGATGAGTCCATGTACCTACTCTGCCTATTAGTAGCTACTGCTTTTGCTTTTTGGTGCTTAGCTTGGATCTTATTCTGGATCCCTGTCCCTAATGCACCACCCTTACTACCGTAATTGCCTGGAGCTTTAGGCATGTCAAATGCTTTGCCTCCGGGATGCGGCTTAGGGTTCTTAGTGCCATCCTTTACCACAGGTCTTGGGCGAGCTTTTCTTGGGGAATACGCGACCTTCTCCAACAGACCGAGGACATAATTGTCCGCAATCTTGGCTACAGCTATTTTTTCAAGCTCATCCCGCATTGACCTAAGAATAGACACGTTCATTGCAATTAACCCTTTTGCATTTTTCGGGCTAATTCAAGCAGTTTATCCTGAACACCCTTCTTACCGCCCAACTCACCACGAGTGCTTAGTGGAACCGAGATAGACCCGTCTCGCTTCATACGGTCAATCGCTTTATCTCCAAAGCGCTTTCTCCAAGCCTTCTCCATTGCGGGAGACAGCTTCGAAGCCGATGTGTCTGGCATAAAGAACGCGCCCATTGGGTTTCTTTTGCCTCGCTTCGGTTGCATATTAATAATGTCTTTCGCCCCCATCATCTTATGCAGTCTTCGTCTACCAAAGAAGCCAAGGGTTGGAGTATCTTTAATGCCCTTCTTCAAGGCTGATACGGCTAACATCTGTGGCCCCATCCCCACTAATTTTGCCTTGAGCATCGGGCTCAACGTGGACTCGCCCTTTCTAGCAGCCTTAGCCCCCAACGCAGCGGCAGCAACATTACCAGAAGCCCCAGAGAGATAAGTCGTGTAAGCCCACAACAGATCCCTTCGCGCCTTCTTGTATGTTTTTGGTGCAATACCTTTGAGCTTCTTTAGAGCCTTAAGTCCATGGTACGTGGCCAAGAATTCTTCTGCCAGTCTGGGTGCTTCCCCTGCGGCTTGAACTGCGCCATCTTGAACCATGTGTTTTCGTAGTTCTTTCTTACTTGGGGCCTTTCCAACGCCACGAGAATACCGACGATACTTGTTAATTAGTTGAGAGACCCCTGGGCCTGCTCCATAACCAAGCATCCGAAGCTTTCGAACAGTTTTGCTTGAGCCTCTTAACGTCTTTGCATGCCCAAGCTCATGTGCAAGGATAGATGCAGGCGCTCTATGAGGAGTGCCTTTTCGTACAAGAGTCTCTAGCCCTCTACCCATCATCTGTTTTAGTGCGCTCTTCGCAGCATACTTCTCTAATGCGTTCATTAAAATGTCCCCTGTATATTACCGGTAAAGTAGGGTTTTCGTTGGTTCCGACCTGCTCCTACTGGCAACCGCGCCCCAATATTACCACGAATATTCTTTGATAATCTTCCGCCCCAACCCATGTTTAAGGTGCTTGGTCGTCCACCCGACAAGGTGGTCCCAACGCTAAGTGGACCGGCTTTCACGCCTAAGTTAGTCATAGACTTCTTCGGCATTACATCTCGCCAAGTCATTCCGACCGGCGCTCCGCTTCTGGCTAAACTTCGATTGATAGAGAGACGCTGCAAGTTATCAGTTGCGCCCTGACCCCTAGCCATAATGCCTTGTAATCCCTTAGTAGGTCTTTCCATTTTGCTAAGAGAGGTCATCGGGTTGCTTGAATGAGAAGCTGTCACCTTAACGGGTGACTTAGAGTACGCCTTGCCAATCCCAGAAAGGGTGGCCCCAACAGACGAACTAACTGTTGGCTTAGCCAAAATCTTCTTAGCTATCTCGGCTAACTTGGTAGTTAGCTTTCGCTTGGACGCGTATTTCTCTAAGGCGTTCACGGTTATGACCCCTTTACCCATTTCTGGTTGTCTTTGTCTTTCGTCTTGCTTGGGCTCCACTTGACCTTATCCGCCCAATAAGCCGCACTCAAACGACCCTTGGAAATGTTCTTGCCGTGGCGGGACTTAAACGCCTTGCGTTGACCAGCGGTCTGGTTGGTCTTCACGCCCTGCTGCCCAAAGCGGATAGTCTTTACTTGGTCACCCTCTTTAGCAACAACGATGTGAGACTTAGTAGGGTGATTAGGTGTGCGCTTAGGCTTGTTGTAGCCAGAAACACCAGCACGTTCTAGCCGTGGGTCTCTCGAAGCGGCAATCTTAGCCCAAGCCTTCTTGGTCTTCTCGTCTTTAGGGACCACTCTCTCACCCTTATGCACACGAGCGTATGGCTTGCCCTTCTTGTCGGTCAAATAGCCATCCTTCTTCACGGGTCCGCCCTTGGAATAACCAGCTAGTCCGCTACCCTTCATCATCCGTTGGGTGAAATTGGAGTTCCCCATCATGGCGATTTTCAGCTTGTCACTGACAGCCTGAAGACGTTCGGCTTGACTTTTATGCATCTTGGAAGCCCCGTGAAGTTCCTTAACAATCTTCTTGAGCTTCTTCTTAGCGGCATATTTCTCTAGCGATCTCATATAGACCACCGGTCATTCTTTAGGCCTTCCTTCGTTCTCGGCGTAAGGTTTTGCCTATTGATCTGGGGTGTTGGGTAATACTCTCGGTATGGCATGGTTCCTCCGGAAGGAGTAGTCTTGCCAGTCTTACCGCCTAATCCGCCTTTGGCTTTAGGAGATTTGAGGAAAGCGCCCTTTGCTGCCTTAAGCCTATCGGTGAGACGGTTCTTGTCCCATGCTTTTTTGGCTTCCCAGCCCAGTACCCCTCCAGCAGCAGCGATTGCTGGTTTAGAGTTAACAAGCCTTGCAGCCATGCCACCCATTCTTCCGTAGTTTCTTCCAGCACGAGCAGCGAAAGTAGCCCCTCTGTTACCCCAAGTGGTAACAGGTGCTTTGATCCCAGTGCGTCCTCGCTTGAATCCCTCTTGCAAGCCTTTGCCAGCAGCCTGGGGGATTTGGCGGAGTCCAGTGGCCCCTGAGCGAACAGCAGCCTTTAGTCCTCTCCCTAATAAAGCCAAGTTTGCTGTCTTCACAGCGTCAACGCTCCCAGCCTTGCTCAACATAGTTAAGTAGGATCCTCCACGGACTTGCGAAGGGGGCGTAGGCGGCTTTATTGTTTTCGCCGCCGCGCTCAATGCCCCAGATTGCGCCTTATGTATCCAGCTACTCTTAACCTTTATTGGTTTGCCTGTGGTGTCAGGTTGTCCATTGCTTCCTTTAGGTAATTTGTATGCACCATAAGAGGACGCTTGCAGCGTGAGCGGGTGACCGCCCTGGGCGATTTTGCGTAATGCTGAATTTAGTTTCACTTTAGCTCCTGGAAAGACTGCGTCTTTGACCGGGTTTGGGTGCTCCCAGACCCTCTTCAGGGTTTTCTGGTAGCGCCCTTCTGGTTTTCTTGGTGTAGAGGATATTCCGCCACCACCTTTCATAATATCCAGGTAACTTCCCCCACGCGCCTGCCCACGTTGCGCACCACCGCTGCTCCCTTTGGAAGCTGAGGCTACCGCCCTACTTAAGATCTTTGACGTGTCTTTTGTCTCTGGGTACTTCATTGGAGCGCCAGAGTACGGGTCTAACCCTGACTGCCTAAAAATTTCGAAGTCAGACTTGGCTAGCTTCTCAAAAGCATCGTTAATATATGCTAAGTAATACTGCTTAGTACTCATTATTACCTCCTAATATCCAGAAGAAGCTGAAGCTACAGCAGCTTGTGCTTTTCCGCTAGTCCCAGTGCTCATTCGATCACCAGTTTTAATACGCATGTTAGAATCCTTCAATAGCTGATCTTTAACCAACCGGCTAAACGGTTCGAGAACTTTATTAGATGACAGCACTCGGTAAAAGCCAGCCATCTTAGACTGGTGTACCAGCAGAATATCAGGAGATACATACGCGAGGAAGCGTATATGGTGGGTTGCGGTGTCATAAGAGTAGGTCGTAAAGACCTCGTTCCTGTTCGGACCAATAGTTGTGTACTGTGCTGGTTCGCCCGAAAAAGGAGTCTGCTGAAACTGCCCCGTGCTGTTGTAGGTTTGTCGATTAACTCCATAGAAGTTAGTTACGACATCGAACTTGTTTGCGAGTGAAAACATTTATTACTCTCCTTAATTCTGTCCGGGCGGCTTCCAAGCCTTCAATTTGTCTGCCAATCCACTGAGTGCTGTTAAGACGCCCTGCACTGCTTCTTGGGCTCCTGCGCCTCCACCACCTCGGCCAGAAGTAGGATTAAGCGGAGCGAGGTTCGTTGATAGTCTTGTAATAAGCTGTTCACGCTTGGCCTTATCTCCGGCAGAGCCCGAGACAAGATCTTTACTCAGCCCTTCGACCTCCTCCTCTGTAGCAGTCTTGCCAGACTTGCGGAAGATATCCCTCGCGGTCTCATTTAGCATACTCTCCAGTCTAGTGGTTAGTTCGCCTTTACCAGAAGAGGGATCTTTTAAGTACGCTTGTTCTTGCTTAGTCAGCTTATTGAATTTGGGGTTGTGCGAGATTGAGGACAAGAACTTCATGGGAGAGTCTTTCGCCTCTTCCCACTGTTTCGTGTAATAACGAACGTTTGCGCCAACAACTGCCGCTCTACCTGTAAAGGCTGTACCACCCTTAGCCAACGAAGTAATTGCCCGATCTTTACCCTCATCGGTCATGTCATCGCCTAGGAACATCCCGGCGACTTTTTTCATTGCCTCGTTTTCATGGTCTTTAATCTTGAAGCCTGACGATGGATCGTAGCTTCCCTGACCTTTATTAAACTCCTCAAGGTGCTTAGAAAAAGCATTCTTGCTGGCGTACCCACCAGCCATCGCTGCCATTCTAGAGCCTGAGGTGGCTTGGATTGACTCATCACCAAGAGCTTTTGTACGACCACCCAAGTAGCCGATGAGCTTTTTGCCCTCTTCACTGTCCTTGACCAGGGTGTCAAAGTTGGTTCCTTGGCCCCACCCGGCCTGCGCCAAAGACTTATTGGCACCCGTGTGAAGCATCAGTTTGTCATTGAGCGCACCGGGCTCTTTCATTTTATCAATAAAGTCGCCTGCGGTCATCTGGTCACCGGACCCAAATGCGCCACCAGTCTTAGCTAACGCTGCACTAAACCCTGGGACAGAACGAAACTCATCTATGTAGGAAGACCTCTGCGAAGTAGTAAGTTGGCCTCTAGCTCTATCCGCTTTTAACCTAGAAAGAATGCCCTGATACGGAGAACCCTCCGCGCCAGATAGTGTTCTATGAATTTCTGATAATACCGCGTTGTCTGTTTCTTGAGTGCCGGTGCCCCCGTAAGGGCTTTGCAAGCCTGAGCTGTTCATGCTCAACGCTTTAGCTGTGGGTGTGCTTGAGGCCCTGACTAGTTTTGTTATCTCTTCATGCGGGGCCAACCCATCCCCCTGCTTAAAGTCAGGATTCTTCATGTTTGTGAGATGCTTTGAGAGCGTCCCCTCATCTACCCCAAGTGTCGTAGACAGTCTTGATAAGGAATCACCAGACTGGTGCCCCAAAAGTTGCTCAGCAATTCGTTTTCCTTGATCGCCACCCTTACCCAAAAGAGCTGTGATGTGAGCACCTGTTCTGTGTCCAAGCATTGTTGTTGTTCTGTCCCGAGCAGACTCAGGGTCCATTCGATATTGAGCAGATGCCTGGAATCGTTTCTTGAGGCTTCCTTGGAACATCCCTTTTCCGGACATGTATTGGTAAGCCTGGGAACTGTTCGCACCGGTCTTCTCCATGAAGACCTTCATTCTTCTCTCATCAGATACATTGCCCAGGGCAGCGATATCACCTGCCACGCTCGTGAGCCGTTGCTCTCCCCCTAAGGCATCTATCATAGCTGAGTGGTCTCCACCCATACCCGCTATGAGTTCATGGATTTTTTTCTGTCCTCCAGAGGTCAGGAATCCCTGCGTTCCACCATAGCCTTTGCCCCCATCTTCAAAGGTTCCGCCCAGTGGGGTAAGTCCTAATGCTTGAGCGGCCTCTGCATCAAGACCACCAACTGCTCCACCAACCTTGTGCCTCTCAGTGATGCTATCACCCAAAACACCTACACCTTGAAGTGATTCAATTAGTCTTGCGTTATTACCAGTAATGGCTCCTGCGGAAATTCCCGACATCCCATACTGACGCATAGCTTCAGGAGCTTGGTTGGTTATCGCATCGTAAGCCATGAGTGGTACACCTACTGCCCCCAATGCACCGCCACCCATTCGTCCTAAGAATCCACCAACTCGTAAAGCACCACCACCAAGTCTAGCTGTGCCACCAACTAGTCCGTGGCCACCCATGCCCATAAAACCAGAACCGCTACCACCAAAGAGACCAGTGTAACCAGAAGGGCCACCGCCAGTTATGCGTTGACCAATGTTACTCATCACCGCACCGGTAGCGCCAAAGATATTTCGGCCACCGCCAAAACCTCTAAACGCTGACGCAAATGCGAGCCCTGTTTGTCCAGGCTGATATTGTTCCAACCCTAGACCGCCCATGGGGAGTTCACTAAATTGGGTGCCCCCTCCTAATCCAGGAAGTTGGAATCCCATTGGTGTGAAGTCTCTTGCGAACTGCCCAGCCCAGGTAGTTGGGTTGGGGCGTCCACCAAGTTGCATGCCTGCTTGACCGCCAATTGCTTGGGTTAGTCTGTTGCTCCATTGATTAAGAGCACTAGTATTACCTGTCCAAGATAAGTTCTGAATCTGGCTAGACCATCCTCGACCTTCTGTTCTAGAGAATGCTCCCGAGCCACCTTGCCCGGTCAATTGCGTGTTAACATCCTGCACGGCATCTTGGTAATATTGAGTCATGCTTGCGCCGAGTTTTTGGAACTGCTGGCGCACCGGCTTGGTCAATTCACTAACAGCCTTGCTCATGATATCGGTGATGCCCATCATCCCACCGCTACCTTCTTTGAACCCGGCTCTCGCTTCTTCAAGCATCTTCTGTCGGAGTGGTCCGGTACTACTAGACAACATCTCCATTGCTCGATGGTCGTTTCGGGTCAGCCCGGTCATCTGTCTAATCATTGACTCGGGCGAACTGCTCCGGTTGGCCAAGCTTCGGAGAGGAGAGGCGATGGCTTGGGGTCCGAACTCAGAAATAAACTGCCCAGCTAACTCACCCCCTCGTGCGTTAAGCATGTCACGGGCCCCGGCCCCTTGAATGTTCTGGTTGTACAGTCCCTGAATTTGTTTCCAGGAGTACCCACCACCAGCAATTCGACCAGCAATGTCAGAGTCGAACTCTCCTGTGGGGGTCATCATCGCCCCTAAAACTGTTCTACCGTTCCTAGACCCTAGGAATCTCGTAGCTGCTCCTGTATATCTACCCTGCGCTGCACCAGTGATACCTTTAATGAGGTTATTACGTTCCGTATACCCATAGACACCTGCACTAACCATAGCCCCGGTAGCTGCTTGTCCCATATCAATGCCAGCGGCTTGTCCGAAGTTAGCTCCTGCTTGTGCTACTCCCATCATGCCAGCAGGAGAGATATTTGATGCTTGTCCAATTCCCTTCATGGTTCCTAAGAACCCAGCAGCCTGATCTCCTGTTATCCCCATACCACTAACAGACTGCATTGCCTGTTGTGCTTGTTGTAATGAGGTATTCATCACAGTGGCTACTTGACGAACGTTGCTCATTAATTTGTTAAAGGACTGGGAAAATTGTGTGAGTGTACTTGTGTCAATCGCTCCGCTATGAACACCTTGTTGCATTACAGAGGTAATCTCGCGAAGATTCCCCATACCCATACGAGCTTGCGACTCTACTTGAGCAGACATCATGCCTAGCCCTTGAGAGTTCATGCCCGGGAACATCTGTCCCATTTGGGAATTAAGCATCCCGCGATTTTGTGCACCCGCAACCATGTGGTTGGTAGCCCAACTACCCATGGCACCCATACCCATGTATGCGCCCATTGCTGCGCCACCCATTCCGATGGCACCTGCTAATCCTTGTCGGGCGAATCCTTGACCACCCATATGCATGGACATGGTAAACGGGTCGAGTTGTCGTGGACCGAAACCGAACATGGACATCATGCCCAGTCCGCCCATAGCCATACCCGGCATACGAGCCATCCCACCGCCTACACTACCGGCATGAAGACCCATCTGTGCTTGGTGGGTAGACTGTCTTGGGTCATTTACACCCATTCCACCATGACTCTGGTAACCGTACTGCGCGGAAACCGCATGAGCATACGCGGCTGAGGCACTAAACATCCCTACCTGGGACTGAATAATGCCGCTGATCTCGGTACTACTAATTGGCATGTGTTATCTCCTAGCCCGCAAGCTTAATGGCAAGTCTCCTACCGGGAGGAGTGTCTGATGGTCTATACACAGTCTTAACAACATGCCTAGATTCCTTCTTGCCAACATCACCGATTATGGCGTGGCCGCGCCCGGGCCATGTGTAATGGTACGTCATTCCTTTACGCAGTCGCAGCTTCATCAAAGATTTACGTAGCCTATTGATCTCGTCTTGAGATACTTGCGAACGCTCATTGGCACGTTGTTCCACATGCCCAATCCTGGCCCTCGCTGTCTTCTTCTTTGCTCGATCAAGGATTGCCCGCTTCATTGCAGACAATTGCTTTGGGCTCATCTTATCCAAACAAGACTTACCGGTTAGCTGCTTAGACCAGCGCTTAAACTTGGGGTCATCGTCCCAAGGTATCCCAGCCTTCGTTGCTAACCTATGTATCTCTTTTTTGCTCGCCATCCAAAGCTCCCTGCCTACCGCAGTATATGTCATTTATTAGGTATAAGCACCATGAGTTCTAATACATGGAACTCACTATGTTCAACTGCGGAGATAAACTCTCCCTTATATTAAAGGAGTCTACTATGGACTGGAAAGAAGTAGGAAAGGTTGTTTTCTTTGGCATCGTTGTTCCTGTAGCTGTGCAAGTCGCGTCACAGTTAGCAGCAGCGTGGGCTGAAGAAGCAACCCGTAAATCGAAGAATCCTATAAATATTAACCTGTAATGCTTATCGCACTACTAGTTTCCTTTGGGGTTCTTCTTATCACATGGGCACTTATTTACCCAGGTGGCCCGCTGGGATATTATCTACTTTACAGAGTGTCGAGCTTCCTCGGAAAATGCTTGGATGACAATGAGAGCGCCTTTACCCATGTAGATGGGTTTGGTGCCTTATGTGTGGTGTTTCCAAATAATATGTTTTGGATCAACCATAAAAAGAGAACACACCATTTATTATTAGAGGAACTAGCCAAGGCAGTAGCTATGCACCGGGGCTATAAGAATGGTGTGGCCAGGGTGACTGAGACGGATACGTCTTTTCGGTTCACTGGTGGTACGCGACCTTCGATTAAAAGCATTCTGTAAATCGCGACATGTGCTGGGGGCGTAGGGTTCCTGCGCTCCCGCACGCCTATGTGATCCGCAAAATTGAGCACCCTTCTTGGCATAAGAATGATGGAAAGAACAACCACCAGTCGTTTTCCTTAGGAGGGAAAAATGCTCACAGACGTAACACAACAACAACTTTCTACCGATGGCATCAAGCTCCGTGGAGGAGTGTTCCTGGACGACCAGGATCTCCTTGATGTTATCTCCCTAGCGGAGTTTGTGGAGGACCATCCTCGTGATGGCCACTACTACGTTGGGATGGATGGATGGGAAACCATTCGGAAGAATCTACCGGGCTCTAGGCAGTACCGGGGCCTTTCCGAGGATCTTCCCACTGTCCACGCCGCACTGCTATCGGATGGCCGATGGCTGCTGTGGTGCTCGAAGACGCGTTTCGCTCCCGCGTATTTCGAGGTTCGTATCCCTAAGCCAACTTCATCTGACCGGTTCGGTCTTAAGAGTTGGTAGGAGCCCCGTCCACGTATGGTGGACTCCAAACGTGCAGAGTCCTTCTCCGCACGTTTTTACTTAGTCATCGCCCCAAGTATTGTCTATCCAATCTGGTTTATCAATCTTCTCAAGCTGGATGTCTTCGTACTCAGGATGAACATCAAAGAGAACCTCTAAGATCCTCTCTTTAGGGTAAGGAGCCTGGACCACAAAAGATTGTTCTGTTCTGGTCTCTGCATTAAATACAGTGGCCCTATAAAAAAGCATCATGTTTAGATCTCTTCTGTATTATTGATATATTGATGGGCAGGCTTTCCCTTTTTAGGTGGGGGCACTGGGGTATTGATAACATTCGGGGGGAGTACCTTTCTCAACTCTTTGGGCGGTTTAAGCGCTTGGCAATCCATTGTTCGTTCCTGCTTCACCCGAAAGGCCACACCTTTATCTGCTAGCTCTTTCACGCTCTTCCCTTTGGGGTTACCTTCGGTAACCACCGCCACCCCCTGTGATACTTCAATATTTGTCCATTGGCAAATATATGTGGTTGTTTCAGGGGTGTTTTGGAGAGGTTTAGGCGGCGTACAGCAAGCAGAGCTAACTACTAATAAAATGACAAATACCTGTGGTGCTATACGCCTCATAACTAATAATACACACGGTAATAAGCTAAGTAGAAGATCTTGATTTATATTTTTATCGTGTCTGTGTATTACGCGAAATACACTGTCAGTATTGGTATAAGAACTATGCAGGGAAGTACTCTGTAACTTTGGTTAAAAGGAGAAGGACATGACTGTTCAACTATTTGAAGTGGGTGGTAGTATCCGCGACGAGATTCTCGGACTCGAAAACAAAGACCGAGACTTCGTAGGCGTCTGCCCCGAGGGGTGGGACGGTCTACTTTCTTGGGCAAACGAGACACTGGACAAAGTGTTTCTTGTAGCGCCCGAGTACTTCACTATTCGTGGCATCTTAGACAAAGAAGTGTTCGACATCGTTCTTGCTCGCAAGGATGGTGCGTACAGTGATGGAAGACGGCCCGATGAGGTGGAGCCCGGAACACTAGAGGACGATCTGGCGCGTCGAGATTTCACGATGAACGCCATTGCTCGCTCTGTAGATACGGGTGAAGTGTTTGACCCTTTCAATGGGATATCGGATGTCCGCAGTGGGGTCATCCGTTGTGTGGGCAATCACGAGAATAGGATTGAGGAAGATTCTCTAAGGATCTTACGTGCCCTGAGGTTCATGCTCACAAAGGGCCTGTCTTTGGACAGCCACCTAACAGCAATGATTCATCAGGACAGGTTGGCCTATGACTGTGACGGTTGTGAGGATTGTCCTCGCATATCCGAGCTTCTAAATAACGTAAGTCGAGAACGTGTTCGTGAGGAGATCGCGAAAATGTTTAAAGCAGACTCTTTGCTTTCAGCAAGGATCCTATTCGACGAGCGACTTGTTCACGTGGACCTTCAGACAGCAATCCTTGGGGATGACATCTGGCTGAAGCCCACAATGGAAAGAAGGTGACTTATGGACTTTAGATACATCATCGCAGCAGTTGTTGGTGTCGTTCTTTTACGAGACCTGTACGACACATACCGGAGAATCCAGGATGACAAAGAGTACGAACAAGAAACGGAAAGCGAAGAGTATTAAATCTCGAAGCTTGCCTGCTCTCGGCTTAGCCCTCCGAACGGGGGGCTTTGCTGGGAAGCACCATACCCGGGACAGAGATGTTCTTCGGGGTTCAAGCCGAAAGGCAAAACACAAGGAGCGGTTAGGAACCTATGTTGAAGACTAACCCTCCTTTTTACTAGGAGGTTTCCCATGGAAACTAGATGCACAGAAGGACTACTAGTTTTTCTAGGAATGATGGTTTTAATTATCACATATGTCTTATCACCATCTGAGCTTGGTTAATGGAGAACATAAGTCCTTGTATGGGCAGCGGATACTGCTGCTGGAAGGTTTTATGTCCTATAGGAGTAGATAGGCACGGACCACAGTCTGGTCCGTGTCCATCACTCACCTTCAAAGATGGTCGCCACTGGTGTGGTGTAGTTCTGGATGCAAAAACAGAGGAGGAGAAATCATGGCTAATCGAGACCTTGTCCGTAGGGGCGGGATGTTGCAGCGCAATGAACAGTTGGCGGAGGGAGCCGATCATAGATCGGACGAAGTACCGCTACCCAGACCGGAATTCGTCTTAGAGTTCTTAAGATCTATTATCAAAAATAATCCAAACGGAGATGTCCTTGCTCTCTCCATGATGGAGGCGGCGAGAAATACCTCCGCCACAAAAGAAGAAATCGCAATTCTCAAAGAAGCCGTAAGAGGAGAAATGCGTTCTGGGTCAATGTGGCCTAAAGGATTCTTCTCAAGCCTATGAGCCACCGACTCTGTTGGCAGGGCGGGTGTTCTCGCGCCAAGTCCTGTCAGCAGGGGCAGGATGGTGAAGGAACTACTTGCGAAATCCATAGTGCGTGGAGATCTGGCTTTATCGCTGGACTGATCGTTGGTGGTGCCCTTATCCTTGGCATCACTATTGGATTTGTGCTTGCGTGGGTATTGCATCCGTAATTAAAGTGTGCAAAATATACACGCGTTTATGGGATAAGATTATTGGAAGCTCTTAGTTAGATGCCGACTAGGATTACATCGAACATTAGTATCTTGGTTAACACCTTGCTAATTAAGAGTTTCTTTTTGAGCACGACTCGTCGTGTTCTTTCCACGTTCCGAATGCGTTTGAGGAGTACATCAAAGCAAGTAAAGACGGTAGTAACGCGACTCCTCTGGAGCGTACAAGCTACCTGACTTTTCAAACCAGAGGCTGAACCTTATGGCTAGGTCTCTATTTTAACTCTTCAAGCAAACCTTGTCGGAACATCTTTTATCGCTGCTGAATGCCGTACTGGATTACATAAGCAAAAAACGAATCTAGTACACCCCCTTGTCAGCAGCATCCTTAGAGCCTGAACTATTGTCACAATCAAAGGAGTTTCTCATGAACCCAGCAATCTTCAACACTCACACCGTCGTCAACCGCAGCGCAGAAGCCCCGGCAACTAACACTACCAATGAGGCTGGTGGTGCTGCGTACGAGCTTGAGCCCAAGGCTCAGCTTGCACAGTACGTTTGTACTGGAACCCTCAACCAAACTTTCTACGCCCATGCTGGAACACAGCTGGAGAAAGTCATCGAGCTTTGCGAGAAGGTCGAGCCTGAGTTCATTGCTCAGTGCGCGGTCTACGCTCGCACCAAGGGCCACATGAAGGACATGCCTGCTTTGCTGCTAGGTATCTTGTCCATCAGGGATACGGCTCTGTTCGCACAGATCTTTCCTCGTATCATTACGAATGGAAAGATGCTGCGGAACTTTGCTCAGGTGATCCGCTCCGGTTCTGTTGGTCGTAAGAGCTTCGGCTCTCGCGCCAAGAAGTGCATCCAGGAATGGCTTCGGTCAAGAACCCCAGAGCAGCTTCTTGTAGCTACTATTGGGAACAACCCGACGCTTGGTGACATCATCAAGATGGTCCACCCTAAGCCGGTGGACGAAGTGCAAAAGGCGATGTTCGCTTGGATCATTGGTAGGGACTTCAACATCGAAGTTCTCCCCCAAGGAATCCAAGAGTACATCTCCGGTACTCGGGTGACCGAACAGATGCTTCAGAACCTTCCTCACAGACTGCTTACAAAGTACGATCTGACGACGGAAGACTGGCGCGTCATTGCACTAAATAGTGGGTGGACTGCTAAGCGAATGAATCTCAACTCGTTCGCGAAGCACGGCGTATTCTCCTCAGAGATTGGAGACTGGACTGCTAAGGAATTGGCTTCCAGTATCCGAGATCCGAACGAGATTCGTCGGTCCAGATGCTTCCCCTACCAGTTGCTGACTACCTTTCAGAACGTGAACGATGATGTACCCACTGTCATCCGAAGCGCTCTTCAGGACGCCATGGAGGTGGCTATCGAGAATGTGCCAACCATTACTGGTAATATGGCGGTTCTCGTAGACACCTCTGGTTCTATGGGTAGTCCCGTAACTGGGTACCGAGCAGGGTCAACTACTTCGACGAGTTGCGTCGATGTGGCGGCACTGATTGCTTCGGCGTTCCTTCGTAAGAATGAAGACGGCTGCACAGTCGTCCCATTCGATACTAGGGTCCACCAAGCACGCCTCAATCCTCGCGATTCTGTGATGTCAAATGCACAGACTCTCGCGAACTTTGGTGGCGGCGGTACTGATGTATCTTGCGCCCTTCGGCACCTCAACCATGAGGGACATGAAGGTAAGTTGGTAGTCATCATTTCGGACAACGAGAGTTGGATGAATGATGATCAGTACCGCTACTACAATAGCAGTACTTCTACAGCGCAGGAGTGGGAGCATTACAAAGAGCGCAACCCTGGGGCTCGCCTCGTTTGTGTTGACATCGCACCGTACGGAAGCACTCAAGTGCCCACGGATAAGGATGTCCTCAACGTTGGTGGCTTCTCGGACTCTGTGTTTGACGTGATTGCGTCATTCGCAGGGGAGCGACCTCAATCAGATCATTGGGTATCAATGATTGAGGCTCAAGCTCAAGCCAATTAGGCTTTTCCCAGGTTGCGCTCCCGTAAGGGGGGAGAGGGGTAGATTAGGCATCGGGCCTAACCCTCTCCTCCCATGCGGTTTCTTTTTAGTACTCCGGGTAGTCCGCTGAGCGGACTGCCTAAACCCCCATTATTCTTACCTAGAGGAGGAAGCTATCGACAATAAATGGACGATGACTATTACTGATGTCATCGATAATGAGCATAAATGCGTAATAGAAATAGAACTCGATGAAGACTTTGAAAAAGGTTTCATGGAGGTCAACCAGATCAAAAAGTGGAGTAACCCCAAATTCAAAGACTTCTTCAAAAAGGTCCTCTGGCGAACACTTATGTCGCTGGAAAAAGGTGGTTACGACACAATCTATGACAAGTACACGGGAAGGCCCGTAGGGAGCCTAAAGGACGTTGCGGTAGGCGATATCATTTCCTTTTGGAAGGAAAGCGGCGGTGAGCACACAAGAGTGATTGCAGATGTGCGCCGTGGGATATTTGTTACCGAGCCCCTCTGGGAAACAGATAAGTCCCTACGAGTTAAGCATGAAAATGTTACCCGAGTAGTGCGTAAACTATAGCAGTATCGAGTGGTGCCACGCGGCTCAAAAAAGTCCGTGGTGCCACTCTTTCCACATGATAAGCATGCCAAACAGATGCCAACATAGTACTAGACTGTAGATGGCTACCAGCCCAGAAATAGTCCACCTATACCTGTCTGCTATTTTTTTATCTATGAACAATAGGCAGGCCGAAACAATGGCCACCTTAGCTATCAGGAACAGATGAGGGCCTACACCATAGATGTAAGCCATGATTGGGTTCATCTCCTCAACGCCAGCGCGGAGGAAATACAAGGTGATAACTCCATCTAAAAGGTTTAACGCATGTAGTATTGGTATCTTTAAATCAATACTAAAAAGATTAACCCAGACTCGGGATTTATTATCAAACATATCAGGTCACCAATTTTAAGTCTGCTTTTCCATCTCTCCTAAGAGGAACCATCCCGTCGCTTAAAGCGCTCCTGTGGACCTCAATTTGTTCAATGCCATAGGGGTTTTCTTCGCCGTGATCTACCGCCACGCGCACATCTGGAAAGACACGCAAAATCGTGCCAGTAGCTCCCGCTAAAATACGTAGGCTTACGAGATTCCCGAATTGGCCATCCCCCACCTGTACCTCCTTAACGAAGCGAACTCTGGTGCCTTTCTCAAACAAGTTTTGGGGCTCCTCCCCTTTTTTCCATATCTTTTCCGACATTAAGTGCTCTTTCTATTAAGAGCCCCCTTCATGCCTAAATATTACATGTGTAATAACGGTGTGAGGAATGCGCTAATATTTTATAAAAAAGGTGTTCTACGAAAAGCGGGAACCAGCGTGCATCTAGGCCATAATTTTTGGAATAAGAGCACTGCGGAAAAAAATAACCGCTAATATAAGGAGGAACATTATGGCCAGCGTTGATTGGACAAAACTGTCCGTTGCTGAACTTCTTGACCCTAAGGGCCATGGGTATACGATGTGTACCCACTGCACAGGGTATGGAAGCAGTTTGAAGGAATCTTCTTCTCGGTGTACCAAGTGCAAAGGTACAGGGTTAATTACCCAAGAAAAACGGAGAAAGAAGAATGGTAGATAAAGTAGCGGTATTCTCTACATCAGAGATATTCAGACATTGGTACCCCCGATTAGGACTACCGATTGTCGCTGAGATCGAAACCGCCGATGGTAGAACATCTAAGTTTGCATCCACTGGCTCATTAGAAAAAGCTTTGGAGGACGACTACACCATCTATGTAGTGTCAACCAGAAGCACTCTATCTGAGCACGATGAGTGGTGGTTAGAGCTTGTAGACCGAGAAAACGTGTACCTTGCCGACGCTAAATTTGAAGGTGTCGAACTTGGTGCCTGGGGCTACGAGGACGAGAACGTGGAAAAAGCAAATAGTGCTTGGATGAGGCTATACACCAAACTTGGTTTTGACTGGCCTAAAGATGGCCTTGATGGGTTTCTTGACGACTGCCCAGTGGCCCATTGGACTACTGCGCGGTCGGAGTTAAAGCTTAGGCATAGCATACGCTTGGGCAGAGACTTTGAGGTCCCGTCCCCTAGACAACTAGAACTAAAACTACAAATGGATAACGGAGAAGATCATGAGCAACAATAAAATTGGAATCGGCGGAGACATCGACTACCTAAAAGACTTGGTTGAAAGATATGGTGGTGAAGCAGAGGTAAAAACTGTTTGGGAGGGAGAGAAGAAGCGCCTGTCAGCGGTTATTCCCCCGCTAGATATGCAGGTAAACGTACGTAGGAATCCAAACAAAACTTTGGATGATAAATAATGGCTAGGAAGGTCTACCTCCTAGGCAGTGGGTCTAATAAACTACTAATAACAGGAGGTGGTCTGTATGCAGGAAGAGACAAAAAGCACGCTTTCAGACATCGAGAACTTTACTATGGCAACGGTAGCCCCATTCTTAGCGGCCTCTTTTGAAGGCCCTCTACAGTATGGATACAAAGAGTTTGATAGCCCGGATAGAAACACCACTTACCTGATGTTCTGCCACAAAGACCGTGTTCTGTTTTACGGTATCGACACCCCAAAGAAGCAGTTTGTTTTCCCAATGTTATCCAAAGAGGCTGACTGGGACGTACTCCATGAGTTATTCTCGCCATGCTTGTTTGTTAAGAAAGGTATCTTCTCAGATACAGAGCTTGAGAACCTTTGCTACGCAACAAGTGATGACGAGATTGATGAGTTGGAGTCCATTGAACCTGCTGATGGTGAGGCGGAGAACGACTTCTTTTTGCGTAACGCAATGTGGCTTCTAAACCCGGTAATTCACTAGTTCCCCCTTCCCAACATTCGGGCTAGAAGCCTTTATTAGGGCGGCTCTGTTTTGTGCAGAGTCGCCCTTCTTTTATGGCATAAGACACTTGAAGGAGGATACTGCTATGAATAAACCTATTAAATTCTCCACCTTCAAGATGATTGTGGACCTTAATGCGCTGCTATTATTTTCGGTGATACCTACTGTCGTCCTGCTACCTTTCTTTGGCTTTTCGTCAGGGACAACTTATGGAGTGGCGCTTGGTGGAGTCTTCTTACTCACGCTAATGAGTGATGAAGACTTCCGTATTGGGTATCAAGAAGGCGTTGAAGAGGAATACGAAGCCTATCTTGAGGAGGAGCAAGAAGCTCAGCCTAGTTCTGAATAGAAATGCTTACCTTCGCGGTAAGAAGTGGCGTCCCTTACAGGGGCGCTACTTTTTTACCTAAAAGAAAAGCGGGGCAACCAATAAAGGCTACCCCGCTAATCTTGGTTAGTGTGTGGGTTACTTAGCTACAGCAGCATGACTCACTGCAACAAGGTTTCTCACACGCACATTTACAACAATCCTTATCCATAATCCCTCCTTAGTTACTATCCAACAATGACCCAGCCTCTACCGGCACCAACGTAAACAAGCATCACAGAAGCCATTTTGAAATCGAGGGTAAGGTGTGGCTTACCTTCAACATGGAATCCCTGTGGATCTACGATTCGAACCTTGGCGTTCTCGGCAAGCCCGGTAGCCTTAACAGTGATTGCCATACCAATCAGGTCATGACACCCGTTAGGATCCCCAAACATTCCACCTTCTTCGGCCTCACCGATAGTGGGCGTTGGGGGTGGTGTAACACTTTCGCCGCCACCCTCAGACAAGTGGCCTTCATACTCCGCCATCGCTGCTTTGTACTTATCCATTTCCGAATTGCTGAAGCTGAAACGTCCGAACTCATACATTGGGTGCCCCTCTGCGGGCAGAGTCAACGTAAAGGTTTCATCCTTACCAAGCTCATTAATGAGGAAGTTAGTACAAAAGCAGTCAGGACCCTCAAAGCTAATGTAGTGCCCACTCTCTTCACCTGTGGTTTCTAAGATCTTCCAAGCATACAGCTGCTTACGCAGATGCTCATGGAGAAGACCTAACTCCATCCTCGCTGAAGAAACTTCCGACGAAGCGTACTGTCGAAGATTCGAACTCATCTGTGGAAGAACTGAGTCGTAAAGATTGTCCCCAAACTCATTCTGCGCTTCGACGATCCCATCAATAGAGGCGGTGAAGGAGTCCTCCATTAGCTGATCAGCATTCTTATACCCCGCTTCGATATCAGCAACCGCACTATCGTTTTGGTTCTTGTAGCTGTTGAAATCAGACAGGTGCTGCTGAGCATCTTTACGATGCGAGTCTACCGTATCCCCAAGCGCACGAATCGCGCCCTCGTTGGCAACGATAGCCTCGCTCAGATCTTTATTGAAGTTCTCAATAATCGCCTGAAGACGACTCTCAGTGCTAGATAGCTCATCGGTAATCCTCTTACCAAGTAGCTCGTCCGCCGCAAGGCGAGCGTTTCTTTCACCAGCAACAGCAGCTACACGAAGATTCCTCTCAGCGACAACAGCCTCTGAAGCTTCTGCTCGATCCGCTGCTCTCTCAGCGTCATAAGTCTCTTTCTGGACAACTGCGGCCCCAAGAAACTTAGCGACAGGAACAAACACACCTTGATCGTTTTTGATCTCGATCTGGTCTAGCTCGTCATTGTAGACACAAGTGCCCTCGCCACCATCTTCGAACTCCCAAGAAGGAGTGCCCATCTCGTCAAGTCCAGTGATCCAGGCAATCTGGCCTTCTCTATTGTAAAGAGGGTCGCCCTCTTCGACAGCAGGGTCTGTCTTGACGATGAAGCGAGCACCTTCTTGAAGATCCTCTGGTGCAAGGTCAGCAGACTTACCTACCTGCCTTTTAACAGCATCTCGCCAAGTAACCTGTAGGCTGGCAAGCTGTGCTCTAAGGCCAGCAGCCTCCTTCTCCAAGTTCTCAGCGAGAGTCTCGAATGCAGCTTCTGCGGCCTCTCTGACAGCGTCGTCGCCTGACTCAATAGCGGCCTGAAGCTCAGCTTTCTGATTCTCAAGATCAGATAGGATGCTCGCAACTGAGTTAGCATACTTACTATCTATTGCACCAAGCTCTGTCTGGTTGACCAACTGACCAACCTGACGTGCTGCGTGTTCAATAAGCTCCCACGCGGGTCTAATATTATGTGACATGATTCGCCCTCCTTTGTTTATAGCTCTACATCACTATAGTCAGCCAGCTCCCAAAAAACTCATTGAATTCAGAAGACTGGACTGGCCTATGTACAGATAATAGTCACCTCGTAACACGAGTAGAATGGGTTTATGAAATTTATTTTTACGGCTACCCATTCAGGTCGCTAACAGCATATCTCAAAATAATACGGTGCCGAAGTCCTGCAAACTAAACTAAATTTTTAGGCATAAGAGTATTGGTAAGAAGTGTCGCCAACTAATATTTTTAAGGAGTTGATTATGGCAACAGTTATTATTGGTGATGTACATGGGTGCGTCGAGGAGCTTAACCAACTTCTAGAAAAGGTTTACGATAACGTAGACGCTGTGGACGAATTTATTTTCGCAGGCGATCTCGTAGATAAGGGCCCAGGCTCTGTCGCAGTCCTTCGGTACGTCAAGGCTCTAAGTGCTCTCCACAATGTAACTATTGTGGAGGGCAACCATGAGAACAAAAACTTCAGGTTTTGGAAGAAGGTTGAGGCGGGTGATCATGAGCGTGCCATGAGTATGAAGAACTCTTCGGAGCTTTCTAAGATCATGGAGAAGGCAGACACCCCGCTCAGAAACTGGCTGCGTGACAAGGTCGTCCCTTATGCAGTCCGTCCAATGCTTGGGGTGGTCGTTGTTCATGGAGGAATCACCCCATCGGTTGAAGACCTCCCCACGGACTACACCTTGCTTGGGGGTAAAAACAAGAAGCGGGTACTACGCAGCATGTATATCCGTTATATTGACGACGAGGGAGTAATGATTCCTTTCGGTAAGGAGCGATCTGGAGACAAGTTCTGGGCTGAAAAATATGATGGTCGCTTTGGCCACGTATACTTCGGACACCAGCCTTGGATGAAAGACGGGCCTGAGTACTTTGAGTTTGCTACGGGAATCGATCTCGGCTGCGTCCATGGGGGCTACCTCTGCGCAGCCGTTGTTCGAGGACCACTGCTTGCTCATAGGGAATTCGTTACAGTCCGTGCGGGCAAGGAGTACTGCCCTCCCCTCTTGTTGGACTAACCTCCCCTCCCCGCCCAAGGCCCGTCCGGGCAAACTTAGGGGCCGCTACACTATTTGGTGTGGCGGTCCCTTCTTTTACCTATTACTCGCCTTCTTTAAATATGATCAGTAATATAATATTAATATGTTACCGTTCTATTTCAAAAAGAGCCCAAAGATGCCTAAAAAAGAAAACGGCCCCGTACCCCAAAAAACTCTAACAAAGTCAGAGGTTGAGGGGTGGCTCCGCAAGGCGAGCGTTCGAGAGTTAAATATTTTCGTAGACAAAAACGCCATCATCGTATGGCTTTGTCGTGCGTTATTAAGTGCTTGGAATGACTCGGATTCTTATAAAGGCAACCCCTGACAATCTTTGCAAAATGTAGTAGCTCCATGGGTATAAGAATTGTGCATGAAGCACACTTAATTTCCTAAGGAGGGAAGACATGAAGTTTGGAATTAGCTCTATTTGTTCCGCATTTGGTAATAACGTAATCGGTACCCGGGTTATGGGCCAGGGTGACTTTCTCGCTGTACTTGACGAAGCCGTCCAAGCACACGACTCATCCAACGACCGTGTGAAGGGTCAACACTTCGTACAACTACCTGAGTCCGCAGTGGGCATGGTGTCCGCAGGTGTTGGTCGTGTCGAAGGGCAACCTGTTGAGCACTTCGTTGTGCGAGAGCACCGTGGAGAGGTCAATGCTTATCTGCACCGAGCGCATGCCGCTGAGGCAGATGGTGTGGCCGCTGTTGTGTACACCTTGGATGCCTACAAGGCTGATCCCGAGGTAGACATGTCATCGGAAAATTTCGATGATGACGTAAGTCATGTTATCGTCGCAGTCCTGGCTTTTGCTGGTCCTCAGTCACCGCTCACTACGTGGCGCTTTGTATCCAACCTCGCTGGTGGGAACAAAGAAGCGTTGGAGTGGAACGCTGATGAGATCCGAAGTCGTGCAGAAACAATCAAGAACTACTGGTCAGAATGGCGAGTGGTTGCTGATCACTACGAGGCATAGAAAATGAAAGAACTTTTAGAGCTTTATCGAGAAGACCCTAAAACGTTTTGGCAAGAACTAGGTGGCGCTTGCCTCCTCACAGTAGGGATGTACGTCTTCACTGTGTTGATGTTCTGTATGTAAAAGTTCGGGGGAGAAATCCCCCGACTTTTTTTAGCCATCACTCAAAACTAACTTAGCTTTTATGCGTTTAAGTAGATCCGGTAAGAGCTTCTCTGCGGCCTCCACACCTGCCTTGTAGAAGGCAATTGCTTCCGAGTGTTCATAGTGGAACTGCGTAGTGTAGTCTGCCCACTTATCTGGTGCGGGGGCGTACACAATCTCCAAGTCCAGACCCGCGTCATAAACATCCTCAATGTCTTCATGAACATTAGAGGTGATAGCCGCCATGCAACCGCGAGCTACAATCTTATGGAACGGCTCTTTCTCCACCCCAGGATTATGTCCAGGGCTTGGATCATCTAGAATGATACCGATGATCAAGGGATTCCTCTTTTTAAGCTCAGGCACACCCAACACAAAATCTGCTGGGAAGTACGAGGCCAGTCCTCCATCCACCAACATGTCTTTCCCAAAACGATGTTCATCAGGGAAGACATCCTTGATGTAGTCTGGGTAGTCATTCTCGTCAAAGGGGAAGGGGGTGAAAACCGCAGGTATGCAGCAACTGCCAATACAAAACTTCTTCCAAGCTTCTGGAGACATGTCTTGGAGATTGCACACGACTTCCTTACCTTGGGTGAGGGAGAAGGCGTTCACATAACAAGGCTTACTCAAGGGCTTGGGAAAGAAGTTCGGCTTATTGATGGCTTTCTTAAAAACTTTGGGAGAGCTTATAATCCCGCCATCCTTTAGCATGTAGTACACGTGGCTTATCACGCGACAAATGCTCCCGCCGATCCTGGCGTGGCGAGACAAGTTATCCTTCTTATCAAAGATAGTAAGCTCTTTGAAGTCCACGTCGGAGGCAAGCCATGCGCTAACGATTGCCCCCGCAGAGTCCCCTGCATAAGCAGCGATCTCAATACCCTCATCCTCCAGCGCCTTCTTGATTACACCAGCAACCGCGCTCAGGTAAGGAAGCCTGCCTCCAGCACCACTCAAGACTAAACAGGTAGGTCTATCACTCAGCATCGTCCACTATCCGCAAGTTCCATGGCCAGTACCACGTCGAAATACCATCGGGGGTTTTAACATATACACGGTAAGCAAGATTATACAGATAACCACACAAGTCTGTAACAACAAACTGTTCGCCAAGAAAGTCGCCCTGAGTCACCTCAACAAGCTGCCCCACCTTGGGGTGAGAAACATCTACGCCCGAAAATCTTCCGGGGTACTTCCTAAGCTTGCGGTAATCAGCCATCCAAAACTCCTACATACAGTTGTATCAACTATATGTATTAGCGAGGAAGGCTCTAAAGTATTACTAACTAATTTTCGAACGAACTTCTAGGATATGGACTTCTGCGATTGCCAACCTTTCTCTAAAGTTATCCTGCTCTGCCATGGCCTCTTTTAGAAGGCTCTGTTGCATAACAATCATCTCTTTAAGGTTGGCAGTTTGCTCCTCGGCGCGAACGGCAGTAGCTCTCAGTTCACCAGCTAGTCCCTGTATCTTGGTCGAAAGAAACCAAATCGCAGGGATAATGGAGGCGGTTACACTGAGCACAATAGAAAGAATCTGCGCCCAATCAGATGTTCCAGACATATTCACCTCTCATGCTAATTCCTAAGAGGCGACGACGCCCCGATCTTCTTACCCTATTATAACTAACCTTGTTGCTCTGACGAAGTCGCAGAATTTTCTTTTTCCTCATTTTCAGCCATCGCCGCTTCTTGTGCTGCGCTGTACTTATCGGCTTCTTCTTTAACCTGCCAGAATGTAAGCAAGTCTTCGTTTTTCATCAAGCCTTCTTGCGCAGCCATGAATTTAGGCCAATCCATGATCTCTTTGTCAAAGCAAATCTTAAACAAAGAAAACAAATGCGTCTCTAAGCGATTGATCGCCTGACCCGCCATCTGGTAGCCCCTGAGAAGCTCGCTGATGTAGCGCTCCGCAATGACCAAGCGCTCCTCAGCAGACTGCTCTTGCTGTGCTGGGGGAAGCCCAACAAACTCCGGTGGGAGCGGACTCCTATTTGCTTGATTTACTTCCTCTGGACTTCCTGGGTGTGGATTTCCGGACTGGTGATTTACGTTTTGGTTTTCCATCTGTTGCCTCCATCGCGTTTAGCGATTTTAATGCGCCTTCTTCTGAAGACTTTAGTTTTTGTATTTCGCCCAATATGCATTCAATTGCCTCATAAGAGACTGTTGAATCAAGGCATCTAACTTCGTCACTTACCATCAATGTCTCGGGCGCACCGCCCGTATCGTTTGGGAGGTAGTCGCCAAGGTACACCTCAATGTCGCTGTATACCTCTAACTTATGTTGGGATAGTGTTATCCTAGCTAATACCTCTTCAATCTTCATTACGCCTCCAAAAGAGCCTTAAACCTCTTCACCAAATCGCCGCCGCCGACAGTATCAGTGATAATACTCTTAAGAGGGTAATAAACGCAGTCCCTATCTCTAGCCTGTTCCAAGGTTCTTGTGTACTTCTTGAAATTCATATCTGCTTGAGAATTCAACATCTCTCGTGCTTTGTGATGTAAATGATTCTCTTTAGTACGAACCATGTATACATCCGACAACCCCCCAAGAATTGTATAGAACTCTGCCATACGACCAGCAATCTTCCCAGTATCCATGTTAAATCCGTAAGAGTCTGGCAGATTCTCCCTAATCTCAATAGTGCCGCAAAGCGGGCAAATGACGGGAGAAACAAACCAGTTCTCATACAGTGCTTGATACTTGTGCGGCCACTTATGCACATCGTCCATGTTCTCTTCCCCGATTTCATCAATCGAATTCGCGGGAAGACTGAACGAGTCGCTGAACAAGCCTTTACAACCGTTGGCAGGGCAAAACTTAAGTAGCTCGTCCGCCTTACCAAACTGACCGGCCTTCTTCCAAATGTGGAAGGACCCTAGTCTATTAGATGTCTTAGGCCTAAAGACAGTGCTGACCTGAATCACATAGTCAGCCACAACGGTATTTGGATCAATTAACGACATTTATTCTTACCAAAGTTATCTAAGGGACTTAACCCGTTCCTGCATCTTATCCTCAAAGCCAGAGCCTTTAATAAAAGGAAGAGGAACTTCGATCATCCCTGGTTCATCCTTACCGGCAACTGAAGCAGACGGACTTAGGTTGGTATGGATTCCCAAAAGAAGCTGTCGAATATCCTGCACAGTCTTATCGAGTTCTTCGGACTCGAAAATAAGTACCCAGCCAAATACCACACGGCCCTTACTTAAGAAATACTTCTTACCAACAAAGGAGTACCAGCCGCCTTCATTCTCCAAGAAATCACCTAAGACCTTGAGCCAATACTCTTCGTCTAAGACGCGGCACAAGAACCTAATGTCCCCTCCGCGACTAGACGCGCTAACAACTTCAATGCAGCCACCAAGCGCCTCAAGTGTTTCTTTCATTTCAAGTTGCAGCTTCTCAAGAGATGCTGCTGGTTTCTTTGGCTTGTTTTTGCCCTGTGCCATCTTTCGACTCCTTACGTTACTATTTTGAGACCAAAATTGATCTCTGTTTTTGTGCTATTTTTAGCCTCTGCCCCCAAAAGGACCACAACGTCCTCGGCCAAAGACTCCACCTCTAAAAGATTAATACCAATAAAATTGTAGCTAGAGCTTCCATCTAAGTTTTCCTGTCTCGGTAACATTACGACCGAAGGAAGACCCACCCAATCACGAAAGTATTTAACAGACCCAACAAACAGATGGCTGGCGTACAGATTTCGTTGACCAAGAAGAATCATGGCCTCAACCAGAGCTTCTCTAGCGGACTTTGTGCTTGAGAACTCTTCTAGCTCCACCCTGGAAAGAACGACATCTGCATCGTCCTCTGGGTCGCCTATCCGCAAAGAGTCAGAGATTGCTTTATACCAAGCAACCTCAATAGGCCTACCAGTCTTTAGGCTAATTGACTGTACGTAAGGTTTAGATAAAACCCTTTTAAGTACCGTCAGTATACCCTCGACGTTAGGAGGCATATCAATCTCTTCGACCGATAGCATTAGCGAAGAGTCTTTTGCTTCGCCCGCACTGCTCATATTTGCTCCACTTTTACAGATTGCTCGGACTTGCGTCTGATGTACTCCAGATACTGGATTATAATCTCGGTCATAGTGGTGTCGTTTTTAGCTGCGTAAAGCTTCAACCACTTATGGAGATCTCCAGATATCCGAATCTGCATCATCTTTTTTTCAGACAACATAGCTTCTGATACCTCCTCTATTGATCCTAGAAAACAGATCTCTCGATCTAACGTGCCAAGGTAGCGACTCCCGTACAGGAACACCTGACACAACCATTGTCTGCTCTTTGGATTTGGTAAATTCCCAGTTATTAACTCTAATATTTCTCTCGCTGGGTACGTGGGCGGAAACCTCCCGTGACCAAAACGAAGACCCTCTCTGACCTGATTCGTCGCTTTTAGCAACTCCTTGGCCACACGAGAGTCCTTGTGCGCCTCGTCCCCCACTCCACGCTTCGCGGTTATACGAATTCTCGGTGGTTTGGTTGATCGACAACGCTTGCAAGGCTTCTCCTTGGGAGTCCGTTTTCTTCGCGGTGTACCGCATACTGCACATACCCAATACTCGTTAAAATTGCGGTGTTTCGTCAGTCTCGCCTGAGACAGCCGTCTTTTTGACATGAGCATCCCCCACGCCTAGTTGATCTGCAAACGCTCGAACATCACCTTCAGCTTGCCTAGCAGCAATAGAATCCTGCTGCATCGTGGCAATATTTTCTGGTGCCTCTGGTGCGCCTCCTGCTTCAAGATGCGAGTACAGCACTCCAGCCTGCTCGTCAGAAATAGGAAGAGCGAAATCGTTCCCGTTAGCCAGATTAAGAAGAATCAGTTCTGTTGTAGAGGTTTCTCCATCAAATAATACTGTAGACGAAACTCCGATAATTAGGAGTCCGCTGGTAATCGGTTCTTCAGTCATCTTTCACCTCGTATTTTTCCTTATTGGTCATCTGCTGCACCACAATCGGTCCTTGTCGGAATGCTTCTTCCAATAGCTCGGTTGTCTGATCCTTGTATTGACGCCCGGTCGCTTCAATGTATGGATACATGGCATGTTTATAGGACTCGAACATCTCATGTCTCTTATCAGACCCCTCTGCGTGCATAGACGCGAGTGAGAGGTAGTACCGCTGCTCCTGACGATACCGCTGAACAAGTATACAAAGAGCCTCCTGTAAGCTTCCGGGTCGGGGTGGAGATGCGATCCTGTCGTAAAACAAATTGGCTCGCGCCCAGCCTAGAGGAGACTCTACCCATTTTTTAGTTTCTCAAAGTCATCGGAGTACAGGCGGTCAACTCTGTCATTGAACCAGTGAAGGTGGATCAAAAGAAGCTCAACCAACTTCTCACCCATGTTCATGATCTTTTTGTACTTCTCATTGAACAGGTCCATGTCAATGTCGTCGCCCTTGCCGACAAGAGGAAGCTCCTTCCCGTTAACGGACTCCAACGACAACGCCAATCGCGCATAACCCATCCAACTACGAATGCCCCAGTCGGTCGTGGCTTGGTTCTCAGCGTTCCTTTCGATCCAAAAATTCTCAGATGCTAAAAGGGACCTGTACCTAGTAGTAAGCTTCCTCTCCAAGATAGGAACCGTCTGGTTAACTCGCCCTGTCAAAACAAGGTCTGAGAAATCCATAGGAGAACACTTCTTCTCAATCGCCTTTCGGATTTCTGGGTTGTCTGACGGTGTGTTCCGATAAAACACGGGGTCCGTAGAAGTGCCAATGCCTGCGAGGACCTCTTCGTCCACCTCGATCTCTTCTTTGTGGAGCTTCTCAGCTTCAACCTCTTCTTCGTGCATGGTCTGCACATCTTGCTCGTACTCGCGAAGTTGTTTCGCGAGATCCGGGCTCATAGTCGGCTTCTCTTCCTCAGCCACTACTGCTGGGGCCTCCTGCTCATCCTCAAGCCTTTTTTTGATCTTAGAAAGATCTGGTTTCATACCGCTGCTCATTGTCCCGCTTCCTCCATCACTCGGTCAAAAGGAAAGCCCGCTATGTCCCACTTTCTTTTTGTAATATGTAGGTGAGACATGTGGCCCTCAAAATTCCAAGGTTCATCGATAACTGTTGTTGAATCCGGATGCACTAATGGAATACCGAATTCCTTATATATGAAATTACTTAAATCTATACAAGTCTGTATTTGTGTTTCATACAGGCCCAAAAATGTAGGGGTGCTGTTGTGCACCTTTGCTGTCCATACAGGGCGCTCGCCCCAGCGCTTCGCATAATACTTTTGGTATTTCATGTAAACAGCATTCGAGATTTCAAATCCTAGGGAGACCTTATTCATCTTCCGGTCTCCCGCGTGCCATCCAACATGGTCTTTGAAATCAAGGTGTTGCAGAAGAGTCCCATCATTATCAATACTACCGTGACAAGATATACCACGCTTCTTAAGGATCTTATAGCAAGACTCCGCGCTAAGCGCAGCATCCCAATGCCAAACCACAGAAATAGGGTCTTTCCTTCGAGTCGAATGCCCAGCACCAATCAGCGAGTAAGCAGAATCAGGTGTGCAAGGAATGCTCTTAAACGGAACAGGCTTCAAGACACCACCAACAGTAATAAACCCTTTGGCATCTGGATAACGCTCATGCGCGATAAACTCCGCCTGGGTCTGTAAGCGTCTCCATGTATTAGGTCCGCACTTCCCGTCAACCGCTAAATCCTGTTCTCTCTGAAACTCAGCTACAGCCTCTGTGATTTCCGTAAACGTGGCACTCTCTGATAGTCCAAGGTGCTCCCTGGTCCAACCGAGTTTGGTCATACTCCTAATGTTATACTCTTCAGCAGTCATTTACTTGTTGCTCCCTTAAGCCTCTTGTCCTCGACAAACCGGCCATGTGTAGTCTTTCGGCACCCTTCACAACTGAAGGAGTCCCACCTCTGCTTTGAGGCAAAAGACAGACAAGCCTCATAGTTAACACAATCCATGTGCCTAGGTATGATATTGTCTTCTGGATAGAGCCTAAATGGCCCCACCGCGTTTTCCCGGTCGTGGCGCAAAGACCGTTCCCGGGCGACATGATCCCAAAGATTCCACTGCTCATTTGCTAGAACCATAACTCCCCCCTGAAATACTGTTCATCAGTGAGTTATATCTAACCAAAAATTCCTTCTCTGCACTAGACGGAAGTAGTGGGCAGAAAGGGTAATCTGGTTTTTTAACAAAAGGTTCTAGAAACTTAAACTCCTGCTCCAGAGCTTTCTTGTCCGCGTGACGTACTGCGTCAGGAAAAGGGTATATAAGCGAAAACCTGCCAGCTATGCACTTTTCGACAGCGGTTTCGAACTTCATATAACCGGGTAATAACTTCTTAAGCGGGCTTACAACGTCACCCAGATAAGCCTCAGCGGCGTCATGAAGCAGAGCCGTGAGCGCAAGCTTGGGGTCGTTATCCTCATTGGTCACAATGTCGGAAACCATGACGCTGTGCTCAGCAACCGAGTAGTGCTCCGTGATGTGCCCATTGAATCGGCACTGTAGAGAAAGAGCATGTGCGATGTCCTCAATGAACACCTCCTCTGGTCGAGGGTCCAAAAGGTAAAACCGGTTGCCTGTCCAGGTATGAACAAAGGGCCCGCGCTCGTTTTCAGTTGAAGAACTTTCCATACACCCAAATCCTAGTTCGCTGTGTATATACCATATCAAACATTACAGCAAACATTAACCATATTTCAGTATAAGTAAAGTGTTAGAAACCATAACCACAAACCTATAGGAGGTGAATCGTGGGATTAGACTGGTGTGTGAAGGATAAAATTATCCCTGAAATGAAAGAATCTCTGTCTTTCTCGGATGTTCAAATCGACAGGGTTAAGGCCGAACTAGAAGTTCTTTGGTTGAACTTTGCAAAGGCTTCTGGTGACCCAACATGTATGACTGTTTTTCCGAATCAAGTGTACGACGACTTTACTGGAGACGCGGCGAATAAGCCACTTCTTGAAAAGTTAGACCACTGGCTAGAGGTTCGTGGCACCTGTGTGACCTCCCCTATGGAGACGCTGGGTGCGCCAAGAATTGGCTTCGATGAAGAAGCTACTTCTTATGCAAGAGACCAATATACCGAAGCCGTAAAAACTAACGAGAAGTTGCAGGCTAAGTATCCCTCCGTTGAGGAGTACTTGGAAGCAGAAAAGGGTCTCTACGTACCCCAGCTTGTTAAGTCAGAAGGCATCGCGTCCATCTCCGGTATTTTCGTTGGCGCTGAGTCCTTTAGGGGCAAGTGTATCGCTCGCATCGAATGGCTACCAGACTATGGTTTCCTGTTCGACTGCTACGAAGATCAATCTCCGGAAGAGTTAGTAAAAATGGGTAACAGTCTTGAAGAGGCGGCAGACCGTATTGAGGCTATTACCGATAATATTAACAAGGACTTAGAGGAAGAACTAGAAGTTGTTAGAGACGCATCGAAATGGTGCAAGTTTTGGGGCAGGCACGGACACGGAATGTCTGCTTGGTACTAGGAGGTACTTATTTATGGAAGCTATAGAAGAGGAGGTAGTTCTCCCCAAATTTGATCTGGGCATGCTTGTAGCTACCCCAAATTTTGTAAGTAACGCTGAACGGCTTGGGCTTAACTATAATGAGGTAGTTGCTCGGGCGCTGAGGCGTCATACGATAGGTGACTGGGGCGATTGTTGTGAGGAAGACTCTCAGACAAACGATCAGGCACTGAAAGAAGGTTCCCGCCTACTTTCCGTTTATATGATGGAGGATACAAAGTTCTGGGTAATCACTGAGTGGGATCGCTCAGTAACAACAGTTCTTATGCCTGAGGATTACTAATGGGAAACAAAAGCAGCACCTATAAAGGTGACAGCCCTGGGAAGAAGGTAGCTCGCGCCCGCCTTTGGATTAATGCAGGGATGGTAATGACCGCCTTAGACGCCAAGTACAGGGGTGCTTACGTACTTGCTGGCGAAGGTGGAGACGTGTCTACACTTAAAGCACTGTCATTCCCCCCTAATACAATCACCGCAGTCGATACAGATAAGGACTACGCGGGCTTTGTAGGGGAGCTATATCCTGGAATACAAACACTTGCTGGTGAGGCTGGTAACTGGTCTGAGGTAGCTGACTACAACGCTGCTAACTTAGACTTCTGTAATGGCATCACTTTAGAAAACATTGAGACGGCTTACAAGGTTGCGAAAAATGCATCCTCGTATCCAATGTGCTTAGGGGTAACCCTTATGAAGGGTCGAGAGGCTCTTTCCAAACCAAACTATGGTGTGAACCCAGATCTTCCGAGAGCCATGCGAAAAGAGCTTCGAAGAAGGTCACTGAAGTTTGGTGAGCAGAGTGGTGACCAACTGCTTATGCGCGGAAAGAGATTTGATCCTGCTCTATGTATTGAGCGTTCTACTAAGAGGCTTATGAATACCTGGGCTGTTACCGGATTTGCTGAGGCTATCGGTGCCGCTCGGAATGGTAAGTTGACGCCTCTGGGCCACGGAATGGTTCGTATGGATGCTTTCAGAGGGTGTTTGGATCTAATGCTCTATGAGCATGGTCTCCAAAGTCAGATCGTAAGTTGTTTGAGCTACCACTCAAAGTCTAAGCACAGCGGTGGTACCGGATTTGTATGCGGAAATTATGTAATAGTTCCCATGCAGGAAAGGGAAATGCTTCAGGCATATCTGACAATACATGCGCCAAGTCTTATGATGTTTGACAATATCCCTGGTGGCGAAAGTCGAGACGCACTTCGTAAGTTTGCACTCAGTGGGTGCAAAGGTCTTCCTTCAAAGGTGGTCGCGGAGCTTTTCGATATTCCACCGGGAACGGTTGCGGCATGGCGAGCAAACAACACTCGTGGTAGGTACGTCAACGACGAACCAAACACTGTGGGAAGCTTGGCACTTAGGCGTGGTGGTCTTCTGGTAGATGGTCATTCAAATATTCCCGGCCTAGGCAGGGTGAATATCGGTGAGGAAGGTGCTCCGATCTCACCCATGTATTCCGGTTGGGGTAACATAGTATACACTCCCGAATGGGAGCTTCGTATGGTTCGTCCTGAAGAGGGCGCAAACGATGTTGAAAACAAGGAGGTAGGTAATGCCTGCAATAACGAAGTTACTAGAAAAACGGGCTAGTCAGAAGTCGAGGCAAGTCTTCCTTACAGAAGACAACCTAAAGTCTTTCCGTGAGGCTTACGCCTCTTGTGACGGACCAATGTTTGTCTTCGAGGGACAACCTGTTCTCTGCTCATACGCTGAATATCTACTGGAGTACTTTGAAGGTGCTCCGGTATCTAAAGAAAGCACTGCAACATGGTCGTACGAGCAGGAAAACGACACTACTAACGTCTGGAAAACTTACTCTGAGGCGGTAGCTAAAGTTAAAAAGTATCGCCTACCAGAAATGGAACATGCGACAAAAGAGCCAGAGTGTTGGGAGCATATGTGTAAAGCAAGAAAGCTGAGTAAGGAAAAGGCGTATGACTGGTGGGATTTTGTGGATTCTGAGGATGACCCTTGGACCATTAAATAGAAGTAATAACAAACAAAACAAAGGGCCGGGTGGTGTGTAAAAAGCATCTCCCGGCTTTTTTACTTTAAGGATAACTACGTATGGCTAATTACTATGCAACTGCTCGAACGAGCTACACGAAAGTTAAGGACGAGGCGGTGTTCCTCCAGTGGGCCGAAACAATCCCTGATGCAGAGGTCATCACCCATGAAACAGAAGAACACGGCAAGCTATATGGATTTCTGTTTGGCCCTAACAGTGACTGTGGGAGCTTCCCGCACTGTAAGTACGACGAGGAACTCGATGAGGAGTTCGACTTAGATATCTTCGCAGAAATTCAACCCCACATCGCTGATGGCTGGTCCATCACGTTCATGGAGGTCGGTGCTGAGAAGTACAGGTATGTGGTGGGTACAGCGGCAGTAGTCACGCCCGAAGTAATCGAACATTACGACCTAAACAGGTGGGTAGAGGAAACTTTGAATGGGCTTGGCGACCCCATGAGTACGTCGTGTGAATACTAAAGGAGTAACGAATGACAGACAAAGTGTTTAACTACGAGTGCTTCGGTGAGACATTGGTTTTCGCTGAAGATCTCGGCTGGGTGGACAATCACCCAGATGCAGACGACCCAAACTACGATGGCCCTACAGCCGACGAGATTGAACAAGAAGCAATCGAGTTCATTCAGTCCAAAGGCTACAGGGTGGAGGGGTACAACTAATGTTTACAAATAAATGGGAGTCCCTGATGGAAGTCATCGTTCACCACGCCACTATTCAGGGCTGGAATGACCGGGTAACCATCGGCGTACTATGTGATTTTATTGAATCGCGAATGCGTCCACACCTCGAACAGCATGAGCGTGTAGATGAGCTTCGCAAATACCTAGAGGAAAGAGTGGCGGAAGAAAAAAGCTGGTGCGGTGGAGGGAGTGATGAAGATTGGTAATAAGAGATTAGAATGCCTAGTTGTCCAAGAATCTGACCATGGAGAATACGTGCTGATAAAACCTGTCCCCGGGCAGGTCGTGGCACACGTAGATCCCGGACCTCTTCAGGAGGAGTACGCGAGGCTTTTTGCGGCTTCCCCTGAACTGCTCAGGGCATTGCGTAGCTTGGTTCTTTGTCTAAGTGATGAACAAGACGATTACCCAGACCTTGGGTACTTCCGAATGGTTCAGCGCAGGAAGAACGCGGCTCATATAGCACTGACACCATTCGAAGGTGTTTTAGAAAAAGGAAAAGATAATGAGTCATAATATAAGAGACTACGGTCTTGTTGACAGCGAGCCAACAGGAATCCCCACAGCCAAACCAGCGCCAGAGGAGCTTCGAAAAGAAGGATGCCCTCACTGTGGTTGTAAGGAGGTTATGGAGGTGACTGTAGAAATTGAACAACCCCTATTGAAAGGCGGTGGCGGAAAGGGTACTTACTTTGGATGCCCTGCCTGCCCCTGGGCTTCGCCAATGCTTGCGGTGACAAATGGGTGATCGCTGCTACCTAAATATAAGAATACATCCAGACGACTACGCACTCGCGAAATCTATACTGGAATCAAGCACATTCCAAAATTGGCCAGATTCGATTCAAGCGTTTCGCGCTAGTGGTGCGCCAGAGTCTGGTGATTTTTGGGCCGACGAATTGTGCGTAAAAGATGGTTTGCTGGTTGTTGAAGAGTACGAGGCCAACTGGGGCTGGTATGAACAGCTAACCGAACTAGGTAAAGAGGGTTGTCGTTTCGTTGCGTACAACGGCGACGGAGACAACTACTCTTACGGTGTCACAATAGGTACCGGTATCTTAGAAAGTGAGGTGGATGGAGAAAGGATTCATAGGTTTCACGAACTAGCCTCCAACCAGGATGGGAACCCGATTGCTACGGTAAACAAGCACGGGAATATTCCCCCGGAAGTGCAAAAGTTGCTGAGACAAGCGATGCGTGATTTACGAAACATAGAACGAGAATTTTCAAAGCTAAAAAGAAAACAAGAGCCGTAAGGCTAATAACTTGGAGAAAGCATGGGACGCGAAAAATCCCGATGGCTAACCCTAGACGAATGGACTTGCCCTAACCACTTACCCTCACCGAGATTTCCAGCAAGCCTGGAGAAGTGTTGGTATTTGAATTGTGGAAGTCGGCCACCTCTTGAGGACAGACCTACCCCCAAGAACCCTGTCTGCGCATGGCAAATGTGTGATAAGGGTTTCTCGGGTGGTAGGGCGTTTTCTAGGGAGAAAAGTAAATATTGCTCTAGAGATTGTTCGAACAAGAATGCTAGAGCCAGACACAAAGATCGGAAGGGAGTAGACGATGAACGATGAGCAGGAATACCGAGATGAGATTAGAAAACTAGAGGCGGCAGTAAAGGCGCTACTATATATAGTTTCTGAGTATGTCCCGCTATCTGACCATCATAATGTGTACGGACATAAAATTGATTTTAGTCCTGAGCTAACTGCCGTCCGTGCAGCCCTTAAGCAAACTGAGACCTTTAAGGCCAGTTGGGAAGATAAAACATAGGAGGATCGTATGGTACAAGGAGATACCTTTACTGTTGTGATCACAGTAGGAGGCACGCTAACAAGCGAGCTTAAAGAAAAGCTAAACCAAGAGCACCCAGACAAAACATTCGTGAAAGCCATAGAGTCTTGTCTGACGAATGCGCTAAGTATGGGTATCCTTGAAGATATTTGTGAAGAGGTTAATATCTCCTACACAAACGTAAATGCACAATGTAATGTGTCCAAAAATCAAGTACCGTTGTCTGAAGAAATTATTACTAAGTAATGGGCCCCATACACGATAGAAAATCTTACGAGGAACTGCGAGACGCAGTTTTTTACTGGGAGAGACTCCTCCGAAAAATTTGGAGGTATATCACTCGCCCGCTTAGGAGAACTCAATGAAAAGCTGTGCAAACAGTGGCCCGCCAAATACGGGTTCCTCTGAGGCTTCTATACGCCTCGGAGATAAAAAAGGGAGTCCCGAATACCCGGACTACGAACAGTCCTTCATATTCGATACACCCCCTACTAAGCCTCAGCAATTGGCTTTGTCATAGTCCAAGTGAGGTAGGAGAGGTAAGCCATCAGTTGCTCACAAAAGTCAGCGAGCAGATCGTGATGTCTTAAGAGTTCCTTCCAGGACTTTTCATCTAATCGGATGTCGCCCTTTTCGGCGCATACAACTCTAACGATTTCGGCTTCTTCATAGTCGGACTCGTCTATGTATGGGTCTGTCTTCGTCCAATAGGGGTCATCCTTAATCGAAGTCAGACTGCACTGAACTTGCCAATCCTGTCCCGCAACTGGGAAGCTTACGTAGAAAACCATAGAGTCGTCTACCATTGTAGGGGCTCCAAAATCATACACAAATTTTATCGAAAGGATCGTGATGGACGAAGTATGCAACAAAAATAAAACAACCAACAATCTCGTAAATCATCTCATGTCTTACGAAGCTGGCGAAATGTCGGACGATGAGCAAATTAAATTTTTCCAAGAGTTAATTAATACCGGCTTAGCCTGGAGTCTCCAGGGGCACTACGGAAGAGTTGCTGCATCTATGATCGAAGCCGGTTTATGCGAAAGCAAGGAGTGAGTAACATGGGACAATACCATATAGTCGTTAATATCGACAAAGAGCAAATCTTGGACCCACATAAGTTTGGGTCTGGTCTAAAGTTGATGGAGTTCGGTAATGACGGGCAGAGTATCTTAACCGGCCTAGCCGTTTTGTTGGCAGATAGCAACGGGCGTGGTGGTGGTGACCTTAGGAGTGACAAGCCTATTGTTGGCTCTTGGGCTGGAGACCGGATTGTTATCGCAGGAGACTACGGTGACGATGGTAAGTGGATCGAAGGCGGAGAGCGAAACCTATATCAGCACGCTGACGAAAACTACGCTGACATCTCAAACGAGGTGATCGAGGCAATCGTAGAAGGTGAGGGAAGTTGGCACAGGTTGTCCAAGATTAACCTCTCCGAGCCCGGTTGGCGAAACGCCCTCGTATGAAACTCTACCACGGAACCAGTGAAACCGTAGCTCGCCTCGCCATCACGGAGGGGCTTAAAACCAGAGAAAACTCTGGGTCGAAAGGTAACTGGGAACACTCTATCGACTCCGCCCCAGACCGGGTCTACATGTCAGTTGCGTATGCTGGGTACTTCGCCTACTGCGCCACGGAGTCAGGCGAGCCCTGGGGAATTGTAGAAATAGACACTGACTTACTATTCGAAGACCTTCTACTTCCAGATGAGGATTTCTTAGAGCAAGCTAGTCAAAATGAGGATGTCCCTGAGGACTCCATATTTGATGGTCTTAGGGAGGCCCAATCATTAACAACCGTTAGCGACAGGATGAAAGCCAGAACAGCTTTCTACCGAGATAACGCGTTTATGTTTGGGCACTTGTGGAGCGACTCGATAAAGTTTTTGGGTAACTGTTGTTACTGGGCTAACGTCCCGCCAGAAGCAATATCCCGAGTCACAGTATTTGATCCAAAGTCAAACCATGACATCTACATGTCGGTAGACCCGACTATCACGTTAATGAACTACCGTTTCTGCGCACAAAAATACAAAGCGATCACAAGATGGTTGGCTGGTTACACGGACGTAGACGCGCAAGATCTAACGATGCTCTTCGGGGAGTACGCTGAGATAACGCTGCCTGATGATGTTGAGGTACCTAAAGAACTCCAAGAGCTAGTTGCACTTAAAAATAATAAGATGGCAGTGCAAGACTATTGGAGAGATGTAGTTATCCCTAACAGAGAGGGCCTAGAAGTAATCAAGCAAGGCGCTTGATACTAAAGTGTGCTCCTATTCCTGGGGCACACTTTTTTTACCTGTGTCCCGTATGACGATCTCTAGCTCAACCTCAGGACTTACCTCAATGTTTACCGTGTGTCCGTCAAGAGATTGCGTAACCACGCACGGCCCGAGGATGTGTACCTCATGAGCCAAGGTGTGGGCCTTGCTCACATTGGTCACCTGAATGCTCGGCCTGTTACTTCCCTTAACCTTCTTGTTTTCCATTAAGGCGGGCTGGTTTACGTTCACCTTTACAGGTTTAGGTCCACGTCCCTTGTCCTTATAACGGCGCTCCATTAGTCACCTGTTTCAAAAGCTATCGTTCCTGGGACATCCCCAGGAACAGTTACCCACTTATGTGGGCTTCGCTTACTTAGTTCGTTCTCGATGAACTCTTGGTGTGAGGTGTACTCCTGCCAGTTTGTCATAACCACCTCATACAAAATGCGGGGCCAGAGCTTCTCGTACTCTTCAGGAGATAGCCTCTCTTTCCCGATATCCGTGACGCCAACCTCAGTCGCGTAAGGACACCCAAGTCTAAGCCAACCCTTGTCTCTCGCGTAGTGTGTATGACCACACCAGGGAGCTAATTCCATACGGTCTTCGTATACTGAGCACTGAAATCTCCCTCGTCCAAGGTTCTCCAGTGGGCCGTCTCCAACTCGTTCGAGGTACTTGCAGTGAAGACCCTCGACAACAATATCGCGGTCATCGATGTTGACAGTAGAATGGCACCCAACACCACATCTCTCACACTTGTTTTCGTGGTCATCTGAGCTATCTCCCTGCTTAGCTATTACAGGTAATACTGGATCGAATTCCTTCTTCATGCGTCCCTCTTAGTCGGCTGGGCCATGTATAACCGCTACTAGGCCCTTTTCTTTGTCATGCAAATAAAGTGGGAGCGACTTAGGTGCGCCCACATATCCAGAGGCGGCGTGCCACCTATCTGGTCCAGATAAACTAGGTAATTGTCTTCTTGTAACTCCGTACGAAGTGTCTGTCTCTGTTTTCTCATAATGAAGATGGCCCGTATAGATAGTTCTATGGCTAGCCGACCAGTCTTCTTTCGCCTCCCGGGCCATAAGTCCTGCAAGATCTTTAGTCTTTCCGACTTTATCTCCGTGAACGAACCCAATCAAGTTTTCCCCATACCTAGTATATACCCGGGGAGTTCTAACACGATTTACTGTCACATCGATAGATGTTCGGTAATAGGCATCTAAATACAAGAGGAGCGCCAACCCAGAATGGCGATCATGATTGCCGCTCATAAGAACAAGTTCCACCGGACAGATTTGTCGAAGTCTGTTTACCCAACTAACCATAAACTCACAACCGGAAACAAGGATCTCCGCAGGGGTTCCGTCCATATCTTGGACTGTCCCTCTGGTCGTAGTCCCTTGCTGTGTGTCCATCTGGAAAAAGTCACTGCCTACAGGTACATAGAGTTTCTCTGGGGTTCCGAACTGAGCCATTCTTGAGAGTACATCATCCGTGCAAGCAAACAACCTCTTGGCAGCAATTTCTCTATCGAACTGCTCCCAGTTTTCACCAGCGTCAGAGTACTTACCCCAGTGAAAGTCACTCAGGCCAACAACGGCTGCGTAAGGACGCTTTGCGGGCTTTAGGTCTAGCTTAGGCGGAACCGCTGCTTTGGTCTCAGACAGCAAGGAAAGAAACTCTCTGAAAATCGTATCGTCAAAATTTCGCCACTGAGCGGCGTCCTTTTTTATTTCTTTCCACCGGTCGCTCTCAATCCTTCTATATATTGCAGCGCGTCGAATCTGTAGTGCTTCTTGGGCAAGGTCGTCTTCACTCCTAGTCATGATCTCTTCAGGGGTGAAAGGCTCCCGATCATGCGTTATGCCGTGAATTCTCAGGTACTTTACTAGTGTATTCCTAGGCAGCTTAAACGAGCGTGCGAGTTCGTTAACCGAGGCTGGGTTGTTGTCGTAGTTACTGTAAGCTCTGCAAATCTCTCTGTGGATAGAGCCTGGGATAGCGAGTGCATGGGGCTCCCCTGGCAGGTACGTCGTATACACGTCTGCCTCAGCATCGTACCAAACACGCTTGTCTGTGGTGTAGCTTTTAAGATCTACGGACTCCTTCTCTTCAGAAGGTTCTGCATCTTCCGGGCCTTTATCTTGCTGCACAACCCACTTGCCCCACGAGGCAAACTCCTCGTATGTAAATTCGAACCGTTCTCCATAACGTGTATGTAGCCTTCGCCAGTCCCTTTTTTGAAGCTGCGCGAGCAGGCGTGCGCCATACTTCTCGCGTAGCTCCTCCCAACGCTGATTAACTTCTGTATCGCTCAAGTGTGCCTCCAAATTTTCATCTTGAGGGGTCGTAGCCCTTTTCTATGCGGGGGAGCGTCACGCTTTTGCCGATTCACTTATCACAGCTAATAATTAGATTAGCGTCCTACCCCCCGGCAATCGCCGGGGGGAGGAACTGCTATATCTCTAAACGTTTCCTTGGCCTTCTCTACCAGCACTCCATAATTGGTTAATTGTGTCTTGGTAAGACACGTTCAATATATTTCGGTTCAACAACTCTACAGCTGTCTCTACCGCACCATCATACCCGGTACCACGTACTAGGTCGAAGACCTTGCCGTACAATGCCGTTGCAACGCCGTTGTCTCGAATGAGCCCATACTGTGTTCGAGTATCGAGACTCATGTCCGATGGGGTGTGTTCTCTGTTGATCCACATTACATCAAACTCGCCAACGCCTTGCCGCCAATGGAACCCGGTCAACCAAGCACCTTCTCCATTCAACAAAGACCCTCTATTCCAGATAATATTTGGATAGTCAGTCTTCCAGCCAAGCTTTGCTATTTCACGGAGCAACGGGTCAAAGACCTCATCTTTGTTCCGGGGCACACGGCGACAAAGAGCACGTAGGTTATTTGGTGAGTAGATGAATGGTGCTACTTGAGTATTACGAGCAACTGGGTTTAGATGTCTATTCGAAAATATAATTGAGTGTGCAGAAGTAGCAAACGCTTTTCTGGCAACATCGTAGCTATAAAGTGAGCAAAGACTATCTATGAAATTCTTTGACGTAAATGGTCCTGGGCCGGACAAAAATTTTCTGTTAACCGGAAACAATGCTCCCATGATACACCTCCTGCGTGTATGGTTCTTGTCGAATATATAAGGGGGACACTTCAAGTTGCTTATACCAATCGGACGCACAAAACTGCGTGTTTGGCGGGTATAAGAGGTTTGCGGAAACTTTATCCGTGTGCATTCTATGAGGGCTAAGAAATAGTTATAGTTACCGCCCAACAAAAGTAACGAATCCTGCCCCCCAAAAGGTGGCAAAGCAGTAATATTCAAAGGAGGTCTGCTAATGATACAATCCCCTGTTTCTTCGCCAGAAGAACGAAAAGTGCGTACTTTCTCATTAAGTAACGCGTTTATTGAGGAATACGAGGGCACCCAACCGAAGTGGGGTCCTGTGGGTTATTTCACCTACAAACGAACCTACGCCCGACCTAAGGAAGATGGTTCAACCGAAGAGTACTGGGAAACCTGTAAGCGCGTAGTTGAGGGAGTTTATAATATCCAGAAGATCCACTGTCGTCAGCTTCGACTTCCTTGGAACGAACCTAAGGCACAAAAAAGTGCGCAAGAGATGTTTCGAAGGATGTGGGGCTTTAAGTGGCTTCCTCCTGGTCGTGGTCTATGGGCCATGGGTACAGAGATGATCTTTGATAAGGGTGGCGCTGCGCTAAACAATTGCGCCTTCGTAAGCACCGAGGAGATCGACGTAGACTTCGCTGCCCCGTTCACATTCCTTATGGATATGTCCATGCTGGGTGTCGGTGTGGGTGGTGATTGCCGAGGAGCGGGCAAGGTTAAAATCCAAGTCCCTAGGATGAGTGAGAAGACCTATGTTGTGGAGGATAGTCGAGAAGGTTGGGTGGATATTGTCAGAGTTGCTCTCAACAGCTTTGTCGGAAAAGGTCATTACCCAACAAATCCAGACTACTCTCAAGTTAGAAAAAGAGGTTCCATAATCAATGGGTTTGGTGGTGTGGCCTCTGGTCCTCAACCGCTGATCGATCTGATCGATAACCTGACCGAGTTGTTAATGCCTAAGGATGGTGAGCCTTATAAGATCTCCTCAGCCATTATTGTTGATATCTTCAATATGGTAGGCAAATGTGTCGTGTCTGGAGGTATCCGAAGGACTGCTGAAATCATGTTTGGTGATCCTGACGATCACGAATTCGTGACTCTAAAGCAGGACAAGGAAAAGCTTCACAGCCACCGATGGGCTTCTAACAATTCTGTCTTCGGTACCATTGGTATGGATTACTCTGGTGTAGCAGACAGTATTGCTAAGAATGGAGAGCCTGGAGTTATCTGGCTTGACAACATGCAGCACTATCGAAGAATGAATGGTGAACGTGGTCGTTATGACATGCGTGTTATGGGAAGCAATCCCTGCTCAGAGCAAAGCTTAGAATCATTTGAGCTTTGTTGCTTAGTAGAGACATTTCCCGCGCACCATGAAGATCTTGATGACTACATCCGAACACTAAAGTTCGCGTACCTTTACGCCAAAAGCGTCACCCTGATTACAACACATGACCAGCGTACAAACGCGGTAATGATGAGGAATAGACGTATTGGTTGTTCCCAATCCGGGATTGTCCAGGCCATCAAAAAGCTGGGTCGTAGAGAGTACTTACGTTGGTGTGATGAAGGTTACGGATTCATTCGTGAACTTGATAGAACCTATAGTGATTGGCTGTGTATTCCAAGGTCCGTCAAGATGACATCTGTTAAGCCAAGCGGTACTGTGAGTCTGTTATGTGGTGCCACCCCAGGCATCCACTACCCACACTCAGAGTACTATATAAGAAACATCCGTGTGGCGAACACTTCGCCATTGGTGGCTGCTGCTAAAGCTGCTGGCTATGTTGTTGAACCAGATAGTTACGCAGACGACACCTCAGTGGTGAGCTTCCCGGTGAAGGAAGATCATTTCTCTAAAGGGAAACGTGATGCCTCTATCTGGGAACAGTTTGCTAACGCAGCCGATCTACAGAAGTACTGGGCTGACAACCAAGTTAGCATCACTGTGTCATTTCAGAATGGTGAGCATAAGGACATTAAGACCTGTCTCGAAGTTTACGAGACGAGACTTAAGTCTGTGTCCCTCTTACCGCTCAACGATAGTGACCACGGATATGTCCAAGCTCCTTACATCGAAATTACAGAAGAGGAATACACCAAGCTTTCTAAAGGCTTGCGTCCTATAGATTTCAGCGCCTCTGTTCATGAGGTTGATGAGAAGTTCTGTGATGGAGATGCGTGTGAGGTAAAAATTGGCTAGTGCTGAGTGGACCCCCTGGTAACTCCAGGGGGCCACACTCATCCACTAATCTTTTTATCTATGCACTGCTGGTGGAACTCTGCCATTCCCGCAGTCGATCAATCGCTGCCGTCAAGCCACCAGTTACTTCATCACAAACTTCGCTTCCTGGGGAATGCTCCCAACCGGCGTCACTGACCGTTTCTGATGCGTACTCGGACGCGCACTCTGCTGCTTGAGATGCGGCGGCACTGATTACGTCACTGACCGAAGACTCAACATGACCGTTGACGCTATATGCGTCATCACGTGCAGTAACGAGCAGGTCAAGCACAGCCTCAACAACGTCGCTGCGTGGTGCTGCTTGTTGTGATGCTTGCTGGCCCAGGACGACCGTCCCATCAGGACTTACCTGTCGCTCGAAAGCAGAGAATACCGCTTGGAAATCCAAGGGCTTCCCGTCAAGCGTAAGTTCTAGATTTAATTTTGACATATCGTGTTCAGCGATAGCTTGTGGGTTGGACATCAATGCACAACTCAGAAACTTTCCAAAGAGCGTGTCCGCAACAGTGGTTAGATTGTAGTTCATAGTGACTACTCCTTTGTTCTCTAACTTCTTGATTCTATTATATATATGGACGTGAAGGGGACCTCGAAAAGCTTATACCAATAAAGGTCAAAAAATTACCCACAAAGTCTAGCTTGTTTGGGTAAGATATACAGATAGTAAAAAACACAGTTAGAACGGGGGCTTACAGAGTAACCATGTGTATACACGTATACACAAGTATTACTGGTAATGCTGGTTTGAAGTGGGGGGTACGACGACCCCCGCACACAGAGATATGATGTATAGCAGCACCTTTTACACTGCGGGCAATGTGATGAGTGACGAAAACGAAGACGCAAAAATAATCCCCTTCCCTTCACGAAAAGTCGTAAGAGAGGACGTGGTCGAAAGGCTCGCTCTATCAGAAGAAGAAGCATATGACTTGATTATCGCTGTTTCTTCGATCAACATGGCAACGAAGTACAAAGGAGAGTTCGACGAGAACTGTAAGCTAAACCTCCAAAATGAGAACTTTCCCTGCACAGAAAACTGTGGTTGCTATGTACACATGTTATCCTCTATGGCTTTAGAGGTTGTCACTGACGGGCCGCGTAAGTCCGAAGCCAAGGAAGCTCTTAGGAGCGAATACATTACTCTGCAAAGAGAAGGACCGAAGAAAAAGACCGATGTCTAGAAGAGCAGAATACGTTAAAGACGTTGAAGTACTCGATCCCAAGACAGATGACTACATAAGTCTAGAAGTTTGGCGCGACCCGGGTACTGGTAGATTGTTTGCGCTTGAGGTAGAATTCATGGCCTCGGGCCAAGGGTCCTTACAGATGAAGTCCCCCTACACAAAAGCGGAAATTTTGCTAGACCCCGTGTAGCGCAAAATAAACGAATACGCAGGTATAAGAGGTTTGTGGAAGGCACACGTCTATGGATAACAAGTTTGATATTAAATCCTACCTAAAATCTAGACTACCGCTGATCTTGCTCTCCGGACTAATAGCTACAATACTTAAGATACTTACGCACAGCGCAAACTAGTACCTATTCGGGCCCGTAGCTCAGTGGTTAGAGCAGCAAGCTTATACCTTGTATTAGCGCCTGATAAGCGCGAGGTCGTGGGTTCAAATCCCACCGGGCCTACCAAACTTGTGGAGGGACTTATGTCCGAAAAAGAAACTATGAAGAAAGAAGCTCTAGAAGCCCTAGAGTCAATACTCCCAGGCATAAGTCAGTTCTTGGAAAGTGAAGAGTACGAGCAGGACCATGGGGAAGATATCCCCGGTCTGGATGTCGTCGTCGCTCTGTTCCAAGAAACAAAGAAGATACAGAAGGAATATCCTATTCTGTTCTCTCTTGCGATGGATGCACTAAACGCAATCAAGGACCACGAAGTCAAACTTGAGATACTCAAGAATATGATTCTGTCACTTGATGGTATGATCAGTGGGCCAATGACTCCACCAGACGATGGGTACCTGAACTAGGTACTCAAGGGGCTGTGGCGGAATTGGTATACGCATCAGACTTAAAATCTGACGCCCTATGGGATTGAGGGTTCGAGTCCCTCCAGCCCCACCACTCTCTACATACATAGACATGGGAACAAAAGTGCTTCCGGGCATTCCATAGATAGACTACCGACAGCCCGTCAGGAATCCAAAGACACCTGCTATTGGAGGTTTTTCTCCTTTCTCCCTATTTCCAATACCGGGAAGTCTAGGAAGTAATACCTGTGCATGAGGGGGAAGGTAGTTAGGTTACCGACAAGAAATCAAGCAAGCTAGCCATACCCAGCGGTATCCCCCAGATGGATATGGTGAAAAGGTGTAGCGCCCGAGCGAGTAACATCTCATAGTAGCGCCATGGGTCGCGAGACTATGAGTCGCTTACTCTGCACTGATTTCTGTCGGATAGCAAATTCTATTGATTGTCCCGGGAGCACTTTTGTTCTCATGTCTAACAATATAAACGGGCCGCTAGCTCAACCGGTAGAGCACCGGACTTTTAATCCGTAGGTTCCGAGTTCGAGTCTCGGGCGGCTCACCAATCAACCATGGAGGCAAAATGAAAGAAACAGACAAGAGGTACTTGTTCCTTGTGCGTGGTCTGCCCGGAAGCGGGAAATCCACGGTCGCGGCTGAATTGATCGGACACGAAGGTGTCATGGTAGCCGCCGATGACTACTTTGAAAAAAGTGGGGAATATATATTTGATCCGTCAAAGCTACCAGACGCCCACGAAGAGTGTCGAAACAACGTAGAAAAGGCAATGCTCGCAGATTGCCCAAAGATCGCTGTGCACAATACCTTCTCTCAGAGATGGGAAGCAGAGCCGTATTTCGCACTAGCAACAAAACACAAATACTCTATATCAGTGGTTGAGTGTCAGAGTAACTTTGGTAATATCCATGGCGTGCCCGACAGTACCATATTAAAGATGATTGAACGTTGGGAGCCGTTGGTATAAACAACGTATTATCAGTTATGGAGACCTGCAAGATGGCTAACGATCCTAGGTATAAGAACTATGAAGGAATTACCCTTCTATCTATCCTAGGAGAGAATAATGGATTACCGATGCATTCTATGCGAAAACGATATGGCTATCGGGAAAATGCCAACCGGCACAGCCATTTACTGCCCAGACCAAGACTGTAGTGAACATACAGTCACGATTATTAGTGGAGGCACAGCAACATGTTCATCGAGCTTCAAACAAGGCCTGACGGCTTTCCAGATGGGTACTCACGCACCCTGCTCCGTTCAACTTCAATTGTTCTAATCCGGGAATCAGAAAAGAGCCCAGGTCATACAGAGGTTGTACTCGATAATAGTAGTTGTCATACTTGCCAAGAAAATATTGAGGAAGTCTTTTCCAGGATTCAAAAAGCTGAGGCCTCAAGTAATATGGGTTACTCTGTGACAATGGAAGGTAATGGCTTCACAACGACCGCAACTGGGACTAATCTTTAAACCAACTCCAGCGTCGGCCCAACTTATGTTGGGTCGGCGTTGGTCCTATTTATTACGTACTATAGAAAAATGGATAATAAGAACTAGGGGACTATGATGATTTGTATTGACCTATCGCGACTCTACTTCGCAATTCGTGACCTGAACGTCACGATAAACTATGAGAAGCTTCTTAAGGTCCTCCTAGAAACGTGTGATGGTGAAAACGTAGGTGTGGAGGCTTTTACAAAAGCTGATCCCAAAAACGTAAACCAAAGCAAGTTCCTAAAGAGGCTAGAAGGACTTGGCTTCAAACTACACGTATATGATGTAGCAACCAGCACAGACTCTTTCTCTGCTGAAATCGCAACGATTGCTGCGCTTTCAGGGGATAAGGAAATTACTATTCTTTCAAACGATCAATCCCTGATGGGAGTGTTCAAGCTTCTTGAGGAGCACGAAAGAAACGTAACTCTCTGTTTCTTTAGCGAAAAGCTAGAGAAGGGCTGGACCCCCAAGATTCTATGCGGGGACATCAAGTTTTTAGACTTATCTAATCCGGAGGTTCGGAAATCAATCACTAACTCTTAGGAGGCAAACTTGAGCAATGGAAGACCATCGCAACAAGAGTTAAACTTTATATCAATGATCCCGTCTTATAAGCCTATTACGCGGATCGCAAAAGAAGACATCGAAATCGGCAGTGGGAAAAGCGACCTACAGCTAAGGTTCGAAGCATTCCATAGAGGCAACCCGCATGTGTTAGACGCGATTGTTTCTCTATCCAAAAGAACCAAAGATGCAGGCAGAACTCGTGGATCTATAAGTCAGATCTTTGAGGTTCTGCGTTACACTTACTCACTAAGGACTGACGGGGCCGACTACAAACTAGCCAATGCTCATAGAGCTTTCTACGCAAGAGTAGTCATGTCCCTTCACCCTGAGTTGTCAGATGACAAGCCTTTCTTCCTTCTTAGTAGGCAAGACGATCCCTACGTAATAGACTGGGAGGCACTTAATCTGAGCCCCGGTAGCTCAGTTGGATAGAGCAACGGCCTTCTAAGCCGTGGGTCACAGGTTCGAATCCTGTCCGGGGTGCCAGAACTTATAGTGGGGGGCGATACGTCCCCCGCGAATTTATTAGGAGTAATAAGATGACGAACGGTATTCAGTACTATATTAATAGTTATCGAGATCGTATCCAGGTTGGTGACATCCTAGATATGCAACACATTGTTGTTCCCATCAAAACTGGCGGGAGAATCTACGGTGCGATCAGCCAACAATTTATGAAGAGATACCCGGGTTTCAAAATCCCAGTACTCGATCTTTGTCAGGCAGAAATGGTGGTTATCGACAAAGAGAAACAGACCACTGCCACCTTTATCGCTTATTGGAGCGATGAATCGGAGTACACCCAAAACCACATGGCTTTGGCTGCAACGCGTTCATTGTCGGTGGCTAGCCGAACAGCGCAAAAACTCCAAGAAGACTGGGACGGAGAAATTGAGCAGTGGCAACTGGCCATGCCGATGTTCCGTGGTGCTGAGGAGTCTGCGGCTAATATCGCAGCGATAGAAGCGGAACTTCAAGAGTGCTACGATGTTTTGTGCAACTGCGGTATCCCACCTTGTGAGGTAGATATTGTGGTGCGTAACGCAGAGTTCGTTCCTGTTTAGTAGGGCGCTCTGAGGTTCTTTAAAAACTGCTGCTGAAGACGTGAGTCCGTAATCGGGTTTGCAGAAGACCACCAACTAAAGTTCCTGGGCAACCTGCCTGCCGTTCTTCGGATCTTCTCAAACATCTCTGGTGTGGCATCACGAATAGTTTGGCCCTTTGTTAACATCCCACGACTGAGCATGTTCTGTTCTAGCTGCGCGGCTCTAAGGGCCTCTTGCTGCATACCAGTGCTTGCCCAGTTCATCCCATGGTCTTTGGTCTGGCTTATCAATGTGGGTAAATTCTTTCTTCGATGGGAAGCCAGAATGGCGTGGTCCCCAGCCCTTAGCTGGTAGGGGCCCGCTGTTCTGGCTATCGAGTAATCGAACGCACCATGATTAATGTTAGGGGCATCTCTAAGAATACGCCCTTCCTGGTGAAGTTTCCCCAGGTTCGCGTGGATACCTTCTGCGTTGTCTCCCCTAAACCACATCTTAGAGACCTGCTTTTTGTTGGGGTTCGAGCCTAGAGAGCGCGACCACTCTAACCCAGGCTGTCCCCGATGCCAGTAGACATCGGCCAACCCTGGCCGAGTGTACTGTGCTCTATTTCCAGTGCTTGGGGATATCTTCCCAGATCTAAGGATATCGTCCATGGCCGCTAGACCCCCGCCAGAAGCGGAGTCGTGGGTTAAGAAGCCCTTTGAGTGTGCTCTCGCCGCAGGTTGTCCGTGCCCATATAGTTTGCCTGTCTGCATGGCAACATGCTCTCCTATACCTTTACGGTACCCAGACACGAGAGAGTTAAACTGTTTCACGGCATCTTCAGGCCTAACCAGACCCTGGAGTTGCGAAGGAACCCTGCTCTTGGTAATTATCGCAGGTGCTTGTGGTGTCTTTGTAGCCTGGGAAACGGTCTTCAAGGCACTGGAGGGTAACTTAATCCGTGGCGCAGCCTTTGCTCCCACAGCCGCCAGCCTAGCAAGGCTAAATGCGGCCTCTTTTTCCAGGGTGTTGTGGAAACACTTTTTATATGCACTAACAAAATCAGTCATACTAACCTCAATAAACCAAAGATAGCAGAGTAACTAAATGAGATGAAGACGGTAATCCACGTGAACCAACACGTAATAAAGAAAAATGTTCGAGATGGGTCACAGGATCCCGTCCTTACAGTTAAAACTTATAAGCAAAATGTCTACGGTCATGAAGCTATCCTATTCGACGCAGAAGGTCGAGAGGTTGCCCGTGTAATATACAGACCAGAAAAACCACTCTCCTGTGGGGCTAGGGTCTGGATAGAAACACACAACCCCGTAGATGTTATCTTACTTGAAGACGAGGAGGAAGATTAGATGCATGTATTACATCTAATAGCTGTTGAAGCCAACAGCGAAGAAGAAGCGATTATGGAAGCAGAGGCCGCAATTGACGGGTACGGAGAAGGAAGGGTCTGGGATTGGTTCGAGGTAGGGGGCCGATGGTCTGGGTTGTTCGGTACCACCAGTGACGGAAAAAACAAAAACGTCCTTGCCTACAGCGATGATCCAGAACAGTTCGAGGAGTCCCTGAGTAGATGCGATGCGTCACAAAACAGAGAATTCTGCGAGACCCTAGATAAAATATTCGGGAGAAACATCTTTCCAGAAGAGACCTACGATTTCTTTGGTAGGGACCTTAGTCAGAGTGAGCGTGAAGAGATGGCAGAAAGGGTAACCAAGACAAACGTAGCTACTGGAAAGGCTTTTGAGTGCTTGCGTACTATGAGCGAAGTGCCTACAAAGAGTTCGTTCCCAACGCAACCTTTCTCAAGTGACCCTTACCACCTTGGGTATCTCCTAAAGAAATTAGGGATGCAATTAACCAGGGAGTATGACTTTAATGCATACTTCTGGGATAGAATAGAGTGGACTACATCTACAGGCCCAGCAAGAGAGCGTTGCGAAGAGGAGCCCTCTAAGCAATACTTGGTGGCGTTGGACCTCCATAACTAAAGGGTTGAAAATGAGAGAGACTAACTCTGTTTACGAAGAGAAGCCTTTAACTGTGTACCTAGGAGAAAGCGGTACGCCTCATGATACGAGTCGTATTGATATTCTCCCTAATGAAAAGGTCGTTAGTGACCGAAGAATTTCTGTCTCGGTAAGCAATCGCGGTATTACAATTACCGATATTGAAAACCAGATAACCTTAATGAGTGTGAACTTTAATGACCTACCGAGTAAGTGATGAAGAGCTTGGCTGTATGCTCCAAGAAGTAAGAAATACAAGCCCGAGCGTATCAACGTTCACCATGTCCTTGAGGCAGGCCCGTGCGCTAATTGAAGAAGCAAGCAGAGGCCGCACAAGAACCTTAGATAAAAACAAGCAAATAGACGTATACGATCTCTCTGCCGGAACCATGGCTGTATGGGGAGGGGACGATACTGAATAGGAGAATAAGATGCCTAATTGGTGTAACAACTCAATTTATATAGAAGGGCCAGCAGAGAAGCTGGCCTTTTTTATTTCCGCGCTTGAAGATAAAAAGGGGGACGGAGTCCTGTCCTCCTTCTTTCCAATGCCAGACTCTAAAATTCAACAGCTGTCAGAAAGTGAGGAGTGCTTCCTGCACGACATCCGGAGACAGATGGGCAAAGAGCCAGAAGAGGTAAAGCTCGATGAAGCTTGGTACTTCTGGCGCGTACATAACTGGGGCACCAAATGGGACGTGCCTTTCGATGATGCAAGCTGGGACTTACATGGGGAGTGCCTGTCTCTGAGTTTTGATACCGCTTGGAGTCCGCCCATTGGTTGGTTAACAACCGTGGCACTACTAAACCCGAACCTAGATTTCACAATAGAGTACAGCGAAATGGGCTGTTGGTTCGCGGGTAAACACACATGGAAAGGTGGAAGCCTTGCAGAATCCAAGGAAGGTGAACCTGATGAGTTCGATTTCTGTGAGGATGAAGTTGCTTTCATAAAAGAGGCGAACGAGGAGGAAGAGAATGAGTAATGAAACAAATACAGATACTCAAGAAAATGATCACGAAACGAAAAAAGTTTTAGAGTTCGGGCAACTGCTTGAAACCAAAGGAGTTTTTTCTAGAAAATATGATTTACCAGAATTAGAAAAGCTGTATTACGCAGCAAAACAGGTACACAAGCATTTGTGCACTCTGGACAAGAGCTACTACACAGAAGCCAGGGACGTTAAGCTCATATCGCTGGCTAACGCATACGCAGAGGGGCACTCTGGTTTGCGCCAGTTAGAGTAGCTTAAACGGAGGATACCTATGAAGAAGCTATTGAAAATTTTAACCATCACTGGCCTTTTCGGGCTTATTGTTGGCGCTGGTGTTGGGGCAGGGATGTACTTCGATTACATCGAAACCCCAGATAACATCGCTAAGCTTGCTAGTGATGCTAATGAGTCCTGGCATGATCGTTTCGTGGCTGATAACTGCGAAAGATGTCCTGAATGCTGTGTCACAACGCTATGGGATTCCATCGAAGCTGAGGTCGAGCCAGACGCAGGTCCTAGCGAAGATGCAGGCCCCAGCAAGGACGCATCCGAGTCAGATGCTAGTGGAGCGGACGCTGCCGAAGCAGACGCCAAATAACAGTAGGAGCTAAAGTGAAACGGTCATTACCAAAATCAATCTCAATAGGCGGACACACACTCAAAGTATTGCGCAAGAGGGGATTGCTTGATGACCACGACGCTTATGGAATGTTCGATGGTGTAGACTTAACAATAACCATCGACGAAAGCCTGACCAACACCATGGCATGGGAGACCCTATGGCATGAAGTTATTGAGGCCATTAACTTCTTCTCAGAAGCTGAGATGGAGCATAAGAGTATTCAGGTATTTGGTTTGCTTCTTCACCAAACTATAAATTCGATCTTTACTGAAAAACGTAGTAAGAAGAAGACAACGTAAAGTATTCAAGTATAATAACTTTACGTAAAGTATTACGAGTAATAGGATACTACCTATGACACCACATCTAGACACCGGACGAATTGTCCATAAACCTTCCCCAATCCAGGGGACTGGAACGTTTAGTAGTCGTGGACACCAAGCAAATGAGCATCTGGGTGTTGGTCTCGTAAAACTCAGGAACACCGGTAACGCGTACAAGGATTTTTACCAGACCCGAATCGGTGACTATCTCAACCACTCCCCTAAGCCAAACATTGGGTTGAGACAAAAGGGAAACCAACTACACGTCCACACACTAAGAAATGTATCCCCTGGTGAAGAAATGGTTGCTGACTACAGAGAGCCATTGTCACCAGTAAAAAACGAAGTGACACCTGAATGGGATAGGGCCGCAATGGCCGCTATGTCTAAGAAAGCCTCTGTTGCTATGCAGAAGTCTCTCTTGGCGCTCCTTCTCAGGAACAACATTACTACTGTAATATAACGCGAGGAGCTTCTTACCGAGTGGATGCAAAAAGTAATATTACTACGGTATAATATACTTGGTAGAATCAAACATACGTAAATCCAATTGACCGTGAAACCGAGCGTACCGGAGGAATCGCCATTGTCCTAGGCAGAATGGTAGAACTCGTCAGGGCTTATGACACTGTATTGGATAGTATGATTTGGAACTACCAGCTGCCTGTGGCCAGTCCTCTTCGGAGGGAGTCGCAGTGACCGCCGGGAAAAGACCGCTCTCAGAGTAAGCAGACTTCAGTGTAAATCCAGAGTTGGTTTCACCATTGTTTCTGTAGTTTGCTTGGCTAGGTTGGCCCGCCAAAACAGGGCCTTGAAGCCCATAGTTTCGCATAGAATGGGGGTCCTAATAAAGGACTCATAAACTGGTCTATGCGTTCTACGGGAGGCAACTTTCAACGTACGGCGGAGGATTTTTATGAGGAGAACGTTTCAAACAGTAATCATCTTGGCTTCTACACTGCTACTGACCAGTCCAGCAATATCGCAGGACGCGAAGAGGTATAGTGGGTCAGGAAGAAAGCCACCAAAGTCTTTGAGTGAACGGCACATAAAGCAAATAAAAGAACTATTACCACTAATACCTAGTACGTTTAATCCGTACGAAATAGTGGGACTAGGGATGGTTGAGTCTAGCCTAACGCCCCGAGCTATAAGTCATACGGGCGACTATGGGCTCATGCAGGTAAACTGTAGGATTCACCGAAAACGCTTAAAAACTGTATTCGGATTCAATGACTGTGAGAAGGACATGCTTGTCGTAGAAAATAATATGAAAGCATCGCTCTTGTTGATTGAACTCTTCCGAAAGAAATACAGGCAATGCCGTGGGAGTCGTGTGTACTCTTGTTACAACGGAGGCCAAGGATGGAAAGTCGTTCAAAATCGCTGTTTGAAAAAGTGCTCCTCAGAAAAGCAATGCCGAAAATGCACTAGGCCAGCACGCTACGCTGATAGTGTTAAAAGACATATTCGTTTCCTGAAAAGGAAGTATAGCGACCTATTTAAAAATCATCCCTCTTTGGGCAGTAAGCCAGCGCAATAAGAGGATGGATGACTAACATGAAAAGTGACCGCACAGGTCGAGAAGAATTTAATGCTCTTCTAAACCAAGTGCTACAAAAACGTAAACATATAGATAACGCTTCTCACAACGGCTGGACCATAGATTGCTATGTAGGGCACAGACCGAGTAAGGAGCAGGCAAACGTGTCTCAAATTGAGTACTCCGCGTATGCTAAAACTGGCGATTTGTCTTCTAGTCAAATGCCAGAATTGTCCGATACCCCACGAGCCATTCGTGTAGATTTTGATGACACATCAGTTGTAACCCTCGTATCCGATACAAAAGAAGGTATTACGAGCAAGCTACAGCTTATTTTCCAGGGATTCTCCTGGGACAAAGGGATCTAACAATCATGCAGAATGCAGATTATCTTCAAGAACAGTTGAACTCCGCTACTACAGCGCGAGACTCCTTTGTTGCCTCTATGGGCAACGACTACAGCCGAGGCAACCTCGACCGACTGCAAGCTTTGCAGCAGCAGGTCAACGAGGCACAGTCTCGTTTCGATTCCGCTAATGCTAGCAATGGCAGCAACGGTAGTAATGGTGTCGCTTACGCGACCGCAACTCCGCAGGCTAATGTTGCTGCGGCTAACATGACCGTTGTGACTCTTATCCGAAACGGTAAGAGTGACCGCTGTCTAGAGGTTCGTGCTGACGCGACTCTGGGCGAGATTGTGGGTACTCTCAACACACAAGAAGGTGGTTGGGATATCCGTAACTTGACCTTCAAGCGTCGAGTAGGACCCGGCCAGACGGCTGATATTACGGACCCTAACAGCGCCACTCTTGGCGAAGGTCCGCACGAGATTTGGGTTGGGAACAAGGTCGCTGGCGGAAACGCTTAAGCGGTCTCCAAAACAAATCCTCGTTATAAATTAATCTAATAACGAGATATGGCGAGGGCCCCTTCGGGGGCCTTCGCTATTTTTTTGTGGAGCTTCCAATGGCAACTGCAACAGCAAAGAATTACGTATTTGACCTCACTAATGACGACGAACTAATAGCCTCACAACTACAGAAGATCGTCACCGACACTAACCGGTTTGAGGCTAAAGAGCTTATCCGACTATCAACCCAGCTGAACCGCGAAAACGCTTCAGAGCGTATGCACAACGGTAAGCTATCTAAGCGTGCTGAAATATATGAGCGGGCCAAGACAAGGTTGACAGCAAAAGAGAAAGAGTACGAGAAGGCACGCTACCGTGCTCGTCAGGCACGCGGCAAGATGATGGATCGAACTTCCAAGTCTGCTGCTGCAAGAGAGCGGGCCTCACATTGTGAGCGAAGAATCTCTGAGATCAAAGCTCGCATGATGAGAAGTGAGGAACTCTATCAGGAAGACGCGTTTGAAAGACGTGCTCTGATGATCCGATTTGTTGAAAGTCTAATCAACACCGAACAGCCTATTAAGCTTGAGAGCTACGGTGAGAGACTAACCCTAAGTTGGGAGACTAACGACGTATATATTAAAGATGGATTTGGCGGTTTTCTGGACCACTGTTTTGGCAGATTCCACGTATCAGTAGTATTCACGCAACGCCCTACAGGAAACTCTATTGATGTGTACTGTCGGACAAGATCTACTACAGAAGAAAACTTTCGTAGAGGGTACCCACACCCCCACCTAAACTATAGCTCAGGTCATGCTTGTCTAGGGAATTTGGCCCCAAGGCTTATTCACGGCATGGGTGATAAAGATGTCGCTTCAGTTATTCAGGATGTCTCAGAATTTCTGATGCACTACAACAAAGAGAACCCCTACGTTCGCTTAGAAGAATGGATTCCTAATAGATGGGATAACCCTATTTGTGAATCTAACGAACACCTTCTAGCTGATTGTACCTGCCCTCGGTGTAGCACCTGTGGGTCTATCTTTGAAGAGTCTGACCTAAGCGACTGCGGAAGCTGCCACAGTTGCTGCATGGTCAACCATATACATAGTCCAGACACAGAAGGTATCAACGGATCAAGTTGTATTGAGCGAAGCGAGTATAACGCTCGTGTTCGGGAAAACAGCGTTTCTGAGGGTACAGAGAATCAGACAGGAGTAGTGTAATGAAGGTTACAACAAAGCCTACAGTGCGCTTCACGCAAAAAGCGTATCAACAGATGTTCGCTCTTACGGATGCATGCCCAATCGAAATTTCGGCAATGGGTGTTCTCGCTACAGACGAGCAAAGAAATGAATGGGGAATTGATGAGGAGTTCTACGTACTAGACTTCCATGTTCCAGATCAAGAATGTACCGGTGGTAGCACGATCATGGAGACAGACTCATATGCTGACCTGTCTTTGGAGCTTCGTGACCAAGGAATTAAACCAGAGCAAGTCTGCGTTTGGTGGCACAGCCACGTAAACATGGGCGTTGGTCACTCTGGTACTGATGAGAGGCAAATTGAAGACTTTGGCTTCGACGAAGTCTGCATCAGCATCATCACTAATAAAAGACGAGAGATTAATGTTCGAGTAGATATCTTTTCACCTGTTCGTTATTCCTTTGAGGGATGCGCGTATGCAGTTGATCAGGTTAGTATTCTAGACGACGGTTGGGCTAAAGAGATGGTTGATAACCATGTCACTAAGCCTGCTCCCGTTCGGATGAACGTCAGTAAGAAGTCTACTAAGACTACAGGTAAGGGCTACTATGGTTCTTACGTGGGAAACCTAAACGGGGTCAATGGTCATCACTGGAACAACTGGTCCGGAGACGACGACTACATCGGATGGGACGCAAAAGACGACGACGAAAAAGAAGAAAAGGTTGAAGTGCTTGCAGAAGAGGAAGAGTCAATCGACCTTTGTCTCCCGCACGAGCTAGAAGAGCTTCAAGAGTTATTCGATGATCAAATCATAAGTTTTAGTGAGGTCCTTGACTACCATGCAAAGTGGTACGCCAAAGAGCTTAGTATTGAGGAGATTACCGACGAACTCAGCCAACTCTACTATGACACCTACAAAGGCCGTGGGTACGTAGA